GGGGCTGAGAGCCAGGCGAGGGGAGAGGGGGAAAACTCCAAATGGGCGTGGCCTAGCTCCTCCTGGCGCCCCCTACTGTTGTGTCCAGGGGCAGGGTGGCCGCGCTGGCCTAGCTGGGCGGAAGACCTGAGGTCGAGTAGCTGGCCCACAACTGTTCAGCCCCCGGCGCGGTCCCCTCTGCTGCCGGAGGGCCGCTGTTGGTGCCTGCCTGCCCAGGGGTCCCCCCTGCGCCATCCTCGGGGGTAGCGGCAGCCCGGTAGGGTCTCTGGGCGCCCCCAGCCCCGGGTCTCCAGGGCGCGCCGCGTGGCGCCCCAGGCGCGGGCGCATGGCGCCCCAGGCGCGGCCGCTACCGCCCGGGCCTGAGGACGGGCCGCGGCGGGCCGGGGCGGGGGGAACCGGGGCCCGCCGCGCCCCCCTGCCGGGGGCTGGACCCCCTCCGCCGGGGGTGGGGGGTAGGGGCAGGGGTCCCCTCCCCGGGAGGGGCACTCCCCCCGCCCGGCCCCCCTCCCCGGGCCCGGGGCCCCCACAAGCCTCCCCCGCGTCCCCGGGGCCGGGTTCGCCGGGGGTCGGGGGCGGGGGGGCTCGACCCCCCAGGGGGGAAGAGGGGCTCGGGCCCTGCTCGGGGATGCCCTCGGATCGGGTCTAGCCCCTCCGGGGGCCCCGCTACGAGCCTTCAAAGTTTAAAGTGAAAGTAAGCCCCGGGCCCGCCCCCGGGGGTCGGGGGTCCCCGCTGACCGTGCCCCTCCCCCCTGCAGGAGGCCCCCTACTAGACACCCCCGCCCCCCGGACCCCCGCCCCTCCGGGACCCGCCCACAGGCACCCGGACCCTGCTGAGGGCCAAAACAGGTAGGGGAGCCGCCGAGGGGGCTGGGGTCGGGGGAGTGGGGGCGGGGAGGGCGCCGGGGCCGGAGCTGGCCCTCGGAGGCCGGAGAGGGCCAGAGTCTGAACTGTGGGGCGGCAGCGCCACCCTGGAGGCTCGGGGAACTGCGGGGCAGCCTGGACTCTGGCTCTGGGGGAAGGGAGGGGGGAGGGGAGGCACTGGGACTCCCTGGCAGGGTCTTCCCCCCTCCAGCCCCCTCCACCCCCCAGCACCCCCCACTCCCGAGCCCTGGGCCGCTGTTGGTGCCTGCCTGCCCAGGGGTGGGGGGTAGGGGCTGGGCCCCCTGGCAGGGAGGCTGGAGATGAGCCCCCCCCCCCTCTTCTTGGGGGGTGGGGGGCTGAGAGCCAGGCGAGGGGAGAGGGGGCTGAGAGCCAGGCGAACGATTTTCGTCTCCCGCGTCTTGTCCCCAGGTTCTGCCTCATCCTCCCGCCAGTGGTCTGTTCTGATGGACTGTGTCTGAGCGTCTTCCACCCTTCCCTCTGGCCCTGATCCCGACTCGTGAGTAGCGCCGACTAGGTATGTCTCCGCGTCGCAGCACTCCTCGGGGCCAGGTTTGGTATCACGCATATTTTCCCCCATGATACACACGCCACACTAACACACCCGCCTCGCTCCGCCGCCACACGCATTTCCTTTAACACAACACACTGAGCTAGAGCCAGGACCATGTCAGACGACTTTATTTGGACATTGAGGGTCTTCCACCCATGTTCCCCGAGCGCTGAAGATCTGGCCACCCAGAGGGGGCCGCCTCTCGCGTGGGGACAGAATCCTGGTCTGGAATGTTTCCTGCCCACGCGTGTTTTGGAGTGCAGGGCCGTACTTCCATCCTCCGAGGTGGATGACAGATCCAGAATATCTATGCTGTTCAGTAGACTGGCTGCTGCCTTCACCCGTGACCTCTCAAGACGTCACCTGGGCATGCGCCCCAGGGGGTTCCCCAGAAGGCCCGAATTGCTGGATTTTGCATACTCTCACCTGCAAAGCTTGCCTCCAGCTACAGCGCTGCAAGAACTAATCAACTCTGCAGTGGTTGGCACGCACCCTCTTCGTGCAAACATTCGCATCGACCTCACCCATCACCTATTAGTGACCTTACTTCACGAGGGATCTACGCTGGCTGAAGTTACCCACCGTGTCCTATCATACCTTCACTCTTGGAATGTTGAGGGACGGTCCCGCCAACTAGTGACACTGCCCCTGGGCTCTGACGCGGAGACCGGACTCTTCCCAACCTCCTACCGCCGTCCACGCCCACATCCTCCCGACCCCGTGAGTTCTGGGATCTTTCTGCCAAGGCTCGGGGACAGAAGCTCGGTCTGCCTGGGATCTACCTCACCGCCCCTGGCGTATGGCACCGGATATCCCCTGTTTCTCAGGGGTCTCACTGAAGTGGATCACGCCCTAGATGACACAAACAGACTGCATGTTAGGCACACATGTCTACACCTACATGCCCGCATCCAACGCCCAGGCCACGCTGTGGAGCCTCTGCTCTTCCTACAAGCTTGGTTACCCGGGTCCAGACCCGTCCAGTCAACCCTGGGCCTGTTCATCCTCGCCCCCTCTCAGGTCACTCCACTTTCCAGTCTCCAGTCCACGTATGCTGTCCAGGACCAAGCGGGAGCTCTTTATGCCTGTGGTGTAGGAGTCCCGATAGGGTTCATTAGGCACATCACCCACGAAAACCACGAATTGGGCTTTGTGGTCGTTCACACCTCGACCACTTCCTCATTTGATCGAAACTGCCACGAGACTTGGGTTAACGCCTCACATCCAGCAGGTGGCGACATTGTACTCGTAGGATCCCTGGAGGATAGCCCCTTGGCGGACATGCCGCCTCACTCCAACGCCCAAAGTCCACTGATAGCAAATGGCATCTCCCAGGCTATTGCCCGTCTAGTGGGTGATCTGGGTCCTGGAGCCATCGTTAAAAGCATCAGACCACCTTACCTGAGTTCGCTGGAAGAACTGCTCTTGGAACTTTTATTTCCCCTCAGCGCCACTATTGACCTCTCATACCTGAGCCAGGACCTGCTTGATGAGCTGCTGGCAAGTACAGATGACAATTATGAAGAAACATGTAGACAAGTATTTTTCAACAAGGTCTGCTGTGTGATTCCCTTACTGGTCTCCAATACACCCTGCATTGACCATAACACTGGGGAGGAAGTTCTGCCTCTGGATCGACTAAGGCAGCTGTGTAGCAGCTCAGGCGTAACCGCGGTCTTTCTGGGTCGTGCCCGCCCCGGCGCGGCAGGTATTCTGGTCTCTGACATTAGGGGAGCACCCCCTGAGCGCCGGGCAGATTTTTACCTCCAAGACGCCTACCCACGGCAGCCATATTACCCACTGGGCCCAGAACCCTCTAACCGTGGAAGAACGATACCCCACCATGTCAGATTTCCTTGGCAAACCATAAACTTTAACTCATTTATGGAATTCCTCCTCTCCCATCCAGATGTAGAAAGCAAAGAGGGTATTGTGAGGCATCTGGACAGATGTGGTCAAGGACAGGTTGTTCAGCAACAGGGCTGCGGTCCTCTGGACCTTCCAGTGAGTGATTATTCAACAATATACACTGGGGTCTATCAGTCAGCGTCAAAAACAATCCAGGTCAACACCGAGATCGCCCAGAGACTGATATTGGATGTAGATGCATGGTTCGATCCACATGTCCCCACCGTCCTGACAAACAATCACTGCATCTGTATCACAACAGCCCTTGGAGAGCAGTGTAGAAAAGTCCACCTTGACCCAAGAAGAGGGGTCATGTATGCTCTTCTAGAGAGTCTCACCAATCTATTTTGCTCTCCCCACATACTGGTGGATGACATCCATATAACTGCCGCCGTGACCTGCGGTCCCAACCTGAGACATTATGAGTTAATTAATTACTGTCTCAGATGCTGCAGGGACTTCTGTGGAGAGGCTGGCGTCTGTTTTTCCACCACATCCGCCAGCGATAGTACACCAGAGAGATCTCCATCCACGCCCCCGCTTATGACTATCGTCTTCACAGCACAAGCTACGGGTCCGCTCTACCTCGCCCCTAAACCCACCCCAGACTTCAAAAGCCCTGGAAGTCACATCATATGGGTCTCACTACACCCCAAGTTTACACTCTCTGCCTCCATAGCAGCAACAATACTTGGCCTCGCATGTACCAACTTGCTCACTTTTGACCATAGGCTTGTGTGGAAAACCCTTAAAACCATTAATCATTTTCTAACAAGGGGAGCCATCTTAAGCATTCATGACATCAGTGATGGTGGACTAATCACTTGTCTTCTGGAAATGGCAATGAGCGGTCGCCGTGGTGCAGAGATTGAAATCCCCGCACAGGTCCCCTGTCCCTACCAGTTTATGCTATCGGAAACTCCAGGATTTATATGTGAGGTTGATCCACTTCGAGCTCAAGATATCACCTGTGAGCTAACAAGTCAGGGACTATGTTTTGCCATGATTGGCTTCGTGTCTGGGAATGTGCCCCCCGCAACCATAAGGTGCATGCATAACAGAAATGTCATTTACCAAGAAAGTCTGGCCCACGCCACCATGTACTGGAGGTCTGGTTTCCTCAGAGAACATATGATGAAAGTAGGCAACCTGACACCCCAAGAACAGCAAGAATCGCTTTCCCTTGGCTACAACAGACCGTATAATCTGCCACGCCCACAAAGTTCCAAACTTTGTGCACTTTCCATGGCCCCAGGGAGCTCTCCACCAAAAGTGCTCCTAATTGTGTTTCCCGGCCAGCCAACTCATCATGGGACTCTGACAGCCTTTGCCAGTATGGGGTTTGATATCCGTCCAATGGATGTAACAGAACTGTACAAAACTGATCCTCTGACAGTTTCTGGATGTGTCATAGCAGGCCAGCGCGGAACTCTCTTATCAGAGACTGGTGGCTGGCTCACAGCCTCAGCCCTGTTACAAAATCTACAATTCCTAGACTGGATGAACACATTTTATCAGCAAAAACACACTTTTATTCTAGGATTTGGAGAGTTTGCCACCCAAGTACTCCTTGCTCTTAACTTAACAGAATGGAGGTGTGATCGCCCCTTCATCGCCACAGAGTTGGAGGAACTGATTAACAGGCCTCGTCTTACAGCAAACAAGGTACCTCTTCTGCAGAGTCTTTGGCTGAATGTGTCGCTACCCCCCTCGAACAGCATCTTCTTTAGACCCTTGCATGGCTCAGCTTGTCCGGCCTGGGCATGCGGTACCCACTTGGGGATTGACATTTCCTCTTCGTCTTCAGGTGATACACTTAGCCCTGGGCTGATTGCTGCCAGGTTTGCAACTGCAGATGGAACCGCCCCCGCCACATACTATCCTAGAAACCCCTCTGGCGGCACTAACGTAGCTGCACTCTGCAGTTATGATGGGAGAGCATGCACTATGGTGTTTAACCCCACAGACTCGCTGTACTTGCACCAATGGCAACACCTAGACGACCAGGAGGCACAAGAGAGTCCCTGGAGACAGTGTCTGCACCACCTGCTCTTATGGGCACTGGCAGCAAGAGAAACCTGATAAGGACAACCTGTGTCTGATTTGCAATATTAGAGTCTACAAAAATCAATATTCCTCGACCCTCCTCGGCTTAGGTGGGACTTTCCAAAATCCAGACCTTTACACTTAAACATTAAACACCACAGAAATGGATGAGGACGTCTGGGCAATCCAAGTCTATGCCAGGGCCAGGACCACATTGGAGGAACATGTCCTTAACAGACTAATACTGTCAAGAACAATTCACTTTCCTCTCCGAAGCACCAGTATATGCGGTGTCCTCACCTTGACTATAAGGAACAGTCGGACCAGGAATGGGCGTGCCAGCTCGAGACGAATTAGGCGATGGATACAGGTGGCAGCACGCCTCACCTGCAGCGATCTCACGCTTGATAGCACCAGAGAGCCCCCAGATGATGGGCATGGCGATGCCCAGCGGCTAGATTTTATTTATGGACCCTTCCCTGGGCAACGGCCCCTGACCTGGTGCAATGAACTGACAGAACTCCTGGGATATATTCTTCCTATGGGAACCACGCGAATGGACTATTCTAGGAGGATATGTGGAATCTATACCCAACCAAACGCCGCCATACTTGTAATGATAGAACTACTGTACTGGTTCATATATGGCAGAGAGCGTACACAGCTGGAATATGACCACCTATCTACCTTCGAACCCTCCAGTCGCCTGACTAGCCCCACTGTCCTGTCCTCAGAACCAGATGCTGTCCACGCAAACATTATGTTGGCCCAAGGGCTTGGGCGTACCACCTACGCGAACAGCCTCTCAACCTTTCCAGAAGCTGTACCTACCATGATAAAACTAACAGGAAGTGAAATGGCCACCTGCCACCACACCACAATTACAGGACCAGGAAATTTCTTACATGCCAACCTGTCATCCATTAGTAACATGCCAGGAGTCATCCCTGTAGCAATCAACGGTGGCTCCTATCTCATCTGCAATCAGACTGTGGGGGATAATCCACTCGCCCCATGCATACTTACCATGCTCCTCAAAGCCAGATCAGACCATCTTAGAGCATCTGGTGTTCCAGTGACTGGGGGGTTTATTCGCCCAATCTCTTCTAACCAACTAACCTTCCCAACAGAAGTCAATTTTGTCAATTTTATAAGTAAGTTATCTAAAGATGACTATGTCTCCCATAACCGACCTGCAGACCCCTGCAATACCTTCATTGTTGCTGTTGGAAGTTTCTGTCCCCTCTATCGCCCAGACGGCCCCCCATATGGCTATGACAGCAGCCCATTAACTGTTAGAAAGCTCACAAGAGTATTACAAGAATGGACCAAAGACCTTTCTCACGCCTGTTACATCCGGTCCATGATGCCACAGGTCAGGTGCTCCATCCAAGAAATACTCACTGAACTGTTATCTCCCATGGGAGCATTAATTGACATCAATGATTTGCCAGATCCAGTATGTCATGGTCTGAGAAACAGAACTCAGGAGGAATTGGAAAGAGGAATCAGGACTAAATTCCTTAATGTGACAACAGATCAAGTATTCTTACTTGTCCAGAATGAAACTGGAACCATTCAAGAAACACAAGAGTCTGTTGGTACCATAGAACATCTAATTAACCTATGTGCCAAATATGAAGTTGCATGCTCCATCGTGGGCAAGTGTTGCACTGAACCCAATCTGCATATAATATCATCCACATCAAATCCAGTTGCTGTGACATATGACACCGCTGACATTATGCTAACCATTCCACTAGACTATGATCATGGTCAAACAGGAGGTCTTGCCGCGTCAGCGCCACGCCCCTCTAGAGAAGATGGCGCCCTCAACTGGGCTTCTCTAAATCTGAGACAGGTGTGGTCTGACATCATTACTCATCCAGCGGTTGAAAGCAAGGAATACATCCTTACACATATCAGGAGGGTTGCTAATGGAAGAGTTGTTCAACAACCAGGGTGTGGCCCCTTTGACTTTCCAGTGGCTGATCATTCACTTGTGTCCTTAAACAGTATACATAACACTAAAAGTTGGACCTCTGACCTAACAGTTGTTACTTCTTCGGAGATGGTCAACAGGATAATGTCCGATCCAGACATCTGGTTCTGTGATCCATCTACTTCCGATGTTCCAAGACTAGAATGTGTAGCCTCTGCTATTGGTGAGCAGCATTACAAGGTTAAAGAGGATCCCATCTTGGGGTCCACCTATGGCTTAGTGGAAGCCTTACTAAATCTGAACACCTGCCCTGGTGCAACACTTGAAAAAACAATAATAACTTGCTCAGTTACCTGCAGTCAAGCTGACGTGGCACATTCAGAACTATACGATGCCATTGCAGAATGTAAAAACATGTGTACAATGATGGGATGTACTTTTATGTGTGACATGGCTGCCAAAAATCCTAGAAACTGTGACATAAACAGTCCACTCATTGTGTTCTCTGCTAAATGCATAGTGGATTTTCCCTGGAGAGGAAGAATAGGACCCAATTTAAAAGAACATCACAACACATTGTTGTGGTTACCAATACACAGTCAACCAACACTGGCAGGTTCTATTTTCAAGACTTTCAATCCTCACGTGCCAATTCACCGCCTACCACAAATATCTGTTAATGCCCTATTCAAGTTGCTAACTAATACCCAAAAACTTTTTGAACAAGATAAAATTAGAAGCATCCATGATGTTAGTGACGGAGGACTTTTGACATGTGTGGCAGAAATGGCCATGTCTGGAGGAAAATCTGTAGTCATGACACTGCCAGACCATATTGCTAATCCAAAAGCAATGCTTCTTTCTGAAACTCCAGGATATGTGATTGAGGTTGACAATGACTCCACAGACGCCATTTTAACCTTCCTTCAAGAAAACAGCTGTGTTGCCATGCCTATCGGTCGTGTGGTCCCATTAACTGAGTCATCCACATTTTCTGTTTTTCACAAGTCAGAGAATCTTCTATCTGTTCCATTTTTCAATGTAGTTGGATGTTGGCGCAGAAGACATGTTGATGAGTCAACCCTGCTGTGCACCCACCTCGGACCTCGTAGGTCCATTTATGCCATTGAATACGGACACAACCAGTTTAATTTTCCTGGAGTATCTAGGTACTTTTTAACATCTCCAGTGAGATCTTTCAGAGCACCACCCCATGCACAGAAACGCGTGTGTGTGATAGAGTTCAACGGACAGACCTCTCTAGAGGGCACACTGTTTATGTTACAGTATGCTGGATTTCTTCCAGAGATTGTCCATTCCTCTTGCTTGCATGATTTTGAGACATCCTTGGATAGGTTCTGTGGCATAGTCTTTACTGGATCTATGTGCACTCTTCATGAACATGGAGGAGTGTTAGCAGCAGCAACCCGCTTTACTGAGAGCCACACGGTGGTCAGTAAGTTGTCCGCCTTCTGTAGGCGCCCAGACACCTTCATGCTAGGATTTGACCAGCTTGGCATGCAAATTCTGTTAAACCTGAACATACTGAATATTACTGCAGATAAAACCATGTATGATTGCAAGATTGATCCCTTAGAGTGCATGCCTCTCAAGAAAAACGCCTCTTGCACCTATGAATCGAGGTGGCTAAATTTTTATATACCAGAATCTAACAGCCTTTTTTTTAAACCCATACAACAAAATGTGTTTCCATCTTGGATACAGGGTAGCAACCTGGGACTACCCCTAGATCAACATCAAGAATCTTTCTGGAGAAACACTAGACAGATTTGCACATATTACCAAACAGAACAGCCCACCCCAGGAATAGCAGCCATAAATTATCCAAGAAACCCAGTGGCTGGGTCTCCCGTGGCAGGAATATGTAGCTTGGATGGACGTATCACAGGATGTCTGATAGACCCAGCTGAATCCTTCTTCCCTTGGACTTGGCAATTTGTACCAGGCAATAGGGCTCTAGCCTCTACCCCGTGGCAGCTCTGCTTTCAACAATTACTAATCTGGACACTATCCACCGATGGTCTGTAACACAGTTTATCTTCTGATGATTCATGGGTAGAATATTATAACAAAACCACCAACAAGAACTGGTCCGTCTCGCCATGGCTAGACACTTTGCCTTTATCTATTTTGGTGATAGTCAATATAATGAGACAGAAAAAGAACTCATCGAAGACACAGAGGCTGGGAGAGCCCCCGTGGACACATCTGGTCACAGATTCATCAACATAGTTTGTGGAAGCCTTATTCCCTCCAACCCTAACAATGTTAATCATGAGCATGTTGGTATCTATAAAAGAATAATTCAACATGCGATGTCTGCTGAGTCACCACGTCTACCCGTCACTGCCACCCCGATTGATAAATCTAATAGTTCTCGAGCCCTTGCACTTTCATATGGACCTAACACCAGATGGCGACCTACCACCGTTTCCAGAGAACTGGCAGCCTATCTTCACGATCTGATTCCTGAATATAGTATCAGAATAGAATCCTTTAGGCGCGTAATCTGCACCTTGGAAAACACACCAACCAATATCTCAAACACACGACTGTTAGAATCTGCCTACGGCTTCCTTGAGGACCATTTTACAGCAAATACTGTCCTGAGCATTATGAGACCTGAATCTGCTATAGAGAATTATGAGACATTTACCCATTCCATGCTCGTATCAGCACCAGCCCCACCACCAGATCCATTGACTATGAAAATTACCTACCCGAACACCACTCCACTGGATTCTGTGTTAAATCACTGTTCTCTTGGAACCTACCACAGGGAAAACCTATATCCAACCATGCTCCACGAAACTCTTTCCACCAAATTTCCAATGTTTCTTGGTCAGTCTGCAGATGTACAAACGGCCCATTGGCACACATGTTCCATGTTTTTCAACCCTGGCTGGGTCCTGGAAAATATCTACTTTGCTTCATCTTGGATCACTGGTATAGATTTTCAACATTCTGCTCTGGGTCTCTATACTTTGCACCCCCCAGAAGACCAACAACCATTTCATCTGGTTAACAAGCGAAGTCGCGCAGTCCTTAAAAAATATTCATCCCTGATGCGTGCCATGGGTCTGCCAATTTGTGGAGGGTTTTCCAGACCGATTAGAACAACTCATGCACTTGAAAGTGGTCAGGATGTTTTGATCAATGCCAGTGTTACTGGTACTGTCCCTCAAAATCGCCTCTCCACACAAGACCCCAGGCCAGGCGATCTCATTGTTTTTCTTGGAGACTTTGTTCCAACGCTGCATCAGGAGACTGCACCATACCTATACACACACAGTCCACTGGAGCTAAATAAAATTTTGGCTGTGGTGAAACAGCTGAGTGATACAACAACTCAGAGTTGTATCACGAAAACCATCCGACCCTTTGGTCACCCCAGCATGTTGGAAGCCCTTACTGAGTTGATACACCCATATGGGGCATATCTAGATCTAAACAATCTACCCCAGCCTATAGTGTCTGCCCTAAACTCCAGCGCCCCCGCCATACATGAAGAAATTGTGAAACATCACTTCCTCAGTGTTCACTGTCCAGTCTACCTACTTGTTATCAGCCAAGACCTCGGTCTAGAAGACGCAGCTGAGCGTGATGCAACCCACAACCCTTTGGACATGTTTCTAACATTTGCTGAGAACCATAAGCTACCATGCGGGGTTATTGGGACGCTGGTAGAGGACCGTGGACTCCATTTTTGCAAAGAACTTTTTGATGGGGGATTTCCAGTCAAGATAGAATTCACAGCACAAGAAGCAACAGTCCCTCGCGGCCGCCTACCAAGATCCAGATCATTTAGCAGACATAAACCAATGAAGTTTGATCAGAGCTTTCTATGGACCACAGAACATTTTAATGAATCTGTTGAAGCCATTCTAAAACACCCTGCAGTTGAAAGCAAAGAGTACATTGTCAAACACATCGACAGGTTGGGGCAGTACACTGTGGGACAACAACAGGGTTGTGGACCGTTGGATCTACCAGTGTGTGATCATAGCATTATGATGTGTACTGCACTTAAAACGACCCCCCAGCCGTTGGACGCCAGTGGTCCACGCCCCACATTCACCACCCTCCGAGTTCATAGTGACAGTGCATTGGATCTGATCAACTCACCAACATGCTGGTTGAGCAATAAGGAGTATTCCAAACCAGAAGTATTTCCCTGTGTGGTAACAGGAGTGGGGGAGCAGTACTACAAGATGCAGGTAGATCCTGTCAGGGGGGCTGTCTATGGCTTGGTTGAGGCCATTTTGAACATGTTGACTTCCAACTGCGTTCACGGATGGAGAAAGATGGCAATAACTGGATCAATCTCATGGTCCTCAGATGATCCTAGCTACTCCCTCCTCTACCAAACTCTGATGGCTTGCAAGGATTTCTGTTATTCTTTGTCTATACCTATTACCTACACCAATGCTACAAGCGGCCAGACCCAGGATACTGGACCACGCCCGGGTCCCACTACTAATTCCATAGCATTTACAGCCCAATGTCCTGGAGTGATGGGCACCTACAGAAAGACCACACCAGACTTTAAAAGTCATGGAAGTTACATCATCTGGTTGCCAATGAGCCAGAAGCTGACCTTGGCTGGCACCATTTTCCAGCAGATATCAAAACTAAAGGCCAATAAACTACACAAGCTGGCACCTGAGTACATTTCAAATCTGGCACATGCTCTGGAGATGTTGACATCACGCACCGCCATACTAAGCATGCATGACGTGAGCGATGGTGGTCTAATAGCCGCCATTTTGGAGATGGCCATGGCTGGAAATAAGGGATGCAACATAGAAATGCCCTCGTACATAACGAGACCCTTTGACATGCTAATATCAGAAACTCCTGGTATGGTTATTGAGGTGGAAAAAAAATCAATGGAAATGGTGAAAGCCATTTTGAAATTTAAGTCTCTGACCTACTACAAACTGGGCCAGGTTGCAAAACATGGCGAAGAGCCCGTGGTTGAAATTTCTCATGCTGGGAAACAGCTCTTTAAAGCCCACCTATCAACTGTTATGCGATGGTGGAGACACACTTACTCCTCTCACATCACACAACAGTGCTCTAACCTGTCTGCTAAAGAAAAACTCTATGTGCTTGACTATGGGAACAATAAAACAGATCTTGGACTTATGGGGCCTGGTATGCGCTCAAGACATCTGAGGCCTGTGAAATGTGTGGATCCAGACTTTGGAGCATATGTTTGTGTTGCCTGTTCCCCCGGCCAACCACCTCCACACTCGCTGATGTCAGCACTGTCCAATTCTGGATTTGATCCAGTACCATGCAACATCTTGGAACTAGCACATACGGACCTGAACGAATACTCTGGAATTATTTTTAGTGGACATTCTGGAGCTGAAAAGAATGTAACCGCCGCATCTATATTGGCCAACTCTCTTGTCACCAACCAGGATTTTACAGAAACACTGACAAGGTTCTACAACAAGAGTCATACATTTATTCTTGGCTTTGGAGAGCTAGGAACACAGCTGCTACTCGCACTTGACATAGTAAACCTCGACCAATCCAACCCACAATTTATAAGCAGAACAGAGGAAAGGGAGCTGTTCCAGCATGGGGCTCTAGAGCCTAATGCCTCCGCGCTCTTGGAATGTCTCTGGTTGAATTTTTATGTGCGCCAGTCCAGAAGCGTTTTCTTGGCCCCAATCAGTGGCAGTGTTGTTCCAGCGTGGGCGGTCGGTACACATTTGGGTATTAACTTCAACCATGATGGTGCTGAGCAGAGGCTGATGACGTCTGGCCAGATATCAGCAACCTTCCATGGACCAGAGCCTGGACGGAACCTAGAAGCTGCGCATTACCCCAGAAACCCCTCTGGGGCATCCAACGTGGCCGCATTTTGTTCACCAGATGGAAGGGCTACTGCTATGCTAATTGATCCCTCCCAGAGCTTCTTCCCTTGGCAGTGGCAATATGATGCAGAAAATCTTCAGTGCACCCCTTGGCAAATTTGCTTTTTTAGATTGTTGTTGTGGTCATTGGCATCTAGAGATTAGGAGCTTAGTCTACAAACTGCCCTCCTGACAGATTCTCCCATCCTTTTCTTAAAAATGGACCCAAACAGGCTCGTGATAAGTGTCACGAGTGCACAGAAAAGTGATTCCAGAATCATTGACGCTGTCCCTAGTGTTGCTAGGACAGTTCTAATCTCACAGGTCTCTTGAACCCACCCTAGTCTCACAACCTCGTCAACCAATGCTACAATTTTACCTGGTACACAGAAGATCAGAAATAAAATTGTTGTACAAATGAATGAAACATATATCCTGTATTTCTTACCCATTCTCATGCGCCGGACGCGACACACTACCATAATGAAACACACAATGATTATCAATACTGGAATCCAAATTCCCAGAAATTGTTGGGCTAATCTCACACTTACCCTAGTGGTCCCTCCTAGCTCCATAGCACATATAAACGCACCATGTGTTATGATCTGAGATAGATCCAGAGGCTTTACAAACACTGTCTCCACTGCAGCTGCCCCAATTGCCAAAATAACTGCAAACCAGGCCAGACACGCTCCAAAGCATTTACTATTCAAAAACAGCCTATTTGGAGTCATAACTAGCAAACACCTATGTATAGAAATTATCATCAATATAAATACAATACAAAAGTCCAAGGTGCTTACATAAAGGGTGAATAATACACACAATAGCATAGATCCTGGCATGGTGTACAGGAGGTGAGATATTTCTAGCACATGAGCCAAAGAGGCCAACATGCACACAAAACAAAATACTAGCATCAAAACATCTGCCCCCTTACATGCCGCCCTATATGCACAAAACACACACACTACCGTCAGATTTCCAAGCACAGACAGAACAAACATAAACAGAGCCAGTGCAAACAGTACCCCATACTTGAGGGACACCGTACAGGGGCTCGCCAAATCTGGAATCCAGGTAGCATTGTCATAATAATCGTCATAGGACAATGATGAGTTTTCTAAGAATGCCTGAAGATCTTCCAGGTCCAGGTCCCGCAGGACAAGCATCGTGGCTCCGGTGTGGGGACACTCACTCAGTCTGTCTTTCTTGCAGAGTCAGAAGTAGAGAAACAGGAAGAAGGTCCCCTTTAAGGAGAACTGTGACACACCTGCCTACAGAATTTAAAGCATAAACACTTGACCCACACCCTTCCTGTGCTAAAAGTTGTGACTGTGTACTTTATCTCTTTCAGATAATGCCCACATCCCCACCGACTACACGCAACACAACCTCAGGCAAAACCAGATCAGGGTGCAAACGTAGGTGCTTCAACAAACCAGCAGCCATGCCTCCTAAAAGACGCCGCGCTCCAAAAAGACCAGCCCCTCCTCCACCACCGGGATGCCAAGGTGATGAGGAGTCCAGCCAGGGAACTCAAACGCCAAACCCCCCATCACCACCAGTGCCCCCTTCATCACCAACACTTCCCTCATCCCCCGTCCCTCCTTCATCACCAGTACATGAGCCACCATCTCCTTCCCCCCCACCAGCCCCACCATCACCAGATGTTGATGTTGAAGGTTTAGATGTAGGAGAGACAGACGATCCCGGTCCCCCTCCACCAAAAAGATACTCCAGGTATCAAAAACCGCATAATCCATCTGATCCATTGCCTAAAAAATATCAGGGAATGCGAAGACACCTGCAGGTGACAGCACCCAGGTTATTTGATCCCGAGGGTCACCCCCCAACACATTTTAAGTCAGCTGTTATGTTTAGTAGCACACATCCCTACACTTTGAATAAACTTCACAAGTGTATCCAAAGCAAACATGTACTCTCAACACCAGTTAGCTGTTTACCCTTGGTACCAGGCACAACACAACAGTGTGTAACATACTATTTACTTTCATTTGTTGAAGACAAGAAACAGGCCAAAAAACTAAAAAGGGTTGTCTTGGCCTACTGTGAAAAATACCACAGCAGCGTAGAAGGTACTATAGTCAAGGCAAAGCCTTATTTTCCCTTACCAGAGCCCCCTACAGAGCCCCCTACAGACCCCGAGCAGCCATCCACAAGTACACAAGCTTCTGGCACACAACATGGTCCCACAGCATCTCTGGATGCCGGTGCAGAGCAAGGTGCCACAGGATCACCTGGATCTAGTCCAGGACAACAGGGACAAGGGTCTCAGACATAAATCACATTCCCAGAATATATCCTGGGCAACACCTTCGCCAGGGCATGCAACAAGAATGTAAAGCCAGTGGTCTGGAATTTTCTCTGTGCCAAAAATATGTCTTCTAATGGAAAATGGTTCATTAAATTGTTTTCAATAAAAAAGTGTGTCATGCAATCGTTCAATAATTCATGATCCTCCGTCCAACTGCCGGGACATAGTACCTCCTCACACACATATCTGCCAACATCAAAAAATCCAACAATTCTTCCACTGTTGATGACATCTACAAACAACGAGGTGAAAAGTTTGGACAGGTCTCTTTTCCAGTTCTTGAGGGCAGGGCCATAATCCGCGCGGTAAACGCTGTCATAGTGCCTTCTAAACTCCTGGGTCAATGTTATTATTTTAGAGACATCAACTAACACAGCAGAATCAACACAATCCAGTTCTTCCACTTTAGAAACAGTCTTCAAGAAGGCTGTAATCAGGGTTGCCCAATAAGTCCCGCTTTTCTTATGACTCATGTTTGATGATGTAGAGAATCTGTGGAATCTGACTAACTCTTCCAACTAGATGTTTAGATATGTGCCACTTAAAATAGCTGCGCACGCACAACACACCACTTTTTAGTACCTGAAACTAATTACATCATCTGGAATAAAGTCTTTTGTATTCCACCCGAACCCAAGCTCCCCGGCACCCCACAACATTCCACCTTCAACAAACAGCCTACAATCTACAGGCTACACCTGCGACCTCCATGGCCAGTCAAGAATTCCAAGGATTTCTTGACAGCTCCCTGTTAAATGAAGAAGACTGCAGACAGATGATCTATCGCAGCGAAAGAGAACACGATGCGCGCATGGTGGGCGTCAACGTGGACCAGCACTTTACTTCCCAATACAGGAAAGTCCTAACCACGTGGATGTTTTGTGTGTGCAAAGACCTCCGTCAGGATAACAACGTCTTTCCCCTGGCGGTCGCCTTACTGGATGAACTATTCCTTAGCACACGGATAGATCGGGAAAATTACCAGTCCACCGCAGCAGTGGCCCTCCATATCGCAGGAAAGGTCAGGGCCTACATGCCCATCAAGGCCACCCAGTTGGCATACCTTTGTGGAGGAGCAACAACAGCTGACAAACTATTGACTCTGGAAGTCAAAAGTCTGGATACCCTCTCGTGGGTAGCTGACAGGTGCCTGAGTACAGATCTCATCTGTTACATCCTGCATATCATGCATGCCCCCCGGGAAGACTACCTGAACATTTATAACCTCTGTCACCCAAAAATCTTCTGCGCCCTATGCGATGGCAGGTCAGCCATGAAACGCCCAGTGCTAATCACACTGGCCTGTATGCACTTAACTATGAACCAAAAGTATGATTACTATGAAAACAGGATAGATGGTGTGTGCAAAAGCCTCTATATAACCAAGGAAGAGCTACACCAGTGTTGTGATTTAGTAGATATTGCCATTGTCTCTTTCGATGAAAACTATTTCAAAATAAATGCCTAGATTTGCCCTTTCCTCGTTGCCATAGTTTCATGTTTCTTTTTCTGTGCGAGATTTGCGTATGGCCCAGAAACTATTTCTGTCCCCTTGACCAGTGTCCCCGCCCCTGCGCGTCCGCTGTGTTTTGACTCTTTCCTTTCGCCTGTGTCTATAGTCCATTTCACGGTCTCTGTCTCCATCTAGTGGCCGGGTGGATGAATTTACCGAATTCCCTTACCCCCGGCAGCCGTGGGAGCCCGGTCGCGCGTGGCCCGGGTACCCTGCGTGTGCACACCCGGCCCGCGTGTACTCACACTCGTGTGCACAAAAAACCGCCCCGGGGTTCGGTGGGGAGGGGGAGGACGGGGATCGATACATCGGCCGTTCGGCGCCGATCGCCGAGCTCTTGTTTACATCCTACGTCATCAAGCAGCGACGACGGCCGCGCCGCTCGCCGGCCTAGAGAGACCGCGGAACCAACAGCGCCCCTAAAATCGGTTTGCGGTTAGACCAGGCAAAAACACATCAAAAAGTAGCACTTTAAGCGGCCTCTGCCGCATCGCCTCACAGAAAAAGCGCATTACGTCATTTAAAAAAACACATCAAAAAGTGATAACTTGATGTGTGGGTGTGGTTTACAGGCACACAAAGGCCACACCCCCGGCTCCCGTCAAGTTGGTGATTGGTCCGTCAAAAAATCAATCAAGGAATCCGGACTACTGATTGGTTACGCCCAAAAATCCGACCCAGCCATTGGATAAAACGTGCTAGCCAATCAGGTGGGAGGCGGATCCCTATAATATATAGTATTATTTATTTATTAATGTAGGGTACCTTTTGGTGGGACCAATAAGTATGCCTATCCTGTAACACGTAAAAGGTAGGGTGTGGATAGTTGGCAATAGGCCAGGTGGGCCGAACCATTAAGGTTTAACCAATTAGGATAGACCCTCTCATAAACCACTCCCATTTTACACATCCTCCCTCTGTTTAGGGGGATGCATATGGTTGGGTTCACCCTGGGGGTCCCCATATTGAATATACCTTGGTTTCCCTTTTGACTGTTGCCATGACAACTATGGTATGTCAACCCCTGACCTCCTTACCTGTTGATACCTTTTGCGGTTTTTATGAATCACCTGTTGGTAGTTTAAAAGTACACTTTTTGATGTGTTTTTCTTAACCGAGGTTATATATAGACCCTGATTTCTGTGGGGGCTCATTCTGCGCCGCGCCTCGCTACTGGACGGACCTCTGCTGTGCTGCTCCTCGCTTTGGCTCCCCAGGCCGGGGGACCCGCACCCCGGGCCGGGCAGCCCGCTCCCTCGCTCCGGGGCCCCGTCCCCCCGGTTCCCCCCATCCCGCCGGGGGGGACCGGCTCCCCAGGCCGGGGGACCCGCACCCCGGGCCGGGCAGCCCGCTCCCTCGCTCCGGGGCCCCGTCCCCCCGGTTCCCCCCATCCCGCCGGGGGGGACCGGCTCCCCAGGCCGGGGGACCCGCACCCCGGGCCGGGCAGCCCGCTCCCTCGCTCCGGGGCCCCGTCCCCCCGGTTCCCCCCATCCCGCCGGGGGGGACCGGCTCCCCAGGCCGGGGGACCCGCACCCCGGGCCGGGCAGCCCGCTCCCTCGCTCCGGGGCCCCGTCCCCCCGGTTCCCCCCATCCCGCCGGGGGGGACCGGCTCCCCAGGCCGGGGGACCCGCACCCCGGGCCGGGCAGCCCGCTCCCTCGCTCCGGGGCCCCGTCCCCCCGGTTCCCCCCATCCCGCCGGGGGGGACCGGCTCCCCAGGCCGGGGGACCCGCACCCCGGGCCGGGCAGCCCGCTCCCTCGCTCCGGGGCCCCGTCCCCCCGGTTCCCCCCATCCCGCCGGGGGGGACCGGCTCCCCAGGCCGGGGGACCCGCACCCCGGGCCGGGCAGCCCGCTCCCTCGCTCCGGGGCCCCGTCCCCCCGGTTCCCCCCATCCCGCCGGGGGGGACCGGCTCCCCAGGCCGGGGGACCCGCACCCCGGGCCGGGCAGCCCGCTCCCTCGCTCCGGGGCCCCGTCCCCCCGGTTCCCCCCATCCCGCCGGGGGGGACCGGCTCCCCAGGCCGGGGGACCCGCACCCCGGGCCGGGCAGCCCGCTCCCTCGCTCCGGGGCCCCGTCCCCCCGGTTCCCCCCATCCCGCCGGGGGGGACCGGCTCCCCAGGCCGGGGGACCCGCACCCCGGGCCGGGCAGCCCGCTCCCTCGCTCCGGGGCCCCGTCCCCCCGGTTCCCCCCATCCCGCCGGGGGGGACCGGCTCCCCAGGCCGGGGGACCCGCACCCCGGGCCGGGCAGCCCGCTCCCTCGCTCCGGGGCCCCGTCCCCCCGGTTCCCCCCATCCCGCCGGGGGGGACCGGCTCCCCAGGCCGGGGGACCCGCACCCCGGGCCGGGCAGCCCGCTCCCTCGCTCCGGGGCCCCGTCCCCCCGGTTCCCCCCATCCCGCCGGGGGGGACCGGCTCCCCAGGCCGGGGGACCCGCACCCCGGGCCGGGCAGCCCGCTCCCTCGCTCCGGGGCCCCGTCCCCCCGGTTCCCCCCATCCCGCCGGGGGGGACCGGCTCCCCAGGCCGGGGGACCCGCACCCCGGGCCGGGCAGCCCGCTCCCTCGCTCCGGGGCCCCGTCCCCCCGGTTCCCCCCATCCCGCCGGGGGGGACCGGCTCCCCAGGCCGGGGGACCCGCACCCCGGGCCGGGCAGCCCGCTCCCTCGCTCCGGGGCCCCGTCCCCCCGGTTCCCCCCATCCCGCCGGGGGGGACCGGCTCCCCAGGCCGGGGGACCCGCACCCCGGGCCGGGCAGCCCGCTCCCTCGCTCCGGGGCCCCGTCCCCCCGGTTCCCCCCATCCCGCCGGGGGGGACCGGCTCCCCAGGCCGGGGGACCCGCACCCCGGGCCGGGCAGCCCGCTCCCTCGCTCCGGGGCCCCGTCCCCCCGGTTCCCCCCATCCCGCCGGGGGGGACCGGCTCCCCAGGCCGGGGGACCCGCACCCCGGGCCGGGCAGCCCGCTCCCTCGCTCCGGGGCCCCGTCCCCCCGGTTCCCCCCATCCCGCCGGGGGGGACCGGCTCCCCAGGCCGGGGGACCCGCACCCCGGGCCGGGCAGCCCGCTCCCTCGCTCCGGGGCCCCGTCCCCCCGGTTCCCCCCATCCCGCCGGGGGGGACCGGCTCCCCAGGCCGGGGGACCCGCACCCCGGGCCGGGCAGCCCGCTCCCTCGCTCCGGGGCCCCGTCCCCCCGGTTCCCCCCATCCCGCCGGGGGGGACCGGCTCCCCAGGCCGGGGGACCCGCACCCCGGGCCGGGCAGCCCGCTCCCTCGCTCCGGGGCCCCGTCCCCCCGGTTCCCCCCATCCCGCCGGGGGGGACCGGCTCCCCAGGCCGGGGGACCCGCACCCCGGGCCGGGCAGCCCGCTCCCTCGCTCCGGGGCCCCGTCCCCCCGGTTCCCCCCATCCCGCCCAAAAAAAACACTATTAGCAGGTAGTTAGAAAGAAAAAAATTTATTGCTGAGAAAGACGAGATACAATGTTGAAGCATTCAATCCAAGAGGCTTTGACATCGTCCCCATAATCCAGATTGTTAACAGCTAAGCAGACATTATCGGCCGGTATGGTAGGTATTCTGGACACGTTGCCAACTGGGCACAGTTTGATAATGTAAGATCTCCCCACACTGTCCACTGAAATGTCATAATTGCCCAGATTATCGATGAGAAGACGAAGGTAGGACTCGTGCAAGTGAAGCAGATCGCGTCTGAAGACCAAGTACAGTCCCAACATTCCATTTGTTTCCTCAAAGAATATAGGGAAGCCCTCCAGCATAAAGGCCTTTGTGACCAGATAGCAGTACAGGAGCCCGGGCTGGGTCAGGCTGTTTCTGACAGCGTCCATGGACAAATTTAAAAGAGACAAATAAAATTGCTTGTGCTGTATTACCTGCTCTGCCTGTTGATAAAATGTTAGGGTCACCGAACAGAGCTCGTTCTTGCTAAACGCGGGATCTTCCAACTTGGGGGGGATTGATTTGTTGAGGTTTGGGTCGGTGCAGGTTTCACATTGGAAACCCAGATTGTCCGTGTGGCCAAAAGGGGTCAGTGAAATGCAGCGGCCTGGCGCGATATTCTTGAGATTGAGTGGCAAGAGGACGGGTCTGGACGTACATAAGGGCTCTGACATTTCCCGCAGGAAGTCAAGCCCCAGGTCCTGGCGCTTGTAGATGAGGTTAAAAAATCCCGCCAGGGAGACCCGTCTGCGGTGTGCCCCCTTCTGGGCGGTCGAGTGCTTGGTGCGGGAGCTGCGAATAGACATGGCGCCAGCCCTCCTTCGATGCGCTCTGGCGCTCTCGCCAGAGCAGGATGGAGCAGAGCCTGTTGAGCGCATGGTAGTTAGGTGTAAACAGAAAAGAAATGCACAGGACTGACAGTGGTGAGCGTAGTTCCCAACCTGGAAATTCCTTTTAACACTTCTGCTTCAAATTTTTTTGGAAACTGTGCCAACTGACAGGCCTTCAGCGCCAACACTAACAACTCTGTTTCTGGCTGGTCAAATAGTGCGTTCTCCGCCAAATATTTTCCAGAAGCGAGGGCTTTTGTAAAAATTTGAAATTTGGGTCCGCTGGGATATTTAAATAGCACCAGAGGGTCAGTTTTCAGACTGTTTATGGCACAGAATGGATCACAGAAAAGGTGCTTATGTAGTACATTGGGTCCCCGACTGGTGATGATTTCAGCCAGGTCTGGATCATCTATGAGCTTAGAGGTGGTGTACATCATCAGGGTGTAGGCGGTTCTGTCTAGCAAAGAGGTGTTATTTTCCAGGCAGGTGAGTATGGTGGATTTGATCTCTTGGAGGATCCTGGCCGCCTCGGGGTGACACGCCAGACATTCGCACAACACGCACACGGAGCTGGTGTTGCCCCTACATTTGAGGGAGAAGGGAAACGAGAGTAGGCACGGTCCTTGGGAGGTATCCACCGTCTCTACAGGTGTGTCTGGCTCGGAGTAATCGGGGTCGAGTAACAGGGACCGCTTCCAGGCCTCGCTGAATATCTTGAGAAGACTTGGCCTGTTGGTGTTTGAAAAGAACTCACGGTGGGGCACAGCCTTGACAGGGCAGCCAGTGGGGGGATCTGGACTCTGGGCCCCCTTCTTGTGGGCTGTTTCCAGAGAGCTGGACCAGATACCTTGTATGTGAGCAGCAGACTGGACATTACAGATGGTATTAGATAACAAACTCAGGCGGACCTGGTGCAGGTTTTCCAGTTGAGCCACCTGATCGGGGGTGGTGTGCCTGAAGCATTGCCTGGCAAAGAAATGAAGGTAAAAGTCTATGCCCATGATCTTGCTAGAGTTTATTTTCTCAGTAATGAGATGGTTTAGTCCCGCGTTAGAGAAGATTTGCAACATATCACAGATTGTTATGTAGGTTGCGGACCAGGTCACGGGGGCATGCAGCACGTAGAAGCAGAGGGTCGCATACTCACTAAAAAAAGAATCAGGGGGATTGTGTTCCAGCACAGCTTCGAAAAGCATGTTACATATCTTGCACTTGGAAGTGGGCAACAACGTGCTTGAGATATGAGTGAGTGTGGGATCATGAAAGCCTGTTTCTGGTGTGGCAGGTAGGTAGGATTTAGAAAGTAACATCTGCATGATTGAATCGTGGGAGGTGACTGTCTCTAGAGACCATGGTACGTACATCTTCACCACTCGATGGCGGCCAGTGTATTTGAGAGGAAGGATAGCTGTGTTAAATACCTCCTGAGTCATGGGGGGCAATGGTGATAGCTTTGCATATCCTCAGCTTTTAGATTTTGAGGACATATTTACCGAGGACATAGATTCATATTTTTCCACAACCTATGTAAAGTTTCACTTTTTGAACTACTGTATCTTTTTGACCTGGTTTATTAGTCATAGGCACACTGAAAAGGGATGTGTCCATGGTCTTATATTTGACAGAAAGCTGTCAGCGGTCAGGGATACCATATTGACCCTGGTGGACACTGATCGGCTCATAGACGGACATGGCTAACCAGAAGAAGCTGATAGACGAGCTCTGTGGGATTGTTACTTCTTTTCTATGTCCCCAGGGGATTGTGCCAGAGATTGAAAAATGTTCTACAAAGCTGCCTCATTTTTCTAAAGGTGGAACAAAGCCTGTGTGCACAGTGAGGCTCCAGCATGGCCACACTTATCACATTGAGTTTGTGTACAAGTTTTGGCAGCACATTTTGGGCCAGCTTCGCCTGCCCCTACAGCCTTGCTTTATTTTGACAAATAACGGCTTGGCCACCACTTTGAAATGTTTTATGAGCCCGCCAAGGGATATAGACTTTCAGTATGGCAACAGGGTCAATATGGCCTGCGATGTGAATTTGGAGAAAAACTCTTGTGTTATCATAGAGGACGAGGATTTCCTGAGGTTCAAGAGCTACCATGTGTTTCCCAAGGACGTACCAATCTATAACTCTATGGTGGTATGTAGAACCTACATCACTGATATGAGGAACGCAGTACAATTTTTTGTGGTCAAGCCTGGAAACAGGAGAAAGATTGTGCATATGTTGGAAAGTATTGAGGAGATGCCTGAAACCCCACAACAGTTGTATTTTTGTGGTGGACGTGGGTATAAGATGATAGGGGCTGGGCTCTCCCTCTTCTTTTTTGCAGCCATAGTGGCGCTGGCCAGTAAACTAGTATGGTGATGGGGGCCTTGGACTATCTGCGCTTGATGAATATTTCAGTGGATGAGTTTAGAAGCTTTTGTATCTATGGCCACCTCAGTGGGCAGCGTGGATGGGGTGAGCTGTTGTTGAGCAATCTTTCATTTAAAAGAGCAGTGTGCCATATACTGAAAATACAGTGTGAGACTAAGAAGAGGTGGACAAACAAGGTATTGGTGGCGAATAGTGCGTTGTCCCTACTGACCCTCTTCAGGATGGTTCTTCATGAATGTGTTTTTTCACACAAATATTTTATACCTGACAGGATCGAGGACATGTGTTTCCCGCTGACCAAAATACTCACTGTGCCCTTCCTCAAGGCCCTAGATCTGTATCTCTCCCAGTTTTCCATCTCATGCAAGTTTCCCATAATTAAAATATCCACTGTGAATCCTACCCTTCTGGCGTTTACCAAGAAGAAATATCTGGCTAGTGTTGTGTCTGATCAACCCATCGAGGTCCCTGCTCCATCTGCCCGGCCTGATCCTGTGAGGTTTACTGCTGCGGTGCCCTTAGCTTCTGATGAGCAGTCTCTGGTGAAAGCTTTACATTCCAGTACCGGGACAGTCCAGTGTGGAAATCCATTTTATTATATGATGACCAGACTTTGCTTGTATGGACTAATGCATGGTAGGGGGGGAATTGTGCCAGTTTCCAGCTCTAGTAAGCAGAGTGTATATGATGTGGCTATAAGATTTATAGGTTCTAGGATATTGAGCCCGATAGTGAGGCTGCCAATTTTATCCAGGGCTTTGGCAGACCTGGCGCTGACGGGGCACGGTCATCAGATAACAGTGTGTAATGAATGTGGCCACTGTTTAAATTTGGGCAGGGATAAATTTCTTGCAGTAAATTTTTCCCCCACAAGTATGTTTTATTGCAGAGATCAAAAGGAGAAACAGTTTAACATATGTGCTACAACTGGGAGGATCTATTGTTCATATTGTGGGGCGACAGAGTTTACAGTGTATGACATGGTGGGAAGGTATGCTACGGGGGAGCCTTTTATTAGGGCGGTTTCCTCAGCTAACTCCCTTAGTATTTTAGATAATAGCGAACAGGAGTGTGATATACTGATCCCTTGTTTTGGTAAATCTAGGTCTTGCAGTATTAAGCTGAGGGCGACATTTAGGGAGCTACTTTATTTGACAGCGTCTGTTGATAATTTTATTTGTCAAAAGTGTTCCAATAAGGGTGATGAATAAAGACAGGGTCAAAGCTCCAGCTTTCCACCCAGAGCTCCATAACAAGCTTTTGGAAAGGCTTAAGGCTGCCTATGGAAAGGACAGTATTGGCAAAGACCCAGAAGAAGCCCCAGTTCCCCTGTTGTTGCATACCTGTGCAGTTAGATTCTATGAAGAGTACAAAGAATTGACACGTGATAACACATTGCCTACATTGGTAAACAAGAAAGGATTCCCGGGGGATGCCAAAATGATGGACCCTGTCTTGGGTATCTATCACTCTGGAAAAAAACAGGGAGCATCAAGTGTCCCTTCCTCTTCTGGAGCATTTGACGGAGGGAGCCACGGTGGCCCTCTACCTTCTGTTGATCTTCCTCAAAGGGAGGGAGGCCTGTGGTACGGACTGGGCCCTGACAAGTCTGGACTGGGTTTTGTGCTCCCCTCTGATCCAGGGTCTATGTCTGACGGGAACAGCTTTAGGGTTATTCCAGACCCCTCATCTCTAACAGACAAGGATGACCAGAACTTGGGGGAATCGACCAAAACAAGGAGTGGAAATGGAAAGAAAAAGTAGACCCTTGACCAAAGACTGTTAAATGTAAAGCTGTTTTATTCTTTTTAGAGTAGACAGCATATATGATGAATGGTCGTGTACACTTTTGATTATCTTCTCAATAAATAATAATACATTATATTTGCTGCTGTTGACTGTTTGTTCCATATGTTGGATGCGGAGGGGTGGGTCATGGGTGACACCAGGAGGATTTTCTTTAACACAGGGCTCGGGGTTCTTGTCATCAGACATTCCAGTTTTTATGTCACGCAGGGTAGGTGGGTTATACACGAGTGACGGGAGCTGGCGACCCCCGACGAGTATTTTTCGACCCTGGGGTTGAGGGGCTGTAACGGGCACATCATCCTCGTGTTTTGGGGGTGGAAAAATATTTTGTGGTCGTTGTTTGGGTGTTTTCCATCTTGATTGTGCCTTGTCCCTAGAGGTGTCTGGGACTGGGGGCTGCTTGGAGTCCTCATCATCTGAAATTGGGTGCGGGTCCCGATCTCCTGTGTTTGAAGGTTTAAGATGTATAATGGGAGACACCTTTGATGGATGCCCAGGCTCTACGGGCGCTGTCAAATCGGTGACTGGTGGTTTTTCGTGACCTAGTAAAGGCCCAAAGGTTCCTGTATCTGTTTTTGCAGCGGGTCTGGGCGTGACAAGCTTTGATTTTGAAAAAAGGGGGGCGGTGACGTGAGTGTCTGACGGTCTGTCAGTTTTTTTAGAGGCTGGGGGCGGTGAATATGCAGAAATATCTTTGTGGGAAGTATTTTGACCAGCGGAGTCTGCACCAGCTTTCGTCCCAGGCAGGATGGTTATGACTGGTGACACAATCTGTCTCCTGCCCGAGTCTCTGGTGTTTTGGGCAGGACCTGGGGTCGAGCTTTGGATATGGGTAGGTGGTAGAGACCCCGAGTGCCCCCACACTGCCCCATTCTGGTGTTTTTTCACAGCAGCTGGTAGAAGGCGAGGCGTGAACGGTGAGAGAATGGGCATAGTGGGTGTTGCCTGGGGAATTGGTATGATGGGTTTGATGGGAGTCAATACCGGGGGTGAGGGCGATGGGGACCTTGCCGGCCGTCCAGATGTTGAAGTATTTTCTTTCATTGGGCTAGTCATCTGGTACGGAGGCTTTGCCTGCTTGTTATCAGGTTCTTCCATGTGGTCTTGTGTGGTAGAATCAGGGAGCGGGGGGGAGGTTGGTGGCGTCCCCTCTGTAATGGAGAGATTCTCCAGTTGGTGGGTTTCCACGTGCAGGGAGGGCGTGTGAGATACCATTTTATAACTGGGAGGGAATGTATTGAAGATGGCTGATCCGCTGAAGATCTCTGCTACCAAACTCACTTCCGTGATCAGTTCTTGGGGAGACTTCTCCAGCGCCGGCTTGTCCCAGAAGCTGACTGTGGTGATCTCTTTAGGCCATGACTCTTGGATAGGGGCGGCAACAATCTCTGGGGTCTCACTTTCCAGACTGTTTATGGGAGGGTTGAAGGTGTGGACCGACAAGACCTTATTATCTGCTGATGCAAGGACTATAAAGAGGTCCTCATTTGAAAAAGATGTTTGTTTTGTGACCCCCACCAGCCACTCGTGCTGTCTCTGGAATATCTGGATTTCATCCTGGCTACAGAACTGTTGCAGATTGCCCAGCCCGTTATATTTCTGAGGGGGGATAGATATGTAGGTCTTAAAGGGCTCAGTGTCTCCAGTGCCATCCAAGGCATGGGTGATTAAATGCAGGGGGCCCAACTGAGTGTTGACGAGGGCCTTTTCCTGAGTGTAGAAGACGTGGAACTTGAGTTTCAGGATGATGGCAAATATCACAAATTCAAACAATGTCATCGGGATATTCTGCCCCCCATCATCCAATGGATGGGATCCCTCAAGCGTGGCTACCGTGGTGCCCGCTGTATGACCGTAACTGTAGACCACCGGACCGTTATTCTGGGGTAGTGAAGTTGAGGTTGTTAGGGTTGAGTTTTTATGATTCATGGCGCTAAGATGGCGTAGCAGGTCTATATAGGTGGTAAAGGTGGCAGATTCCTGGTACAGGCTGTCCCACAACTGTTGTAATACTGCCTCACTCAGGGATAATATCCCCCAGACCAGCATCGAAATCCTAGTATTGAGCACAGATGTTGATAAGGCATGGAAGGGGGAGGAAGTTAGCAATAGTTTTTCCAAATTGACAAGGGGGTGTTGGTTAGGATAGAAGAGGAGCGCTTCTGTGTTTGGGAGGGTGTCTGTTGGTCTGTAATTATTTGCCAGAAAGTGGTTTAATGTGTTCCTGGGTGCAGATAACAATAAGGTCGGCAACGTTGCCCGAGCCAGTTGGACAACCCTTTCGAAGGATGGGGCTCTGAGAAGACCCCCAGAAAATTTTGGCCACATGGTCAGGCACAGCTTGAGGAACTGAAGCTGGTTTAGGACGATGGCCTTGCTCGGAAAGATCGTCGCGCGTGTGGAATTGATATGCGGTGTCACCATCGCCATCGCGTGGGCGAACACTGTCATTGCAGCGAACTGGGAATTTGTTAGGGAATTGGGCGTTAGTTCAGACCGAACGTAGTGGTCCAGAAGCTTGGCAGAATTCGTGGAGATATCATTCCACTGATTATCCAGAAGCATGGCGCCCTGGACCCCCACTCTGGCATCCATAAGACCTGGTAGCAATCCAAACTTTTTTGTGGGAGGCTGGTTTGAGTTTAATGCCAGGTTGATGGCCTCGGCCTGTAGAAATGAGGAGAACAGAACATTGTAATGGATTGGTGGCATGGCCGGGGTGGGTGGTGCTGGTATGAAAGTGTGGCCCGTGGGATCAACGGTTGTGTTTATTTCTCGCCACACAGACATCTTCTTAACATCGGTCACCATGGAGAATGCCTTTAGTCTCATTAGGGGGTTGAATTTGGTGGCTTGGTGTCCCCCGCTACTGGAGACGGTACCGTGATGTGAAAGCGGGTAGGCATCGAAGATCTTGGGTTGTGTTATCACATAGTGTTGAACAAAATAATGTTTGAACTGAGCATAGGCTTTCATGCCATGAAACAGGGACATGGTGGTTTCATCTAGGGAAGGCTTGAGAGCCAGCAGCTCTTTCAGTTTATCTGCCAAGGCTTGAGAATGTGATGAAAGGATGGTGGGATCCATTTCAGTCACGGTTTTATCGTGGAGGGACGAAATTGTCTGGATGAGCAATGACACTTGTGTAGTAGTTTTGACAGCCTCCTCAAGTTCTTGCAACTGTGATTTCCACTTTTGGAAAGTGGTGGCCCGTCCCAAGACTCTCTCTACATTCAGAGTGGTTAGGGCCGCTTGCAGCGTTCTTTCAGTTGGGGACTGGTTGGCATTGTCCTCCAAGGCCACTAGCGGAGTCAAGGTTTGTTCCCTGGATAAAATTTCATCCAGCAGCGTCTGAAGATGTTGCTTGTGTGATGGATGGCAGTTAGTGAGGATTATTGTGATTAGCCTGCTTAACCAATTGAAATTTTTTAAGCTTTCAGCATAAGAGAGCTTTTCCAACAAGTGCTTGTCTCTGACTAGAGAGGTGATGTAGCTGATGGCATCGCTAGAGATGGGATGTGATGCAGCATAAGGGGGTGCCTGTACAAGCATATTATTGACAATCTTCAGTAGATGGGTGTTATATTCTGTGGTTGACTGAGTTTTCTTTGCCAGGGCCGCATCTACCATGCTTGTAAAAACCTTCATCTCTGTTTGGTAGGAGGCAATGTAGTGTTTCTCATTGTTTTTTATTGACTCCTTGAAGATATCAGGTAGGGTGTTTATTTCAATGATTTCTTGTTCTGTAAACAATTGAGTGATTTTTTGTAGGTCAGGATGGGCCTGGGGTTCGAGTAGGGGGTCCGAGGCTATTTTATCTAAAAAGGCATGCACCTCAGTTTTAGTTTTGATCAGGTGATCGTTATACACCGTTAGCAGAGAATTAAATAATTTCTGATAGATTGACCAGTCCTTTTCCAGGTGGGTACCTATTAGAGATTGTGATAGGTCTGTAAACTTAACAAGCTTTGTCAGTAAAAGTGTTTTTCTCTCCAGGTCATCCAACTGTTCGCTGACCCTGGGTAGGTGGAATGTGCGCAGGTAGTATTTTACATTCTGATCGAAAGTCTCGACCCAGTCACTGTTGGGCGCGACGTAGCGTTGCCCCTGTGGTAACTGAGATGCTAACAGAGGGGTGAGTATGGAATCCACGTATGCAGTCAACCCCTGCAAAGCTTTCAACAGTTCTCCTCCCATTTTGGTGAACAGTGCAGATTTGTGATCATTGAAGACTGTAAGGAGTACTTGCCAGTCTCCTGGCGCAATGTGATGAAATGTCAGGTCCCTCAGGTTGGTGAGGATCTTGTCCCAGGTGGCCTTAATCTTGAGATCAATAGCACGTTCAATCTCTGCAGTGGATGGTACAGGTGTGGTTTCTGTCTCCATTTCCTGCTCCTTGATGAGGTCATCTCTGAAATGTTTGAGCTGGCGCGTAGCATATGACCTTGCTGTTTTGGTTGGAGCTTTATCCAGGAACAGATTGAGGTCGTCAATAGAGGCCGGAGTAAAGTCAGCCACGTCCTGCTTCCAGGCTTCTAGTTGTTTGTCAGTTTTGATTTTTGTGAGGTCACGGACCTCGGATGTGATAATCAAGTATATTTTGGTTTTAAATGATTTATCAAATTTGTATTGTCTGATCGATGATTTGATATACTTGAAGGTTGTGAGGCCCTTTTCCACACACTCCATATCATCACAGTCTACAAGTTCTTCTTGAACGGCCATGATGGATTCCATGGTTTTTATCAGGTCTTCTCGTCCAGGGATGTCAGCTAGTCCCATCAGACTGTTTAGGGAGTTGAAGAAAGTGTTTGAGAGATGGTTGTGAGATCTGGCATGGATGCTGCTCAGTGCTTCGTTGATTAAGGAGTTGGTGATTTGGATCAGAGACAGATTCATAGCTGCGAGTGAGAGCTGCCCCTGTTCTGTTTTTGTGGCAGCTTGCAGCTGGGGGATTACTTCTGGTAAGGTCCTGATGTTTATTTTCTGTAGCAATGATTCTATGTAGGATGTTGATGTTGTCAGGGTCGTGACTTGGGATTGAATTTCAACCAGCCTGGGGTCTGATGCCTGTGCCAAGACAGTAGCATTTTTTATGTAATCTGATAAGGTATTTATGAGGGCAGGTGAGGCGGCCTTGTCCTGTATTGCCTTGAGCGTCTGGTTAATTTCACTCAGAATCTTGTCCAGGGATTCAGAGTCTGCCATTTTCTTTTTGAGGTCGTTTAAGTGGCTGGATGTTTTCTGGAAGATGTCCAGGACATGCACTGGTTCCCTGAATGCACGCTCGGGCCATGTCTCATCAATAATCTTTGACAGCTCTCTGCCAATGTAAGACAATTGTTGTTGACTACTGTCAATTTCTGGAGTTCTGATTTCTGCCCTCTCCACACAGGCGTTGATGACTGTGAGCAAGGTAGTGACATTTTTCAGTAGCGTCCTCACTGGGGGCACGAAGGTTGTTTCTATAGCATTTTCTGAGGGAATGTTGCTGATTAATTCTGAAAGGGTCTCCACGGTGTCCTTTTCGATGGCCTTGACAGCCTCCTGGATAGCACTTGAAAGTAGTGGTGTGCGGGTTTCTGTTTCTAGATAAATGGGCCCCAGGGAGGCGGGTGGATCGGTGTTATTTAAAACTGAAAGCATCAAAGCCTTGAATCTGGCATCCTGCTCACTTGTTAGAGCCATGTTGTTTGAGACCACCCTTTTTAGGTCCTGTACAGTCGAGACCAGATTATTGGCCTCTTCTACCGAGCACACACAAAAAAAATCTTGGGGGAAGGACTCGGTGAAGGTCGTGATGATATCCTTTATGTCAAGGCTACTTTTGCTTATCTCCAGGGCGCGGGTGAGATTTTTACAGTGGAGTAGGATTTTTTGGAGGTCCGTCGCGCGGTTAGCGTGCATGGCGGGTAGGCACGCGCATACTTTGGCCTGGACATGGTCTGCGAGGTTTGGGTCTGATATGAGATTATTTTTTAGCAGGGTGAACAGTTTTTCAATTTGGAGGTTTGAATTAATTAACAGTTTGATATCATCATTTTTAATTTGTAGCTGCTTGGACCACGCCATTAGATAATTCAGAACATTCAAGGCCTCGGTGGGAGTGTAGTCGCTGTCTGAAACCACTCCAATCTCTAGTACCTGTTGGAGGACATTCTTGAGCTGATGGAGAGCCCTGGTCAGGCGATATGATTCTCCAGTATCAGTGTCTACTAATGCGGGGAATGATGGCACATGGCCAGGCAGAGTCAGGGAATTTAAAAGCTGGTCCACGGCAGCCAGGTTGGGGAGGGTGACGCTTGGGAGGGACGTCCCAGACCTGTCTGGCTCGGCCTCCCTGTCGCCCTCGCTCTCGTCCTCCATATCATCGTCCCCAGTAAGATCGATGACGTCATCGTCCATCGTTAAGTCAATTATGTCTGGAGAGGGTAGAGGGTGTGTCATTTTCTCTGGAGGGGTGCGCCCAGATTCTTTCCTCTTTTTGTTGGCATCAGTCCACTCCTCCCCACAGCTCATAGGATACCTCTTCCTCTTTGCCTTTGACATGTATTTCAAGAGGGAGCCCACTTCTGGGTCAGGCGACGATGACGCCTGTGGTGACGAACAGAAACTCTGGTTGGTGGTTGGTAGGTCATATTCTTCCAAGATTATTTTTGAACCATGTAAATCAGAAAAGGAGATGACTTTATAGTGAGACATGATGTAATTTTTGGGAGAAATGTGTCCTGGTACAAAATATAGGAAGCACGCAGTATATTCGCGGGACACGCCCCCGACATATTTTATCAGAGCATCTGGATCAGACGTGCTGAGTACGTGGGCTGGACTCTCAGGAATGTCCTTTAGACAGTGTGGATCAAACATGGTGTACCTGCCCCCCTGGATGATTATGGCCCCAGATTTTTGTCCACAGATGTACAAAATATACTGGATAGTGTTTGAATAATTGGCCGTCAGCAGGTCACGCAGGGACGTGATGCAGGAGTCAGAAATGTCAGCTGGCATGCCAAGCAGGCCAAACATTTCAGCAGAGGTATAGATGAACCCAGACCACTTTCTTGTTTGGACATAGCAAGGCACGTGGTCCAGCTGGGCATATTGGCCAGGAGATAAGAGGCCCAATTTTCTCAGATTGCTGTCTAACTCTGCCCCAAACTTTAAAACTTTATTAAGGTCGTGGGTCTCGGTTATGGGGGCTTCATTGTTGAAGTAGGAAGACATCAGGTATATGATACAGTTGCTAAGACACTGAGCCCCTGCATTTTCTCCAAATTTACAATCTGCCTGATTGGTTGAGGCTGTACCTTCGATGCGAAACCCAGCCAAAGAAGCAGGCAGGGCCATTATGATAGCAGTTTTATTATGTCATGAATTTTTACAATAGTGTAGGGGCACTCTGCGTGCTCGGCGGTGTAGGTTTGTTGTGTAAATATTTGCCAGTTAACATCCAGGGGTATTCTGTCATAAGTGCTGGAATATTTTTTCAGTTGGGGTGGATGTTTCTCACCACGGGCAGCGTTTTGGCTAAAAATCTGGGGGTAGGTAGAATATAGCATGGTTAGGTCTTCATCTGTGGGGTTTCCCCCAGCCTGGGTCATTGACGTGTCTGTGGGTGGAGCCATCAGATTTACTGGAATTTCTTTAAGATTTTTGATAATTTCCACATTTCCAGCCGATGCCGCCTTTAAGATTGTGGGGGTAATGATTTCCTGGGAAAACAGGTCATGAAACCTTTTTCTTAAGCAACTTGAACATCCTTTCGAGAGAAGGGATAGTCCAGAGCTAATTCTGGAGAGTATGCCACTGAAGGACTGTTTGAGTTGGTTCCAAGGTTCGGTGTCAAATTCTATCCCCAACTCATGCTGTTTATATGCCTCTAGGTCTTGAAGAAGTGAGAGCACCGTGCTGTATTCCCCCCTGAGTTCACCCTCCAGATCTGTTATCTCCATCAGGAGCTGACTGTGATCCTTTTCCACCTGGCTAATCAGACTCTTGAGGGTCTCCAAGTGAACTTCCAGAATCTGTCCACTGGAGGACAGTATGGTGAATTGATGGGTTAGGGGGTGATAGTTATATTTGGTGTGACATAAAATTGAGCCCAGACGTAAGATGTTTCTGCCCCTCAACAAAAGGTGTTCGACCTTGGGGATGATGGCCGTGATATAATCTACAGAATTGATATAGGATGCGCCAGTGTCTAGTACAAATAAGTAGAGGATTAGATCCTGGGGTATAGAAAATGTCTGGTTAATTTTGTTGATCTTTTTCTTTAGATCCAGGGCATGGTCCAAGAGATTCTTCATGGCAGAAGGTTTATTGGTCCCGTTGATGATGTCGAGCAGCTCAAAGTAGAACATGCCCAGCGGTCTGCGGATCTCCTGCAGCTGGGGCGTGTCGGTGATAGCGAAGCTCAGCAGCCATCTTATTTGGAAGAGGGCCCGGTTTCTTGACGTCTTTCTGGAAAATATCCCCTGTATGGTGGGACCAACGATGTGTCTGATGAAGTACTTGTAAAACATTTTATGGGAGACCATGGCAGGCTCGTAGGATAAGTCCCCGACAGGCATTCTTTTACAGTAGGCCGCGACCCTCTCTTCGGAAACCTGGTGCTCGCAAGAGGGTTCCATCAGTGGATTCTGGGTGATGAGGACAATGCCCCAATTCCTGTTTACCCATGAAAAAAATAAAGTTCTCATGATATCTGAGTCTATGGCATCGTGTATTCTTTGTAAGTCCTGTCCTGGTACTTGAGGGTAAACGAATGTGAACACCTTTTCCAATAGGTTGATGTCATCCGGGCCCTGTCCTTGGCTGGCAGCAGACTTTCTATCCAACTGTAGAAGATAATTATTTTCTTTTAGATATGAGTGGGAGATACTTGTGGGGCTGACGAGCATCAGTGTGTTGTAGAATTCTAGACAGAATTTTATCAAGGTGGAAAGCTTTTGGTGGAAATGGTCAAGAGTCTCTTCAAAGGGATATATTCCCTCCCGATGCTGCCACTTGGGTAAAGCCTGGGCATACTCCTCACACCTGGTTTCAGATAAGCCATGTTCTATCAGTATCCTTTTGATGTTCACTAATTTGGTGACAGTTGGGAGGTCGGACAAGCTCGCTGTTCGCTTGATCTCTGACGCCACGCCTAGTACAACATCAAAGGCCTCTCTGATGAACTGTTCAACCGCCCCCAGGGTACAGGCGTAAGTCATTCCCATATAGATACTTTCTATTAGGTGTCCAAACATCAGGTGACAATTAGATGGGATGTTGCTTAGCTCATCATCGCCAAAGGCCACCGCTGGACTGTTGGATGGAATCTTTTCCAAAGGTGTAAACTGTGAAAGAATGTCCAGGGATCTTGCGAGAATAATACTGGCACCTGTTAGCTGTGAGGTGTGGGGAACAAATAGGTGCTTGTAAATGTTGGTCATTTTGTCTGCCAGGTCTTGGATGTTAGAGCTAGGGACCTCATCTGGAAAAACCTTGTGTTTATAGGACAATACAAACCATTGGACATACACACTGTTTAGAGATGGGAGGGGAGATGTCCAGCTATTGGGTAGTGTGGCGAGGGTAGCATTATGGACCAGATGATGAACCTGTTCCATGCAAGGGAAAGTTATACAAGATTTGGGCAGGTGGGGTATAGAAGTTGACATCTGTTCAGTTTCTAATTTTGTGAGGTACCAAGAGCAATCCTTTAGGATGTTAGAATTTGATATAATAGAGTCGTTGTCAGCGCCCATGTCTTCACACAGCACCTCGCGGAAGGTGGTGATTAGATGCTTTATGGTTTTTATGACCTGTCCTGAAGTGTAGGTTTGTGTCCTGTCCAGGGTGCATAGGTGCAGCACAAAGAAGACTGGATATGTTCTAATGAAGGAAAATAGTTCATGATCTATGCCATTCAAACTATTTAAAAAGTTGACTATATCTTCAGTAGTCACATCAGCCACCGTTAACTGGGCCACACTTGCGTCTAGAACTGTTTTTATTCTCCCCAAGAGAGTGCTTCCATATTTGAGATCTGTGGCAAGACTTACTAGAGTTGTCATAGCTATGGATAGATATGGAGGTCTGCTTGGAGGATTTCTCAGGGCGGTGCCGCCTGTCCAGAAGCCACTATCGCTCACTGATGGGAACAAATTTAGAGAGGGCATTATGTCAGAAGTTGGTAAATATGTATCCACCCTAGTTGATCCTAGAAATATGATGTTGGACTCTTTTCATCACCTAAAACACAACAAGAGCCTTCAGGGATCATTTTTGGTGCATGCTGGGACTGTCAGCGATCAGGAAGTCTGTGGTACCCCCATGTTTTGCTATAAGGATGGTCTTTCTAATCCAGAGATTGACAGATTATTGACACCTATTTCTCTTACCCGCCTGACTGTGCCCAACAATGAAAATTCTGATGTTTTTAGAATAGGCAACATAATCTACAGCGAGGACTCTGGGCTGTTTGACATAATTCCCACGCTCAGAACAAGACTGATGGAGAGAAACCTGCATGAGGGACTTGTTTTTGTTGGTCCTCTGATAAAGAACATAAACAGTTCATTTGTCAATAAGATAACTACTGCCATAAAGGGAGATACTGTTCTGAATGAGTCACTTTCCCACGGCCTGGTTTTGAAACTTCCTGTAGAACAGTTTATGGACTTTGAAACTACCAACACTTTTCACTACACCGGCAGGTTGCCAATGACTCACCGAAGCTATATTTATTATGCTCTGGGCTATGTGATTACCGCAGACGGGACACAGAGCCTGCTTCAAAAATTCTTTCGGACCCCGATAGAGGGACCTGAATTTACTCGCTTGGTAAGAGATTATTTTGCAGGGGAGATCAGGAACTTTTTCCTGGGTGACAATGATTTTGGGCAGGGTAATTTTCTAATGTTTGGAGCTGTTTGTAGATGTGGATATTTTCCAGAAGATTCATTGCTGACCAGAACCAGAGTTTCCATCAAGGGTGGTGGGTTGTCTTTAATTGAAATTCCTGACTTTACAGTGTCTAGAGGACCGTGGCAGTTTATCTGAAAATGGCGACCCAAACCATGGACGTGGAGCCTGTTCAGACCGTGAACGCAATTGATGCCGCCATCGCCGAGCTGAAGCTGATGGCCGGCCACAGCCATGAAGCTAATGTGCTGGCTGGCAGGCTGCTTCATTTTAAGATGAGAGAAGTTTGTACCCAGACTGTGGCTCAGTTTCTGGATGCCTTTTCCAGCGTGTTGGATGAAGGGCTGTGTGCCTTTATTGGAAACTACAGCCAGAGTTTGGATGAGATGGTTCAGCGGTATGTGTCTGGGGGCTTTGCGGCTGTGAAGGAAAATGGTTATCTGGCAGCTGCTAGGTTTTATGACACCTATGTGCTTAGAAATGATGTCAAGTATGAGAGTGTCCCCCACATGTTTATGCGCATTTCGGCATTTTGTGCTTATCACTGCATACAGAATGAGTGTCTCTTCAAGACCTTGAAGCATATGGAGCTAGACAGGGGGAATGTTGTGGAGAATGCCATGGATTTGATTACTTATTTCTTTGAGATGATTGCTTCTCAGCAGGTGTGCTGTGCCACGCCCGTGATGAGATCCGCTGGTTTGAGGGATGCTAATTTAAGTAGTTGTTTCATCTTTGCCCCCGCCCTGGACTCTGAGGAAAAAACTGTGGATGCAGTGTTTTCTGAGTTAACAAAGCTGTTGGCGTGTAAGTCGGGAGTGGGTATGGATCTGTCCACCTACTCTCATGGAAAGAACCTGCATGCTGTCCTGAAGGCCCTTGATGGACAGATCACTTACTTTAATGATCACAATATTAGGCCCGTCAGCGTGGCTGCCTATATGGAGATTTGGCATACCAACATCATGGACTTTCTGACTGCGAAGCTTCCAGAGAACCCAGAACGATGTGGCAACTTATTTCAAGGAGTGTGCATACCAGAGATTTTCTTCAGAACCTACAAAAATGATCCAGAGTCCAATTGGTACCTGTTTGATCCCAAGAAGGCCGAAGTCCTAACAAACACCTATGGGTATATGTTTAGTATAGCCTACGCAGGATTAGTGGAGCAGGGGGCATATGAAGCAGTGGTTCCCATTAAGAGCGTGATGTTCGCTCTTGTTTCCTGCATAATAAAGACTGGGGGGCCTTATATTTTGAACAAGAAAGCTATAAACAGACATGACTGGCATGAATGGTCCACACATCAGTATAGGGCCATTAATTGTGCAAATCTTTGTGCAGAGGTGATACAGTATCCAGGAGAGAACGTGTCCACCTGTAACCTGGCCAATATCTGTCTGCCAAAGTGTTTGGAGGATGACAAATTTGTCTCTGGAAAGAGTTGTCTACTCACGTACGAGCGTGAGTTTTCCATTGAGAGGCTGGAGAGGGCCACAGAGGCTGCAGTGTTTATCATCAATGCCTGCATCCATGGTGGCACTTTACCTACACAGAGGGCCAGGCGGGGGCAGAGTGACAGGTCTATGGGTATTGGAGTACAAGGATTAGCAGATACCTTTGCTATGATGGGGTTGGGATATTTTGATGCAGGGAGTGAGATACTTGATCAGAAGATAGCAGAGACCCTGTATTTCAATGCACTCAATACCAGTATCAACTTTGTGAAGATAGGCAAGGGGGAACCCTATGCTAACTATGAGCAGAGTAAGCATTCCATTGGGGTGCTCCATTGGCATGACTGGGACATGTGTAGCCCCATGGTCTATACAAGAGATGAGTGGGAAGATTTGGCAAGGTCCTGCGAGGTACATGGTGTATACAATTCACAATTTGTGGCCTATATGCCTACTGCTGGCACTGGGCAAATCACAGGTTACTCAGACTCCTTCTATCCATTTTATTCATCCATGTCATCCAAGGTGTCAAATAAAGAAGAAATCTTGCGACCCAACATGACCCTCATGAGCAGAATGTCAGATAGTGAGGTCCAGACCCTTAGGGAGTGTAACTGGGATATTGCCAAACTTCCAGAGCCCCTGCTGCAGAAATATAGAATTTTCCTGTCAGCCTTTGATTATGAACCCAGCCTGTATGTACGCAGAGCTATGCTTAGGGCACCATTCATTGATCAGAGCCAGTCTATGACCTTGTTTTTGAATGAAGATTATGCAAGCAGTGCTTCAAATATAAAGAATTTGTTGATGTATGGGTGGGAGTGTGGGTTGAAAACCTTGATGTACTACTGCAGAATACGTAAAACAGCAACCTCTAACGAATTTGAATGTGTCAGAAGGAATTCACAACAGAAATATGTAAACTGTGCTGATGGGGAAGGTGCTGGGGGGGAGGAGCCTTCTGAAAATTGTATAAAGGCTGAGGGTGCGACGTGTTCACTATCTGTGGGTGCTTCTTGTCTGCACTGTCAATAACTGATTGCTCTCAATAAAATCAGTAAAATTTACCATGGATTTTGTCAAAGAATTTCTTTATGTGTCTGACCACGCTGGGTTCCTTGAACTGACCACTGAAACATGGAAGAACATGTGGTTTCCATCTCAGATACCCTTGAGTTCGGATGTGGCGGGCATTGCCCAGCTTAATGAAACAGACAGAGAATTTTATAAATTCTTGTTTGTTTTCTTGGGATTGGCTGAGAGGCTGGTCAACTTTAACATCGAGGACCTGGTCAAGGAGTTTAATTGCCATGACGCCACTCATTACTATGCAGAGCAGATGGCCATGGAGAATATTCATGGGAAGGTTTATGCCAATATTCTACAATTATTTTTTAATGGTGACATGATGAAGCTGAAGGAGTATGCAGTAAAGGTGGTGGCTGACCCTACCTTGAAAGCCAAACTTGACTGGCTACATACCAGGGTCAAGAATACAAAAACTAGGGCTGAAAAGGTCCTGATATTTCTGTTGATTGAAGGGATATTTTTTATATCCTCCTTTTACAGCATCAGTCTCTTCAGAGTGAGGGGGATGCTTAATGGGATCTGTTTGGCCAATGATTACATTTCTAAAGATGAACTGCTACACACGCGAGCCGCTGCTGTTCTGTACAATAGTCTAATACCGGCCAAAGAGCGCCCAGATGCCGCCTGGATCAAAAGACTGTTCCAGGAAGCAGTTGAGGTGGAATATTCCTTTATTGCTGCCAAGAGCAAGAACGTGACGCTGGTGGTTCCTGGTGAAATTAAAAAGTTTTTACAAGCCACCTGTGATAGAATTTTGCAGAGTATTGGGGTGGAGCCAATCTATGGCTCCCACGCCCCAGTCACGTGTCCTCTGAGCTACAACGGCTGCATAAAAAGTGTTAACTTTTTTGAGAGGGAGGGAACTGATTACTCAACCAAGGTGACTAATGATTTGTAAGCAGCGCAGTTTGGAAAGTGATGTGTGTGCTCTCATTCCACCCTATTTAAGAGGGAGACAAACTCTGAGTTGTGCATCTACTCTTTCTGCTTCTGAGAAGAGCATTGTTTTAACCCTTTACAATGCAGACCTTCCAGCTTGACACTGAGCGCCTCTGCCAGGCAGCTAAGCTGTACCAGCACACCAAGTCTGACTTTGGCCTGAATGGCATGATCCAGCTTTCTGGTTCATGTAATAATATGTCACTATCTGTACTGGGATCGATTGGAGGCTGTGCTATTCTGAGATTGGAATTGTTGGAGGCTGCCCGGCTCCATTCATCTAAAGACAGCTCCAAGTCTGCCATTTACAGCTTTCGTAACGCAAGCTCCCTTGGAAGAGAATTTACTCATGGTGGAGAACTCTTTGGCCCCAAAATGGAATCTGCCTCCCTGTCTTTTTATGGCCATCATGGAGTGAAATATGTGGAGGCACAATTTGTGCATGACAGCAGCAGCAAGACTGTACATACTGCTGCTATGCAGCCCATCACCATACCACCTTCGTGTGCCTTTGATGATCGTGAGGCCAATGGTATAGTGACATTGTCAACAAAAACTGCAGCGGCGCTGGTCAAGTGGTTGAAGCAGCATACAAAAACCTGCCAGTCACCAGTTAAGGTTTCTATCAGTGAAATCTTGGGTGTGATGGTTCTTTCAGTTGGAGATGCTAGCATGACTGTTGATGTCACTCCGGTGAATGTTTCATCTGGCAAGAAGACACGGGGTGGGAATAAGGCTAGTGACTCTGGGACTATCTCTGCAGACGCAACGGTGCATGTTAATGGACATTGTTTGATTAGATCTTTGATTGTATGTAAAGTTCCTGGGTGTACAACTCCAAGAGTCAAGTTTCACGCCTGTGGCATATTAGAGGTAGATGGGGCCCCCGTTAAACAGGGCGAGTTGACACAGGTAAAATTGTCAGTGGCCCTCCTGAACGTGGACTCTTCAACTGGCAGAGTTTTGAAGGAACCTGTGGTGACTGGAGCAAGTAAAGATCGAGGGGCTTCAAAGTCAGAAGACGCGGACGGTAGCCCTCCAGTACCAGATCATCCCAAAGAATCCCTCACTAGCGACTCTGATTCCTCAGTTCCTGGGCCACGAAGTACTGACCTTTCCTCTCTTACCCACACCCCTTCAGATAGATTTTCGAGCGACCTTAGATCAGGGTGTGGGGGGCAACAGTTCCTCAAGAGACCACCCCCTAAGAAAGACAGGGAACCCACCACTAAGCGCCCCAAGCTACATTTTAACCACTTCCCATAAATGAAGAGTCATTGGTCAGACGTGTTCCTCCCACTCATTGTGGGAGGAATGTCTGCTGTTCCCTTTATCTGGTGTTTAATTTTTAGAACCCTTTACCTACCAATAGAATGTGACTGGAGATGCTGGATTTTTGTATATGGATCAATGATTTGGCACATAACCATGTTTATGTCACTATTGTTTAAACATAAACATGGGATGATTGGCTGGTTTAAGTTGTGTAGTGCAGTTGCCATATGTCTGATTATAGTTTTGGCTCTTTTAGAACAATACTGCCCATATGAGATGTACATTGTTCCTGTTATATTCATAATAAATATAGTTTTGCTTTCCACATGGGTTCCCATGGCACTTATTTCAACATACATGTGCAACAGAATATATGCACGCCTCTTGGAACTGGGATTTTTGGCTGCCATAATAGGTTATTATGTGATGTTGCAAATTGGGGCACAAGAGTCTCCTGCCTTCTGGATTCCCATACCAGTGTTGCATATTGGGGGAGTGTATGCTCTTCTCCACTTTAGAACAAGGCCCTGCTTTTTGCACTCTGTTGAAAAAAGACATAGTATCTACTACTTTGGAAATAATAAGTATACCGTCTACCCCTGCGAGACCATTGTGAGGATGTGCAGCCCTGAAATTTCCCTGATGATTATTTTGATTATGATGCTGGCCATTGGCTTCCCCATCCTGGCATATTATGTGAAAATTGTTCAAGGTATGCAATACTTCTACATGTTCCTGATGCTGGGACCAATGGTAGGGGGCCTAATTTTTGACAGCAAGATTGTGGGCACCTTCTTCATGATGTTGGCATTGGTGACTATGATTTTTGCTGGAATTGCACCTGTCTGGTTTCCTCTCATGGCAGAAAGGACCTTTGTTATATCCCTGATATTAGCCAACTTTTCTGCTGGCTGCTTTCTGGAATGTATGCGTGTCAAGTTAAGGAGAGCCATAAATGGTGTCTATTTTGTTTATCTAGTAACTGTTTTATACAATCTGTTAGTGGCCCTTATCATGATTGCTGTAAGCATGTAATTAATAAAAGACAAAACAGATATGCAGTTCAATTGTGTTTATTATTGATTATTCACACACAAAAAATACCCCCTTGGTGCGGTGTGTTTGTCCCAACAGGGGATCCAAAATATATTTACATTTATCACAGTCTTTGTTACACTGATGACAATTTAGTGCAGCTTTCAATAGGGTTATACAGTCGCCTGGCTGATACTTTAGGACCACATCCTTACACTGTGTCAGCAGAGGGTCCCTGATTACACGTGTTCTCAGAGTGGGAATAGTCAGTACATAAACAAACAGGGTATACATGGGAAGGCTGCAAGGGGTTCTCTTCAGGGTGATCATACCACGTAAGAACTGGGCCTTAAGGCATACCGCATCTGCCACACCTTTGAGGATCCTGCTGAATATTCCATCCTTTTCTATACATTTTATCACCTCTATGAGTTTTATCACAAGCTGTTGGGACAATTTTTCTGAAGTAGACATGAGTATGTCGTCAGTGGGCAACTCCCTACCGTGTTTCAGGCAAGCATATGCCCAGGCCAACTGTTCGTCTAGCATGTGGGTCAGCACCACCAGGCCGTTGTTGAAGATTGCAAAATACCTTGTAGATAGCCAATGATCCTTATTTATTCCACTGTTAAAGAAAGAGTTAAGCAGTTTGAAAGACTCTTCAATATTTTTTAGTGATACCGCCTTTTCAGACACTGGACAATTTCTGGCAGCGTTCTGAATTATAGCATCCACAAACCGATCAGTATAGAACTCTGGGCGCAGTTTACCAGTTGTAGGCACCAACAGTTTGGCATTTTTGTACTCTGCTCTTGGAATTTTGCTGTAATCCAGAAGAGGTTTGGGGGACCAATATTGTTTCTGGCTTTTCTGGTTCCATCTGTTTGGTCTTCGTGAGTCTGGTCCCCTTTTCTGCTTCTGGTTAGCATTTTCTCTCTGTGGACTGCGTCTGGGGTGGTAAGAATAGCTTCTTTTGGGTGCAGGCTCATACTTTGTTGTATCTCTAAGCAGAGGAGAGTTGTGGACAATTTCAGGAGACAGGGCGCGCTTTCTAGCCTTTGGAGAAGGTGGCTTGACGTCTGGCGAGGGTGTTGGTGGTGGGTCGTCGAAGAGTGGGTCAGGTTCGTACACCACATCCCGGACTGGCCCCGTTGGCTCCTCAACTGGTGGAGAATCTGAGAGCTCACCTTCTTCATCAGATGTATCAAAGTCAAAATCAGATGGTAGTCCTGGGGGGAAACAAGAGATTTTAAGACCAAATTTAAACTCCAAATTTTACAAAAGTGTTAAGTAGGATTCCTTATTTTGTAAAGACATACCTTCCATCATTTGGTCCAGCGCGCCCGCCTCCAACATCTGCTGTGCCATTCTGCGAGCTGTGGGTACTGTATGGTGCCCAGGATCGGAGAGTCCTCTACACTCGAGCATGCACGGTGCAATGTGTCACAGGCTTATTGTTGTTGCACTTATTGGCAAAGCATTGACTCATAAGTGTTGCAGTTATGACGTCACGTGAGAACTTTCCCAGGGTTATGAAAAGCCTCACATTATGTGATTTTGTTCTGTGTTGATGAGTCAGACAGGAGAAGCCTGGACCTCTGCGAGGTTTCAGTTGTAGCATGTTGTTAGACACAACGTTAAATGAAATGTTGTTTAGTTCATTTGCATTTTTCTGTGGCAGATATTTGACTAACTGCTCACAAAACAATGGCCACAAGGTGGTGTCTATCCAGGACTGGACCGGGCACCCCAAAATATCTTCCAGTTTGTCAATATCTAGAGAATTTTTTGGTAAGCTGGCCACAGTCTTGCAGGATAAAAAATCCTCATCTTTATCACGAATGTCCAATATTAGATTATAATCTCCAGATCTTAGATCCTCACTGGTACTGTGATACAAAAGGTTTGTCAGCACGAAGCTGTTCTTGACATAGGAGGTCTTATCTGGAAATGGGTGACAGACAAACAATTTTAGCAGTCTCTCAGGCAATCCTGTAGATGTAAATTTGTAGGTGTGTGGCAGGCGAATGCAGCGACCCTGGCTGTAGATACCCGTGTCAAATAAAAACTCTGTTGAAGAGATTGAGGGGAATAGTTCACACACTCTTTTGTTCAGTCTGATAGTTCTGTTTATCACTCTTGCTAGAGTTATTAGTGGTGTTGCTCCAACTATAGCATGTCTCATTGGTAATGGTGTAATTATTCGGAGTCCAATCTTTTTGCTGCAGGTACAAAATGGTCGTGGTTCCATATATATATCAGAGTTACACTCTGACTTGAAGAAATAGACGGGATGAGACGGGGGCATCTCCAGGTTTAGGATTGTGCTGAGGACAGTAATTATGTCCTGGCGAATCTGCAGACACAGATTGTATATGTCTTCAATTTTATATCCTGGAACTTCAACTGGGAGATCAAAATCCAGAATGACATTATAGATTGGCAGATGAGGGTTGAAGTATTCGTGCCTGGAAACCATGAGATTGTCCTCAACCGTGTTGCTCGTGCAACCATTAACACAGTAGGTCAAAAGTTCAGTGATTCTCACGTCTGTTAATTCATCTAAATTAATTGAGTGGGGGAAAATGACGTGCTTCTTCCAGTAGTCTTCTATAGAATCTGTTGCCACCATCACAAAATAAGTCTTGTTTTTAAATTCACTTCTGTACGTGGGACAAATTGGCTTTTCTGGGAACAGAATGTCCTTTGGGTTATCAAGTTCTTGTGGAGATAAGGATGCTAGTTTCAATAACTCTTTCAGGCTGGACTCTGAGCTATAAAAAGGAAAATCCTCGTTGATGGAATCAAACAAGGCTGTCAGGTCCGATGTCTGTCCAAACCAGGCCTGGAGAGTACCTGGGGTATCTCCATACGACCCTAAGCTGGCTCCAGGTACACGGACAACCTTTGTCAATAGATGGGTGTGAATATATTTTTCCTTGTTATAGTAGCTGGACATTTTATCCAAAAATTCATCACAGAGTTTCAGATGAAGAATTTCAGAACTGTAGGTGTTGATATTGTCCGGTGAGGTCTTTCCAATAAATTCCAGGAAGGCAGTTTTGTTAAAACATGCATAAAATGCCAGGTACACAAATTGTACAATGTCCTTGTTAGACAGCAGTAGACCCCCCCTAATTTCATTAATCATCTGGTCAATCTTTTCATTTTCTAGAGTGTCTATGTTGAGTTTAGTTTCTACATATTCTGCAAACAAAGGCACACTGTCCAGGATAGAGCTTGAGGAAAAGAACAGCCCAAGTTCCTGAAGACTGGACACATCAATGAGAGAGTGTCCAAGCTCCCCGCAGAAAAGTCTAGCCAAGTGCATGAGGGTCTCAACGGTACAAGCATGTTTATAAAAGTAATAAGAGGCGATGACCAGGGTAAAGGTCAAGTCATCCTGTCCAAAGGTTGTAATGAACCATTGTGTGGAAGATGTTGTCTTTAACAGTTTTCTCAAAAAATTGATTAATTTTGACTGGTACCATCTAACCATTTCCAGAAAAGTGCCCTCTTTCTCCCCTCTGTTATCTAGACTCATTATCAATTTTAAAATTGGCAATATTTGAGCTTTGAGGTGAGAATAATCTAGGCAAGATGCTACCTGCCCGCTGGTTAGAGGCCTGCCATTAAACAAAAACTGTTTGGCATCATCGCAGGAAATGTCAACTTTAAACAGTTCAAAGTATTTTTTTTCCTTATTGGGCCTGTTTAGAGGTAGGCACATAGAGATGCTGCTGATGTTTTTTAGACCAGAAATACTAAAGCAGTCATGAATCAAAGAGGTGAATTTATATTCAGTTGCGCCCTCGTGTGTGATTAAATTCACAACAGCGTCTATAACATCAATATCTGTAGAAAATATACACCTGACAGTATCTGGCGATACAAGGCATGAATTGCTGTGGTATCTGGCCATTTGGGAAACCCGGTGTACCTTACAAGAGGCTCGCTGATGTAGAAACAGATGAGAGAATGGAGATGGAGATCAGGCTGGGTATGCCCCCGGGGGTGTTGGCGGCCGACCTGATTAGGAGCACCAAGGATAAGCAGGTCCTGGAGCAACTCTATCTTCTGGCCGTGCAGGCAAATAATTTAACAGAGCACATCAAGAGATTTACCTTGGGTGAGATACCAGAAGAATGTAAAAATGTTACCAGATCTCAATTGGAAAAATTAAAGTCTGTCCAACACATAATTTGGAACACAATGATATCATTGGCTGCTGGGGCAATAAGTGTAGATGAGGCCACACTTCCAGCCCTGCTGGACAAGAGGGCAGAGGAAACGGTGGCTCTTCTCGAGATGGAGAAAATAGCCACAGCAGTCAAACTGGATGAGACGGCCGCATGGGCCACTGACATTGCTGGTATTGTATCTAGCCAACCTTTGGCCACGCCCCCAAGTGAGTCACCCGACCAAATAGCACTGAAAAAAGCCACACAACTTTCAAATGCTGTTTATTGAAACTGGTCACACACATCATTTTGTGTGCAGTTTTATTAATTCACCCCACTTGACCCAAACCCCCGCCCCTCCCTAGAAGGCTTTCCTGGCCTCTGTTTGCTGTATCGCCTATTCTTTTCTTCAGCAATTTCAGACTTGTCTGCAGCTTCGTGCGGAACCCTAATAAACTGTACAACAGCTAAACCCGGTATGTCCATTGAGCATTCTTTGCTTGTTAACAGCTGCAGCAGGGAGGGACTATAAGATTTAGAAATAAATACTATTTGGGCTATTCTGATGCCTTGAGGGATAATTATGGGTTCTGTTGTCAGATTATGGAGTGTCAATGAAAATTTTTCAGCCATGTTGATACCGGTAGGTGTCACTAGTATTCCTCTACAGGCGATGCCAGACCTGCCAAGTACCACTGGGGTAAATTCTGGAGCAATGCCAGATAAATGGGTCAAATCAAACTGGAAGGTGTGTCGAGTCTTTGGTAGCAGACACAGGTCCTCAGAGGCTCTGAAATCAAATCCTGCATCTTCGTCATATACTGGGTTCTTTAGGAGGTGGTCATCTGTTATGACAGGAACCGTGTAGCTCACAGGCAGGATATAGATGGTCAATTGGCCCGGTTGAATCTCCACCGTGCTCTGAGCCGCCGTTGCCAGGATAACAGAGATTTCACCCCGGTAGCCGGGGTCAATCAGTCCAGTGTGGCCGGTGACGAGACTGTTGGCACAAATCGCATTTAGGATCAAGGGAAATCCGCTTGTTTTCTGGATAAACAGACCAAGAGGCACTTTTGTTCCTTCGCTGGGTTGGACAGATATAGGTGTGATGTTTTGAAATTTTAGTCTGGTCCCAGGATCCAGGTCTGTGCCTTGTGTAGTTAGGGCCCATCCATGAGTGCACTCTAAAAAGTGCTTGGGCACAAAGGAGTATTCCACTTTCATGGCAAATAATTGCTCTGTAAATGATCTCCAATATATAAGACGAGAGGAGACTTTTCTTGGTAAAGTCTTGGGTCCTGTACCACCTATTTTATAGCTGTTTAAAAATGCAGGTCCTGGTCGTGGTTCTTTTTTTGATGTGTGCCTTTGTCTGTGGGATCACCCAAGAAACCACACCTACTCCAAAACCTGATGACTCATCTGACTTCTATGGTCACGGATGCAACGCTGACACATACGTCCCTCAGTGGGGGAGTGTCTCTAGTGTGTTGGCAATAATTAATGGGTCTATAGTCACAGTGTCTAGTGGTGTCTTTTTGATCTACGCATGCTTTTCAAAATTTCTTACTACCATGACCTCATAATGTTGGGAGGATAATATTTAAGCAGTGCCCTGGAGACAACCTGCACCCTTGCTCAACTTGTTGTTATTCTCCCTGAGCGATGGCGTCCAAAAAGCCTGATAAAACCTATGAAGAAATGGTCAAGGAAGTAGAAAGGCTTAAACTGGAGAATAAAACACTTAAACAAAAGGTTAAGTCTTCAGGCGCTGTCTCATCAGATGATAGCATCTTGACAGCTGCCAAGAGAGAAAGTATCATTGTCTCTTCATCCAGAGCACTAGGAGCAGTGGCTATGAGAAAAATCGAGGCTAAAGTCAGATCCCGGGCGGCCAAAGCTGTTACAGAGCAGGAACTAACCTCTCTTCTCCAATCGCTGACCCTGAGAGTTGACGTGTCTATGGAGGAAACTACTGTGGGTGCCAGCGGAGGGATTGGCCCATCCTCTCAAACAGAGACCAAGAAAAGAAGACCCAGGTCCAAATCAAGACACAGACATGATCATGAATAAAAAGAAACACTTGAATCTATAATCAAAATTGTCAGGTTTTTATTCATGTAAACACACACAGTACATGATATGAAAGATAGTCATAAGGAGAAATATCAATATTATGGCGATCGTGGGTCGTATCCAAAGCAGGGTAGAAATGTCTGGAACGGGGTGCATGGGCGCTGTAGTCTGGGGGGATGCTGGTTGAGTGGTGGTATCCCCATCTGGCGTCTCTGTTTCGGCTCCAGGTCCAGCTGTAGAGGGCGGTGTCGCCTCTGGTGTCATAGATGGTCCACTTGGTGGGGGTGTGGGTTCAGGAGCGGGAGCTTTGGCGGGGGTGCTGGGTTCTGGGGTAGAGGGCTCAGCTGGGGGAGTTGGTTGAGGAGCTGGGGGATCCGCGGGGGGTGTTGACTCTGGGGTTGAAGGGTCAGCTGGGATATTTGGTGGAGTAGCAGGTGGGTCTACGGGTGGTGTAGGTTCTGGATTTGAAGGTTCAGCTGGGGGAGTTGGTTGAGGAGCTGGGGGGTCTGTGGGGGGTGTTGACTCTGGGGTAGAAGGGTCAGCTGGGGTATTTGGTTCAGTAGCCGGCGGGTCTACGGGTGGTGTAGGTTCTGGCTTTGAAGGTTCAGCTGGGGCAGTTGGTTGAGGAACTGGGGAATCGGCTGGAGACACGGTTTCGGGGGTAGGGGGCTCTGTGGGAGGGGTGAGTTCGACGGTAGGGGAGGCGGGATCTGTCGGACTGTCAGCGGTTTCAGGTACATCGGAAGGAGAATTGTCCTTTGGTTCAGCCTGGGGTTTGGACTCTGTAGGTTTTACTGGGTCATCCTCTTGTTTGGGAGGACTGGTATCTGATGTGTCAGCAGGAGCGTCCGATGAAGAAGTAGTTAGGGTGGGTTCATCTTCCTGATTTTGGGAAGGGGTGGTTGTTTCCGGGGTTGTGGGGGTGTCTGGTTCGGGAGTAGGGGGGAGGAAGGTTGGTGACTCGGGTTCTGTCTCATCAACGTGTTCAGTAGAAACATCTGCATTGGAGGTGGGAGGTTCTGCTGTAGGGGGAGTCATAGTTGGATTATCTTCCTGTGAGGAGGGTTTAGGTGTTGCGGGTAGAGGGGTTGGAGACTCGGGCTCAGTCTCCCCAACATGCCCAGCGGACGGTGCCGCTTTGGGGTCAGCCTCCGTTGGCTCCTCTCCTGGGGAAGTTGGTTCTGAGGTGGTGGGATCGGACGCGGAAGCGCTGCGGGCGTCTTTGTGTACACTCTCACCATTTTGGGCCACAGGGGGGCGCATAATTGTAGTGGGATTGTTGTTCGAGAGAGTTACTAGTAATGAAAATGTTGCACCGCTAGATGGTGCCTTTGTAGCATTTATTTCCATCTCTCTACTTGTAATACCCTCTACAGTCTCGGCCGCACCAAGGGCCGCCCCGGGCACCCATACTAAGTTGTGATTCCCCAGAAAACTTATTATTTGAAACAACAGAAAACACTTTGCTAGGGATTTAACGCCACACATGTTGAGGGTTTTATAGCGTCACTTCTTTTATTCAGTTAAATATAAACATTATACTTAAGGATTTAGAAATGTCTTGTATTTGGCACCGTTTATGACTCCAGGCTGTTTGGGTCGAGTGGACTAAGTATGCTGGCATAAATGTCATACAACGAGAGTGTAGTTATTGGGGGAACGGAGGGTGGGGGAGTGGGTGATTGGGGGTCAAGTATGGAACATGTGTCACTGTCAGCAGTGTCCTGGTTTGCCATAGAGTCCAGCGATGCAAATATTTCCTTTATAGCATCATCGATGAACGCGTCCTCAGATGATCCGGGACACGCTTCCTGAGTAATTTGTTCTGGGAACACGTTGGAACATGTCTCATCCTGTTTTCCAACAAAATCTTGTCCCTGAGGCTCAACAATTGGCGGGGCGGGCGTTGAGCCAGATTGCACAATATGCTGGACAGGCGTATCCCTGTGGCTAGAGAGCAACTCGGCCAGAAAACCATAAGCCTGTTCGTGCCCAGAAGTGCGAGCTGTGGGTTTCTTGTTTGGACTACCGTCTGAAGAATAATTTACCTCCTCATCGCTCTCCCTTAATCTCTTTGCGGAACAGGTGTGATTATCTGGAATTAGTTGTGGTTGAACGGCGCCTGTGTACTCAAAGGATCCGCCCATAGCTGAGTTGGGAGTAGGTATGTAGCTCTGCTCGCTTGTTTCTGGGGAGGTTTGAGGAGAAGGGCTAAATTCAAACTGGAACTCTTCTGTGGCGGAAGAAGGGCCAGGGCTAATGGGTGAAAATGGCCCCAATGGTTCATAAGTGGTCTCTGGCCGAGCTCTCGGAGACAGTCCTGAAAAGACCATGTTGAAAGAAGAAAGCCATCTTTTTTTAGAGGGGTTTGTCACCGCCTCTGAAAACATTTGATACAAACAGGGTTCAGTGGTATTGTGTAGAGGGTCCAGGTTAATGATTTCTTCTGGGTTCTGCAGCAAATGTGCCATATTACCCCTATGCAACTCCCCCAACCCTGGTTCTGTGGGAGAAGCAAACAGGGGGTCTGGGATGCAGAACTTTTGTGAGGATATGTCTTTACTGTATAGCGAACCGTGGGGGGCTCGTTTTCTGTTTCCATCTCCAATAGTACAGCTGGGTACACAGTCTGGTGGGATGTTGATGGCGTGCTGATAAATTGGAATTAAAATTTTATTTAAGTCCATTTGTGGAAAGCATATCTTTATAAATGCCTCAACTTCTCTGGATATGCCACCAGGTGACTTCTTCTCAGAATTAAATTCATCCAACACATTGCGCCCAAATGTCATTAAATGTCTGCGGCCTGCCCCTAAGCGCCTCCAGGCCGTTGTGCATTTTCCTCTAACATCCTTGAGTATTTCGAACAGACTGCAGGCCAGAGGTTGAGGTAGCTGTACCCCCGAACATGGGGCAGTCAGAAACAGCCTGTCTGTGGTATAGACAACTCTTTCAATGGCATATTTGATCAGGTGGTGAGATATGTACCCACATGGATGCCTGTTATGGACTTTGGCATTAAACCTCACCTTCTGGTTTCTGAACATTACCCAGACATTGTAGAAGTTCAGGTCAAATATTAACCCAGACAAAGGCCCATGTTTGAGACTGTCTGACTGCAGACGCCGAAGAGCAAGTTCCAAATTCTTGACATACTGCAGAGCATTCAAACCATCTTCAGGGTGCTGTAGGAAGCATATAAATAGATCTACCAGTTGCTGAAATTCCTCTTTTGTTTCAGCAGAGACTCCAATCAACTGGCTCAAGTAGACCTGCTTCGATCCGTGCCAGTCCTATAAGAACAGAAAACATGGGGGATGAATTTTATTATCCTTCTCTGGAAAGCGTGGTCCACACCTTTTGTGTCATAGATACTAGGGAACATAATAGAGTAAGTGCCTGTTTGTGTAAGCTTCAGGTGCTGTGTAAAATTTGTCAGACACTGCGCCACAACTTGGATACAGAGCCATTTTTGTTGCCCCACTTGAGGGAACTAATTATCAGACACCTAACACTATTGGAGAGGTTGTCCACTACCTCCAAATTTCAGCGCATACTCGACTACATGAAGCTATCCCTTGAGGCAAATGATTCAAACTTGTTACAAGACTTGGCCATAGGCACTGTCAATTTACTGGGCTGTCAAAGTCCAGAGATTTTGTCTATCCCATATGACAAAGATCAGCCTGTACATGAATGGTGTGCATGTTTCCTGACCTCTGTAGACGAGGAAGCCTTGAGAAAAATATCTTCTATGTTGGACAATAAACACTTTTCTTATATGTACAACTTTAAAACATTCTTAAAGTATTCACTAGAGTTAGAAACAGCTGCAGACTTTGATTTATCTACTGGACTCAATGTCCTTGTGTATTGGGTAAGCGTCTTTAAACTGTTCAGTGTTTGTGTCCAAAGTCAGTTTCTGCTGGACAGCCTTGTGGCATTTAATGCCCTTTTTAAAAATCATGTAAAAGAGTTAGAAGCGATTGTGGAATCTGACACAAACCTGCTCTGCTATAGCACATCTGTTGTGTGGGCAAAATTGTCTAACTTAAACCATCTGCTCCACAGACTTCAGACTAGTAACAACACTTTAGTTTTTGATGAAATACTGATCTGTCTGCGTGGTTTACAAATTTATATAAAATGTTTACCTACCTTATCGGCTGAAGGGGAATCCGAGTCAGAGGCCATCGCTGCAGAAATTCCCTCGTAGTGCAGGAGTTGTATTTTTGAGTGTAGATTGAAAAGAGTTGTGCTCTCTCCTCAGCCTTTGAAGGGACATTTCATGACTCATGTAGGAGGAGCTACCAGATTTCCATAAAAGTGGGAGGCTATTATTTCTTGCAGACTGCAGCACATTGTGGGATAATGTGTTCAAAAATGGACCTTGAAACCCGTGAAGGTGGTGGTTGCCAGCAGGTTTCAATTCTCATGGTCACATCTGACAGAGAAAAGGAACAGTATGAGAAATTTATGAACATACTTAAGAATCTTTCAAATTGTACTGATATATCTCAGGTCGTGGCAGATGCTAAAAAAATCTATGATTCCAGGGAATTTTGTTATGTGCCTGCCCTTCTCACTCTGTTCAAGAAGTTGCCTTCTGTTCATAAATGGCCTGAAAATGAAAACTGTAATGAGGTGCTAAGTGCTGCCTTCTTTGTGTGCCAGCTCTTATTTTTTCATAACTTCCCAGCCTCACCAGCTTTTACAGTGGATGAAATGTTTGCAACAGTGGCTGCTAGATTGAAGGATCTGATAGAATATTCATGTGACTGTGAGAACTGTGAATTGTTGGCTGAATCCCTGACAAATTATAAGTTTTCCCTGGTACCTATAAAGATCAGGCCACACACCGATACCTGTGTCTCACTGAAAACACTCCAGCGGCTACGGACTGCCATGTTAGGCAATCCTGAAACCCTGAGTATTTGGACCCTTGATGACCTGGTGGAGGACCCAGTAGTCTTCAAAGGCTATGAAAGCGCAATTAGGAGAGAATTTGCTGAGCATGTCACATGTTTGAACATGTGCTGGGTTGTGAAGATAATCTTGGACTGCATGTCTCAGCCAACAGCTCTGCTTCGGGATTGTATTCAGAAGGGTGCAAAGAATAATGGACTCCAGCTGGACACTTCGAGTACCTGGACGTGGCCAGCAGCACGTATTGCTGAAAAGGAAGTCATAGAACATACCATGAGTGTTTGTGTACAGGATATGACTAGAAGTCATGATCAGGAATTCTACACAGAGGCCTTTAAGGAAGATCTCCATATAGGATTAAAGAGACTAGTTGCCATGGTCCTTGGGCAGAATCATAGTTGGTTAGATGGCTTTCTGACAGACACTATAGTGACAGGTAAAGCATAGCCTGGGGCATAGTTCTTTGATGAATCATCATAAATATGATGGCTAATGTGGTCCTTTTGTGTATTAATGCAGATATGTTTATGTATCCAGGTGTGTTGCTTGAAAGGTATTTTGCTGTACTAACCCAACACCACCTATTTATCATGTTTGGAAGCCTATTAAAAACTGTGCTATTGACTCTGGCGTTTGTGTCTTTGTCTACTTGTGACTCAAAAATTTTACCCAAGCATTGTTGCCATATTTCTGCAACCCCTACTGAGAAAAAATCCTGGAACTTCCTGTCCTCCATAACTGAGATATATCTTAGTAGTCCATCTTCGTGTGGGAATATCAATGTGGCCCAGGTGAAAGTGAAAACCAAGACAGGATACCACTTAGAATGTGCAAATGGTTTTGGACTCATGGGCTTTCTTGAAGCCGTGGTCAGCAGGTTTAGAGACCCCACCCCCGATGACGTTGAGTTCCTTAAACAACTTAAATTGTTGCACGATCAGTTTGATGAGGTATTTTCAGCAAGCACTGCCAACAGCTCCTCCTTTAAGGTCGCCGCCTGGTAACCATGGACACTTGGCTAAAAACGCATGTGTGGTCCCTGAATGTTATGCAGAGAGACTCAGTAATGGATTTTCTACCTCAATCCTGGATAGACTACTTACAACTCTCCGCGTTTTCATCCAAGAAGCTTGAGCAGATTATGGCTGCAGTAGAAAACAGAAGAAAACAAAATATTGTCTATCCTGATAGTGAGGATGTGATGCGCTGGGCATTTTCCTGCCCTCCTGAAAATGTTAGGGTTGTTATTCTGGGACAGGATCCCTATCATGGGGGCCAGGCCAATGGTTTGGCCTTTAGTGTTCATGAAAACTTTCCAGTCCCACCGAGCTTACACAACATTTTCCAAGAACTTAAAAGGTCAGTGCCTGATTTTCAAATTCCCCCTTCTGGCTGTCTTGATAAGTGGGCAGAACAGGGAGTTCTTCTGCTTAACTGCATCCTGACTGTAGATAAGGGACGGCCTGGTTCTCACCACAAACTTGGATGGGGATGGTTCACAGACTATGTCATTTCTACAATCTCTGAAAAGAATGATAAGTGTGTTTTTATGCTGTGGGGAAACAAGGCAATAGAAAAGGAAGTTCTGATCAATGGCAGTAAGCATCTTGTATTAAAGGCGCAACATCCTTCCCCCCTGGCATCTCTTGGTGGCTACTCATCAAAACAGGCCCCGTTTTTGGGCTGTAACCACTTTTCAATTGCCAACACATATTTAACGCAGCACAACAAACCCTCAATTTCTTGGAACTTATAATGGACCCCTTTAAGAAACCAGTGAGAATGTTGCCCATAAAGGGGGCCCCGATCTCTCGACCAATAAGTGTTTTTACATTTGACGTGTTTAACCCCCCGGACGATTCCGATGGGTCATCAACTCCAGACTCAGTGTTTGAGGCGGAGACCAGCCCAGCAAGAACTCCTCCAACTCCCGCCTTGATTCTACCCTATGATTATGTGAGCAGTGAAGACTCTGATGATGAAGCACAAGAACATGCGGATAACCGGGACACTAATGACCAGGTCAGCGAGTCAAGTACAAGTGAGGACTCTGATTCAGAGTCTGAAAGTTCATGTGACGATACCCAGCAGACTTTCGTGGACGATGAGTCCACCAGCTCTTCTGGCGAGGAAGACAGAGATGATCCTTTTGAGTCAAATGACCAGGGCGCGCAGGGCGGGTCGACCTCTGAGTCTGAGGATGACCTCCCTGCAATACTGAGGGCTGCACGCGAGACACAAAGTGACAGCTCTAGTGACAGTTCCGGCAACTCCCATAAAAAAAGGCGAGTGCAGGAAGAAGAAAGTAGTCGCATCTTGAAAACCCCAGCCCCCATTTCTGGTAATGGAAAATATAACTGGCCATGGTTGGATTGAAACTTTATTCAATAAAAATTAATATACAAGTAATGTTTTTGGGTTGTGTAATGCTTTGGTTATGTATCCAGCAGATTTTGTATCCATTGTTAGTTCACTGCTCCTCATGGGGTTTCTATCAATCACCAGGTATTTGGGGTTAGTGGCGCGGGAGATGGCCACATAAGCATGGCTATGCTGGAGGGTCTTATATTTTCCAAAGGCTACAGCAACCTTACTCAGAGACATGCCCTGAGCCTTGACAATCGTCATAGCCAATTTTGAACTTATTCCATAATCTCCTGTGCAGCCCAGCACCATTGATGAGCCATCTTCCAGTATTTCTGTTATTTTGTTAAAGTTGGTGTTCAAACATGATATGAATCCCATGGAATCTTGTACAATGATCATTGGCATAGTCTTTGACATATAATCACTTCTCTGTGAGAACTGTTTGCCAAAACTAACTGACACGAAGGTGTACCCTTTGAGTTGGTAAGACTCCACGGTGGAGGCATAATCCAATAACCCAGTTATGACTGTCTCTGTAGATGTAAATTCCACATCATCCCTTATATGAATATTAGTAGTATATGTGCTGAACGGCTGCAATAGAAATTCTTCCCCAAAGTGGTCGGTGGCCACTTGGAGCCTATCTAAATAAACCTGTTTTATAGCAGAGTACCAATTGATTATCTCTGTAATGGTGCTCTGACTGGGCAAGGGAGGCTGGGTAGCCAACAAATAAAATATGTCCTCTGTTAAACCCTCCACAGTCTCATCATCTGACAGAAGCAGAGAGGGAATATTTTGTTCTTGAATACTTGCCAGGTATTTTTTGTCTCCAGTCTGAATGCCATAGGCATAAAACTGGTAGAGGGAATTAAAAATTAAGGTTGACAGAAAATTGTACACATACTTTATGTTGTCCCTGGTGTGAGATTCTAAAAAGCCATCAGAATCCAACACCTGTTTAAAGGAAGCATAGGTTCCAGAATATCCACAAATGCACCTTTTGGTTTTACCATTTAGACTGATAAAACTATTTTTGACATATTTTGCCTGATAAGTTATTCTTGTACAGTCCTCAGTAATGTCTGTGTTTATGATGGTCATATCCTGGTCTACAAACTGAGAGTAGTTACTGGCCTTGAACATATTTTTCTTCAACCAGTCCATTATGGTAATTTCTGTAAGATTAACTTTTTCTTTATATTTTTGGAAAGTCTGATTATAGACCTCACAGACAATTGGACAGGTAAACAACTTGACCTCATTAGGTAGTCTGTGGGATTTTGCAGTCAGGGCCAGATGCAGGCTGCTTAAAAATGTTTTAACTTCTTGGTGTGATACAAAGAGGCGAGTCCAGCCAACATACTCTAGTGGGTCGCAGATTTTAGCATATGGAACAACAAATCTATCAATATATTGCAATACTTCGTCTGTAACTGGCAGGCCGTACTCCATAACTTTTAGCATATGGGAGAATTCAGTATCCAGACAGCGCTTATTATTTATAAAGAGGGCCCAGTTGTTGTCCACATCGATGTATCTCCTCAAAACTTGATTCTCCATTAACACTGATAGTACATTATCACATTTTTGGATCTCGTTCCTTTGGAGGCTGTGGTTGAAGATGCTTTGGATGGCTGAGGTCTGAGTTGGAGATCCCACACAAACTATACAGGGAACCTTTCCTTGTCTGTAAAGAGGGGTAGAAAGCCAACTGTTGTAGAACCAATAAAAGAAAACAATTGTTGTCAACATGTAGGAAGGCAGAGTTCCAGCTTCGTCTATAATAATTATGTTTGTTGTCCACAACTCTGGCTGGCATGACAGGCACATAAGTTCATATAGCTCCTCAGACATGTTCTGATATTGGTGCATCTTTTTCTTCTGAGTTATTTCCTGGATAATGTCTGCAACTACACTCCAATACTTGGCCAGTTCATACTGCTGAAGCTGCTCTATTGAGGTGATGGGAGTTTTGGGGACCTGTCTACAGAGCATATTGATGTGTCTACTCTTGAATCCAAATGCCTGGAAAATTGTGGGACAATATGACTTGAGCATAGAAGACAGATTCTGAGACGCGGCCACGGTAGCTCCAGTGATCAGACAGTTTAACTGTTGATGAATTGCAGAGACGCTAGTACTTTTTCCCGCCCCAGCAGTCCCTGTGATTATAAAGGATGTGAATGGGAGCAGATTCATGCACTCTTCATCTAGAGGGTCATATTGAGAATCATACCAACACATATCAGGGATATTTGTTGTAACAGTATTAGATAGGTCTTCAATTCTGGTGACTATCTGGCGAATTTTGGCATCTGAGGTCATGTTCATGATGAATCTGTCAGAGAGTGCCATGCTTGTCCACCCAACCAAGAATTCGATGCAGTTGTTTGAATCCCTGAAAGGAAAATATGTTTATGTGAATGGACAGTCTGTGTACACTAGTCTAAGGTCATCGGGGATGTTCTCCAAACAATTATTTCTTCATCTGTATAGATTTGCTCTAAACTCATGCACTTATGAGACCCTGTTTACCAGCTGGGCCAACTTTCACAATACCATGAGAAAAAAATGGAAAAAGGGAACTACATCAGAGGATTTTCTAGCATCATCATATGCTTCTTGGGTAGCAACACTTAAATTAACCCTGGAGAGGCTGGCATTACCACTAATCAATCAACTGCAATATTCCAGAAACCTCATTTCTTATGAGAGATACATAGACTGGGTAACAACCCTCGGGGTGGTCCCAGTAGCACAGGTTCCTGAAAACAAAACAACAATCCAACATTTGGAGGACAACTTAAAGGTACTAGTGAACACCTCAGGCCCTGGTGACAAAGTCATAACTGAAATGATCTCTAGCCTGATACAGGAGATGAAAGTGATCCTCAAAACATTAAGTTCACTGTACATACCTGATTACTCAGAAGTCTCAATACATAAAAATTTGGAATCTGGTGAGTGGTTTGGAATATACAAATCCAAGAGAATACCAGTAGAAGTAATGGCCGCTCCAGTTCTTTGTAAAGAAGGATATATGTTTGACAGCTGTGTCCAAAGGGTCTTTCCCACTGTTATGCAGTGTTACCGGACGCAGGAACATGCAAAACTCTGCCAACTGCTAAACACCATTCCTGTTAAAACAATTGTGGGAAACGCGCAATCTCCTGGTTACAAGGATATCCTGGAACATTTGGAAAAGTCCAACAGCAAAACAGACCCTAAAAAGGAACTGTTGAACCTTTTAATTAATTTGGCAGAGAATAAAACAGTCTCTGGAGTCACTGACGTGGTTGAAGATTTTATCAGTGATGTGTCAAACAATTTAATTGATAGGAATAAACTTTTTGGCAACAGCAATGAAACCACGTGTGCTGGATTAAAAAAACAGGTCTCCAACTCTGTTTTCAAATGCTTGACTAAGCAGATAAATGAGCAATTTGACACAATAGCTGACCTTAAAAAGGAACGAGAGCTGTATCTGGCAAGACTCCAGACGGTTGAGTCACACCTACTAAGAATAGCACGCAACGAAAAGAGTATTCATGATGTGGATGTTAACCTTCTCACTGCAGACACTATGGAAAGTCTCTCTGAGGTGAGAGACTTGAATTTGTTGTCCTCAACAACTGAAGTGCCTAATGGAAAAAGTGTTCTAAATAGCTTTTTTTCTCAGTATGTTCCCCCCTTTAGAGAGCTTGGAAAAGATCTAGCAAACCTCTGGGAGAGTGAGTTAATGAGTACCTTCAAACTTGTTCCCGAGGTGGATCCCCAAGGAAAGATGATATGTGTTAGGTACACCCCAGACACTGTTTCACTTTTACTTGGACCATTCACTTATGTAATAACCAAGCTTACAAGCATGGATTTGATCAGAGATGATATGACATCACAATCTGTCCATGGATTGGTTGATATAGTGTACAAGGAGAGCAGACTGTTAGTCTATATAACTGACATTGGCTCCAAGTTGGGCACAGAAGTCCAATTATCCACGGACGGAGTAGAGGTGCTGCCACCATGATCTCTTCAAACATTAGAGAAGCAAGAACTGTCATCCTTCCCAGGCTGATGTTGGAAATAACATCCAATGGGACTCTTACTGTGGCCTCACATACTCCAATTTTTCAGAAATTATCTCTCCTGGATCTACCCAGCCTCACCGCTCATCTGAAAACCAAGCTATCAGGATCAATGTTTAAAGGCTTTCTTTTTGCCACATTGTGTGAAACAGAGGATCATGTCACGACCTTGGATATGCATCCACACGTTTTTGAGAAAAGGCTGGTTTTATACAACCCCAGAAATACCTGTAACAAGGAGCTATGTGCACTGATTTCCATGGTGGAAAACTTAATGGATTGTGACCCCAAATTGCCTTTGTCTATTTATATGAGGGGGAAAAGATTGTTTCAGAAGAATCCCGGTAAAGATTCCTGTTTTCTCTTTAAGGGATTGTCTACTTTGATATCCACCCACTTTGCTGTTTATCACCCAAATTTCACAGTCAATGATGAATTACTACTGCCTCCCCTCTTGGCCTACAAGATGCATTCAACCATTGAGGGAATTGATGAAGTATCCAAGGGACTCCTGAAAGCAATTTACCTGGACTCTTACAGAATGGACAATAACATAGATGATTTTCAAAACCCAGCGGGGACATTCACACTTCTGTGCTTGCCCACCATTTTTACTAAACACCTCACTGTCCCAAATGTTCTAATCCTGATAAAACGCGCAGGGTTGATGTATGAGGCCATAGACAACATTATTTTATGATAAATTTAATAAAGTTTCATAATTTGACAATATCATGTCTCTTTCTTCATCATTCAGTTGTAGTATGTCACACAGTTCCATGATATAAGGGGTATAATCAAAGCAGCTTGGGAGGGGTTTGTCTTGCATCCAAAAAGACATTCCATGCTTTGTGTGGAGATAAAATGCAGGAGCTATGGTAAAGAAAAGTCCTTTGGGCCGGATGGTGGGATGTTCTATATTCATTGTTTCTTTTAGCCAGAAAGAGGTATTTCTTCTTTGCTGCCACATGGTCAGAAGAATTTTCCAGAGTATGTCTTCCTTTGAGTGTTTACAAAGACAGAGTGAATATCTTAGAATATCCTCGCATGCGCTTTGAAAAGTCTCTGGTTGCCTGTTTTCTTCAAGACAGAGTGGTTTGATCAACTTTATTTCATCCAGAATATCAGTGAACATAGCAACTTTTAGTTTCTGTGATGAGACTGTAATATCCCCTACGTGTCCATTATAAACTGATGAGAGTCTGTGGAATATTTCATCCAGGAACTGTGTATCATTCACCAGGTCGGGTCCCACCATGTGAACTGTACATTTGCTTATACTCACCCAGGTGAAGTTATGTTTATTCCCACTTGATATGATAGCATAGAGAAACTCATTATATCTTGACACTAGAGAATCCTTCATTTCATCTGTTATCACATTAACAATTTCCACCATCTGCTCATGCCAGTAAACTGCATAAGGCATGTTACAGGAAATAAGGAAAGCCTTTGTAAAGTCAATTTCAACTACATTACATTCCTTTGTAATTATAACCTTGTTATCTTCAGCAAAACTTCCATTTAATTCTTTGGTGAGCAAGGGCCACATACTGGTGATTGGTTTCTTCTGAGCCTTTATGTCCAAAACTTTGTCTGCTAGAGGAGACCTGATAACATTAGGTAATTTTGCAAGTATTTTTAAACAATCCTTCTGTAAGTGGACACAGCTGGTTTTTACAGGCTTGCCAAATCTTAAACACAGGAAAGGAAAGCTAGTAAAAATGGTGTTGAAGAAAGTGGGAGACTCCACAGCTGCTGGGAAAACGTAGGCAAGTATAGGTTTGAGGCCAATAAAATTACCATATAGTTTCACATACAGGGCTCTAAAAAACTCTGAAAGATACCCGTTCCATACACTGTCTTTATCTATCCATAAAATATGAAATGGTGTTTCAAAAGTTCTTACTGTAATGGGGCTGCCGGCAACGTGTAAAATGGTATCAACAGGGCTGAAAATATCTTCTATGGTCAGACTGTCCAACCTCCCCTTCTTGGCTGGTATGTCTCGGGAATCATATACATAGACGCCCCGACAGGTCTTCAAATAAACCTGAGGCTGACAGAGGTTGAAATCCTTAAGTAAGTGTTCTTTCCATGATGTAAGCTTCCCACGGTCGTCCTCTTGTCTAATGGTAGTACCAAAACACATCAAATAACCTCCTGTGAGCTGATGAGTCAGGGCAGTTTCAACTTCTTCTACAGCCAGTATCTCCTTGCCAGAAGTACCCAATTTCATTCTTCCAAGGTTAATGAGCTTCCTCAGTAATGGTGACTGATATCTCATTAACAAATCAAAAAGGCAGATATTTTCATTGTGCATAAACGGAGACATTGGACGAGGGTCCATTTCTCCTGGAATGTGTGGTACAGTCTCTGAAAGTTGTTCCAATCTGAAAAACGCACACAAATCCCAGGTAGCCGTTTTGAGGGCAGTGATTACCCATATACCAGTTTTATGTGGCATTGAAATATTATAAAGGCTGACATTCAAGACCTGAACATCGTGCCATTGAAGTCTGCACATTTTACCAGCGGCAGAAGCACGATTATTAAAAAGCACCTACAATACCGGCTACTGAATATAGGACTGCGTGGGAGGTGTGGCTAGTCTATTTTCAAATGCCTGCCCTTAAAGTGCCACAGCTAAAAAAGTTGGAGCCGTCTAGGAGTGACTCCTTCCTGTTGAAGTCATGGACCAACCTCCTAGCTCTTCTCACACTACTGTTTGTGACAAGTTCAACTGTTCCCATACTGGCCTCTTTCAGGGGGGTTGGATTCCCATGTTATTTTGTCAACCTGGTGGATTATAGCACTTTGAACCTAACAGTGAGAAATTCTGCAAAGCACTTAACACCCACACTGTTTCTAGAAGGGCCAGAAATGTTTGTGTACATAGTATGGTCATTCCTAACAGAAGCTATTAATATAATTTATTTTATTTTTGGCGCAGTAACAGTGTACCGTCTGAAGAAAATCTTCATGCCCTCCCTGAATGCCATACAAGTGTGGCTCACTCTTATTGGGGGACACTCAACACTTTACCTGTCCATCGCCAGACTATGGACACTTCAGCTGTTTGTGCATGTTTTGAGCTTTAAGCAGATATTTCTAGCAGCCTTTGTTTACCTGTTTCATTTCATGCTGTCATATGTCCATGTACACGTGTTTATATCTAGGTATGTGCCCCAGTGGCAAGCAAATGATATGGAACAGAAAATACCTGAAGGCAGCTCTCTAGAAAAACTGGTGTTGTTCTACAGACCAATTTTGGCCAACATTCAAATGTCCCTACTGGCTCTGGAAATGCTGGTGTTCTCACTGAGTGTCATGATGGCAGTTTGTAATTCTTTTTACATCCTGGTATCAGATGCAGTGTTTGGTGCTGTCAACCTATTCCTCATCATATCTCTGGTGTGGCATATCGGGGCAGAAGTGTTCCTGGCCAAGTACCTAAGACATCATGTTGGATTTTACATTGGGCTTTTTGTGGCATATGTTATTATGCTTCTCCCTGTTATCAGATATGATGCCATCTTTGTCACCTCGCGGCTTCACAAACCAATTACTATTAATATGACAATAATTCCCATAATATGTCTAATAATAATTGTTGTGAGAATCATCAGACTCAGATCACAGACCAGCACCAAGGTGACTTATAAGAAATTGGGTATTAGCGGCGCCATGGAAGCACAACCTTTCCAGTCTATCCCACAACCCCCCAGAGCAAAATATACAGACTTGGAGACAGAATCAGAAGATGAACTATAAACATTTTATTAAAGTAATTAAAGCAAATTAAGCGTGTTTGCCTCGTTCATATTCAATGTCTGTATCACTGTCAGTGTCTGACCCATAAGGTTTGGGTTTAAGCTCTAAATGCCCCTCACCAACAGAGGGGTCTTCAACCAAAAGTCCAGTGTTTTCAGAAATTAGTTCAAAGTCCTTTGTCAGGTCAATGAGTTGTCCCCTTACATCTTTTAGGGGGTTATGGGTTTTCTTGCAACATCCGAAAGCTGCCCCCATGGGATATGGTCAAAGTTTGCCTCAGCACACTGATTCCAAAAATCAATTGCTTTCTTGAGGTACTCGTGCAGCACAGTAGATGGAATCCTAACAGGAGTGATGATGAGCGCCACTGGTATCTCGTCTGTAGTATCCAACTTTCCACAATTACCAATGGAGCAAACAGCAGGATCAGAAAAGTGTCTCTTTCTGAAAAATCCAGATGCTATGAAATTCTTCTGATGGCCTAGTCTTTTATATACACCCTGACCAAATTCAATGTAATCTTGAACAACCATATTTTGGAGCGCCACCTGGTAAAAGTAGTTGTGTGCAGGATTCACAAATACATCTATGGGAAAAGATGCCTTAATGGTGATTTTTCCAGAAGTCTCAGAGGGGTCTGACAAGATATAAACTGTTGATTGTTGATACATGTTGTGAAGTAGACATTTTTTAAGACAGATATGACTATCAGTGATTTTGCGCTTTCTCTTGTTGCTGGTTTTCCAGTTCATGGAGTGGGTGATTAGATAGTCACTTTCTGAGGGAAGTTTTCCATGTGGAACATATTCAACAGCGGGTCTTGAAATACAGTTTATGAACTTGATAAAAGTTGCCTCACAGGGGTTTTTGTAGAGATCCAAATATTTCTTGGCCAGACCATCAAATTCAGATTTTGAAAACTGGTACTTATATCTGGACTTTATTTCATACACAATACTATCTGGTTCAAAGTGCACAAGTCCGCTGCTATCTGTAAACACATTGAAAGCAGTGTCCAGGGAAACTCCAAAAATTCCATCAATTGCACTGGGCAAAAATCCACAATCATGAAATCTTGGCAAGTTTGGATGAATAAGCTCACTCAAAATTTTTTTAACAGTTTGTTCACATCTTATCCCAAAGGCTAGAGGACCAGCAAAATAGTGATTAACCTTTATAGGCTGTGGATTAAACAGTTTCTTGTTGATGCTATGTTGTTTTACAGCCCACTGAAATTTAGATGATGAGATCATGCCGTCACGCAGAATGTCCCATAGTTCATTATCCTGCTGTCCCCTAGTCAGGGCTTCTATTCTCTGGCACACTGCATACTTTATATCTGGGGTCACGTCCCGACACGCAGCATACACGGCAGACACCTCACTGTTGTCTGTCAGGTGCATCATGTCCTTAAAAACGCCCATTATGGCAGTATTCCCAATATATTCATTAAGTCTGAGAAACAGAAAGTAATAGTACGTCAACCTCATATCAGAAATACGTACAGAAGTCTTTGATGTTGCCAGGAGCTCTTGAACTTGGGGTGATCTTATAAATGCAGAAAAATTAAGAGTTGCCAGTGATTCTAGTTGATTTTCCCGGGCCATGTTTCCCAGAACTTCCAACAAATCATCCTTTTCAAAAAAATCCAGAATAATCGACCCTTCCATGGCAGTGATTAAAGGAGTCCAATCTTAGAAAAGGCACAACGAAAGCTTGAACACTTTCAGATAAAATTGTTACCCTTTTCTCTGGAGTGAACTGCTGCCGTACCAAACACAGAGCCTTTTCTGCCACAGCTTTAAAATATGACCGATGAGTTCTTGGAATGTGGATGTTGCTGCTTCCTCCGTCGATGTCTAAGCCTGTTTCAACAGACAAGCCCCAGACTCCACATATGAACTGAGTCACAACAGTTCTTTGCATCATGTAAGCTAAATATTTCCCAGGCCTGTCAGGAGGGGGCGGAGAAACCTTGAGAAAGTCCAGCCCCCTGTATTGAAGTCCGGCCATGCAAAGTAGACAGTCCTGAAAGGAATAATAAAGACAGCACAAGTCCAATCTTAGTCCCTCCTGTGGTGTCCTCCAGTACATTGGAATGGATTCTGCAGCTTTTTGCTCCTTTATGGCCTTATAACACAAAAACAGGCAGGTGGAAGGTCTATAGTCTCTTTTGGCAAAAAACATGGGACATGATGATGAATATAGGTTAGTGACTCTTCCAAGCATTTTTGAAAATATTGGTATTTCTCCAGGCATGCCGGGCGCACATATAATTGTTGCAATTCCAAGGTCAGATAATACCATGTCTGAAAGTCCTCCTGCCCCAATAAGGATATTGGAAGGGCTAACATCGCAGTGTGTTATACCACATGTAAAGTTTAGATACAACAGTCCATCAATTAACCCTCTGAAGCCACTTAAGGTGTCAGCAACACTGTTTGGAGACCACTCTCTGTAGGTATCCAAAGAACATCTCATTTTTGGAAGCACGATGCATTGGCATTCTACACACGCAAACATCATCTGTAGAACCTTATTGGACGCACCATGGGGCTTGAACAGACTGGTAAGGTGAATGATATCCATCAGCACAGCCTCCTTGTACAGTGCTGTCAATTTTGGGATATATTTTATGCAGAGCGTGTCATCTGATGCCATGGTAGAAACCCGCCCAAAGCCACCTTCTCCAAGGGTGTCCCCTGGCGTGAATTTAGTGTGGAAGCATCTTTCCCAAATAGGGGGTGCAATAAACGATGGCTTCCCATCCATATCTTCAGTGGAAACATGGTTTGCTGCATACATCATATATGACACCATTGTTGGAAATTTTTCATAAGGAATAACTAGAGCCCCCTCTATACTTTGCATAAGTAGAAATGTATTCCAGGAAGAGGCCGCAGTGTCCTCTCCATCCTCACCCAATACGCGCGGTAACTGTCGGTAATCCATCGAGCCTCCAACAAGTAATATCACTCTCCTCTTGCTCGGAGTCTGCAGACAGAGATTCCTCTCTTTGCAGAGCAGCGGATACTGTGTTAACAGTGTCTTCCAACTCCTCTTTTAAAACCGTGGTCTCCTCGATTAGCCTTTCAGCATCTTCCACTGAAAAGTTTTGGCATATCTCTTTAAGATGAGTCAGCTCACTTACGCAATCACTCAACTCTCTTTTTGTACTGACCATATTTTCTATTCTATGACAATGTTCCCTGGCACTAGAAGCAGTACGCTCCGCCCTTTTGGCCTTAGTATACTGAAACTGAGTAAGACTGTGGGATTTTCCAAATCTGTCAGTAAGAGACACTGCTGCTCTTTTTTCAATATCTGCCCTTAAACTACTCCCAATTAATTTCTTGGCCAGCAGTTTCGTGTCCATAATGTTCCAGAATATAGTTAACTATAGCTTCTAGGTTATACGTGGGAAGAAGAATGCTGTCGTGGGTGGCAGGGTCCTTATAGCTCTTCATATATGTACCAAGTAAGGATTTTCCTGATCCCCCAAGGATTATACAGTCTGAGGCTGTTAAAATATTCTTTGATACAGCAGCATTTTGTTTATATAGGTGGCACAAAAGGCATCTTTGGCTCAAAAATACACATGACTCCGCCACCTGACGCAAATCACTCAAACAGCCCTTAACCCTTGTGATGTCCAGAGGGCAGGAAAGGATTTCTGGTTCATAATCAGCATACAAATGTTTCACATACTGACACAGGTGATGGGCAAAAGAATTCACTGAAGTGTCCCCCCTGTACATATGAGGGGGGAGCAAAATAGGTCCTTTTTTTCCAATAAACAGTTCAGACACACAGGCTATTTCAGAGCATCTTGATTTAGGACCAAAATATAGAAGCCATACACAGGCCAATGGGTCCACAGGATGAAGGCCGCTCCAATTTTCTGGGCACTTCATCTGCTCCAACATATTCACTAGGAAATCGGTCACATTATAGCCCATGGCTGTAATCCAGGTAAGTCCTTCATATACTATACTGCCACGTATGCTGTGCTCACTGATGGAGGCAGCCTCCTGAAATTTTTCAGTCTCTGATTTATATGAGGTAACCTCTACAGATTTTTTAGAGGTGGAAACACCAAGAGTAGACAGTGGGAAGGGTATATTAACTAGGTTAGTAGAGTTTACAGGTTTACTCTCTATCATATCGTTGGGAAGAACATCGCCCACCAGCAGAAAGCTATTTATTGGTGTCTCCACCAATTTAAATTGGCCTGGCACGCTCCAGCTCATATTAATTGCCAAATCCACACACCTTCTGTAATTTTTCTCAAGCACAGGATCTGCTTCGGGGAAAAAATCACTTAATGTGGCCATGTTTATAGCTTCAAAAAAATCTTACTTTGAAGCTGTATACCGCAGCACAGTTTCCAGTCACAGTGAAGAATTTTGGAAGTCTGATGATCCAGTTTACTTTACCCAATACAAGAAACAGTGCAACAGGCTACCGAATGCCTACTTGGGCACACTACACTCTGCCAGTAAGTACAGTGAAAATTTTAGACATTATGTGGCCACCTTCTCAAATTCTCCACTAGATTTTCCACAGTCTGTGTTTAATGAGAGAAATCCATGTGAGTACTCTGTACCATACCTCGATAGCGCACTACAGTGTTCTGCTAAAACACTAGTTGGGTGCTCCGTCTCTACCACAGAGAGAAATGAATATGAGGTGTGTAAAGAAGCTACCAGATGTTTTAAAGATGCCATGAGTCATAAGGTGCTAAAAGTGTTTCTAAGTAACCTTTCCTGGTTTCTCAAGGGGCACTACAAATCTAAACAGGCCTTTCTAGAACCCTTTCAAAAGCAGTTGATTTTACATAGTTTTATGTTTGTAGCATCTATCAAGTGTCCAGAAACCACAACAAAACTTTTTGATGAATTCAAATTTTTATTAGACATGTTATATTTTGACAACACAGACTTGTTAACATTTTTGCAAAAATCACCAGCCTTTTTGATTCCCCGGCGCCATGGCAAAACCTGGATTGTGACAGCAATCATAAGCATGCTTCTGACATCAGTGGATGATTTACATATTGGCTACGTAGCCCACCAAAAACATGTGTCCTTGGCAGTTTTCCTGGAAATCTCAAACATTCTGCTGGCCTGGTTCCCAAGAAAGAATATTGACATTAAAAAGGAAAATGGGGTGATCCTGTACTCACATCCTGGGAAAAAATCCAGCACCTTGATGTGTGCCACATGCTTCAACAAGAATGTAAGTGTGATTTAAGTGCCTTACATGATATAATATAGAGATGGGAGTAAAGGTCAGATAGCCTCACGAGTTTCCACGCCTCCAGGGTAATTGGAACACTCTCCCCTGACTCGGTGATACCAGTAATAATTTGATCCAAGGGCTGAGGTGAACTGGTAGGGGTGATTCTGAGCCGTGTGACACTGTGGGCATTGACAGGATCAAACAACAATGGCAGCAAAGTATGGTGTCCAGTTATGGGGATGATGTCACCTGGTTTGAGAGCGCATGATGTTGTGCAGGGACATGAAGGCGAATACCCATCTCCAGTAGCATCAGTATAACCACTGCAGACCTTACAGTGCCTCCGATATCCTGCACATTTTTTACAGGTTGGACTTGTGCAGGACGTCATAATATTGAGGATCTTAGACAGGGAGGGAAACACTGGTAGGGACGGACACATCATCTGATGTTCTGTACTCAACATGTATTCATAGATACTGTTATTCGCAAGCCAGGCAGTATATCCTACTTGCTTACTTGAACCAACAACTGGCAGGTCAACCAACGTGGAGGACTCCATTACATCTGAACACAAAATGTGTGGGCTGTCAGAACCAGGATCTAGAATTGTAGGATCCATAGGTACTGGAATGGCTGACTTCCCTGTAAATTTTCCAAAATATATCACAGCCATATGCTCTCTGCCAGATACCTTCTGGATAGAAATTAACTGTGAATTGGAGCAGAGTATGGGTTTCCCATTTATAAACACTGTAACAGAAAATGGAGATTGTTTAGGCTTCAGAATCAACACAGTGACGTTTAGGCACCATGCCCCATCGTCTGGCACACCAAAGTGGTGTTTCAGGCTTGGTGAAATGGACGTGGTGCATGTAAAGACCTTCTTTCTGCAACATGAAGCTTTATTTACAATCCATATACACTCTTTATTCAGAAATGTCTGAATTATATCTTCTTTGGTTGCCATAATATCTGCCAACAAAGGCCTTTTCTTGAATTCCCAGAATGTATGTTCCTTTAATAACAAATCCTCCAGGAAGAAGTAGCCAAGCAGTCAGATCTGAGTGAACCAAAAGAAGAACCAAATTATTGTAAAATATCCCACGCCCTTTCAATAGCTTATCTATTGATGTGGGAGAAAGTCCCTCGTGACATTTACCTAAATATATGGAATCCCCCTTGAATACCTCTCCAGTTGCAGTGGCATTTACAATATCTAACCACACCCCCTGAAAGGAAGGCCCGTGATAGTATGCCATAAGCCAAGCAGGATATTTGGAGCTTTTGCTTCTGAGGGTGATTAGAGAGTCTAGGAAAATTTCATATAAATGTTTAGTGGTCTCATCATAAGTGATGAAGATGGAAAACTTCTGAAAAATATTCAAACCACCATCTTTGACACCAGGGAGATCAATTGAGTCGATGAATCTATTTTGAACAGCGTGGAGGAAGTCAGTATCCATTAAAAATATGTCAGTTGGGGCTTTGGCGGGGGGGTCTCCAGTCATGACTGTTAATAGCTTCTGATGAATATGTTGTGCCTCTATGGGGTTATGGGTATCTTCAACATAGTAGGGAGCACCATTCTCAACATGGTGGAGCAATTTCCAACTGTACTCTGTCCTGGGCTGCCTTTCTGTCCTCCTGTTCTTACAGGGCAGTGTCTCCGTGGCTGGCTGTGTTTGACACGTGGGTGGGTTTGAGCCTCTGATGTAGCCAGGGTTCTCCAGCGCACAGTGTGTTTTGGTAGTCTCACAGACGGTGTTGGGCAACAAAGACAGGAGAAAAGACGCAGCTGCGTGGGCAGGGGGCTTATCACTGGACACTTGGTTGCAGAGCTCCTCAAAGGCGGTTTTTTTGAGCCTGGTGACGGGTGGGACTGAGGTGATATAGAACATTCTAAGGAGATTAAGCAGAGAAAATTTAATTATTCTAAAGAAGCCCTCATCCCAGTTTGAAACTTTTAACAGGGCCATGTCCAGGCAAGAAAGATTCTGATGAACTCTCACAATAATAGAGACACACAGCCCCTGACTTCCAACTGGGCCTCCAGACTCACCTGCCTTCATAAATTTTCCCCAAACTCTTCTATAAGGCAGGACGTGACCAGATTGATAATCACACACAGAGGAGGTGTACACAAAGTTCCTGTTGGGTAGTATGCCATAAATTGCCAATAAATGTTCTGGGAGAAACAGATCGACCAGGAGCTCATCTTGTTGTAAAGGAACACTTTTTTTATTTATTCTAAATACATCCATTTCTCTCTAATTTTCTTGGCAATGGTGTCATACTTTTTATTTCTGGTGCATTTAAATAGCATGTGGCCATATATGGTTTTGTTGGCATAGATTGACATAATAATATGGACAAACATGCTACAAAGTATGGAATAGCCTTGGCTATTACAATTAATGATGTTGGCGCACATTGGAAAGGTACACTCAATTTTCTTCTTGATGTGCTCATTTAGGGAGTCTCCAGCGAGGATCTTATCTTTAATTTCAGCAATATCATCCAATTTATTAATAATATCTACAATGTCACCAAACAGTGCCCGCAGAATGCAGTCTGTATTGTCCTCTGGGTGAATGTCCACGTCCAGACACGCTGCCCCACACATGGGTGATTCCCTGACATTACACTGGATATACTTTCCAGTGACTGTGCACACAATTCCCTCTCGATCCACCAGAGGATCACAGTTGAGAGAACCATTACACAAGTGATAATCATCACAATTTAGACACTGGTACAAATTTTGCACGTTATAGGCCTCTGTTAAAGGGTTAGAAAGAGGCCGCATCATACACTTGTCTTGGCCGCGCTTGCATCTTTTATACATTCTGTTCCTACCAAGTCTAGCAGGAGACAGATATTTTCAATACCTTGGGTGGTTGACCTGACAAGTTCCAAATCAGAAGTGGTTTTTGACACCTCAGCAATGAGAGCATGTAATGGTCTGTTAAAAAAATTCACCACATCCAGGAGATCCTGATCAGTAACCAGATTCTTTGATTTATTCACAGAGCATCCGGGGGCAGACATTTAATCTACTGTTTGTTGATGAAGCAAATTTCATAAAGAAGGAAGCACTTCCAGCAATCTTGGGGTTTATGTTACAGAAGGATGCCAAGATCTTTTTTATCTCCTCTGTAAATTCAGGAGAGAAGACAACAAGTTTTTTGTATAACCTCAAAGATGCCAATGAGAAGATGGTGAACGTTGTCAGCTATGTCTGTAGCGAACATATGGAAGACTTCAACAAACAGAGCGCAATCACTGCCTGCCCTTGCTATCGCCTGTATGTTCCAGAATTTATCACCATCAATGATAATATAAAGTGTACCACCAATTTACTGCTAGAGGGATCATTTGCCACAGAATTAATGGGCAATATGCAATCACACACGGAAGTCTCTGGGAACAGTATGATACACGAGTCCAGTCTGACCCGGCTAGACTTTTATAGGTGTGACACTGCGGGCCAGGGGGCCCCAACTACAGAAAATACACTTTTTGTGTATATTGACCCCGCCTATGGAAACAACGTCCACGCCTCTGGAACTGGTATAGTTGCCATGAGTCACTGTAAACACACTAAAAAGTGTATTATCTTAGGGTTGGAACATTTCTTCCTGAACAACCTCACTGGAACTGCTGCTCACAACATAGCCTCATGTGCCACTGCTCTGTTGGAGGGAATATTGTTTCAACACCCCTGGATTCAAGAAATCAGGTGTATAATAGAGGGAAATAGCAATCAAGACTCAGCTGTAGCCATAGCAACTTTTATTTCCCACAACATTAAACTACCAACCCTGTTTGCCTCCTACAGAGACAAGACTGGAATGCAATGGCCTATTTATATGTTGAGTGGAGACAAGACACTGGCCTTCCAAAACTTTATCTCTTCATTGAACCAGGGATTGCTCTGTGCCAGCCAAACCGTGGTATCTAACACTGTCCTGCTGTCTAGTGACCCAATCTCCTATCTGATTGAACAGATAAAAAATACCAAATGTATATACCACAAGAACAAAACCATAACCTTCCAATCCAAAACACATACAATGTCTGATGATGTTCTAATTGCGTGTGTTATGACCTGTTACGTGATGACAACAAACAAGATATCATACATCTCTTTTTCAATAAAATAATCTTTATTTAGTCAAGTTTGTACAATGATTTTTACACCTTTACACGTGACAAGAGTGCTTGGGCTGGCAACCCCATTATCTGTGCCCGCTTGTACATAACCCAGAAAAAGCACTTATATGCTCCATACAGCAACAGTCCAATAATCAGCAAAATCAACACTATGACCATGATAGGCACATGAAATGAAAATCCAGATGATGTTTGTCCAGAGATGGTAGTTGTTTCTGTCATAGTGTAATTTTCTGACACGTACCACATTTTATTTGTACAAATTTTAAATATAGTGGGTGGTAGTTTTTAATTAAAGGAAACACTTATAGACTTGGGGTAAATACACAACATACAATCAAACTGCTTTACACACTCTCGACTGTAGTGGCTCCCTGAAGATTCATCATAAATGTTATCAAGTCTTAGTTTACAGCCCTTTCCAACATCATGGAGGTGGGATAGTGAGTGTAAGACATAAACATCCCTGGCTGCCGTCTTCAGATCACACATGGTACTTCCCTCCATCAAAAATGAAGTGATGAGTTTATACATGACTGTTTTAAAAAATACATCATCCATACCATATGTCTTCCCAAAGGATGTGTGCAACAAAACAGTGACGTTACATTGATCATATAAGATGGTATGAATTATTTCTTGAAGAGTAGTCCTATAATCAGCATAGCTTCCATTGTAATTTGTAAAATTTGGATAAATTGTATCATTTGGCAGGATAATAGGGATGTTTGGAATAAACATTTCACATCTGGGCCCCCTCCAACAAGATTTTGAAGTAACAGTTCTGTTCAATATGGGCCCCACTTCTCCAGCCAATATAGAGTCTCCACTCTGCCAAGTACCATACAAATGTTTTATTTCAAATGGACACACAAAAAGTAGATACACTGAAAATAGCAGTACTGTCAAGAATATAAGAAAGGAGTATGCCAGATATGAAAACTTTTCACAGTCTGGACATCTGGAATTTTCAGAACAGTGGTAGGGTCCATTTAGCACAACCTCACCACTACTGTTTCTTCCCAGAGACCTAAGTTCTATTTCTTCTGGCATGATGAGCTAGAGCCAACAGGTTCCTATTTTTGTCTCGTGGGAGTAGGCACCCAAACAGAGCCGCGTACTCAGATTAAATATTGAACCAAGCTTGTGAGTATATGCCATAAACAGCCCCATGAGCATAATATCCTGCTCAACATTCAATTCTTGCCCTCTCTGTAGCATGGGAACATTGTCCGCAAACACCTCCACAAGTGGATGCTGACCCTCCCTTATGGTGGCCATCGCTACCCGATTACATACTTCTGGAACAATAGCAGCCAGGACCGCTGTACACATAGCAACATCATCCAACACGGCCATGGCACCATCTTGGTGCTGAGCCATAGCATCCAGGTTGTACGTCCGCCCCATGTATGAGATATTTCTGGTATAATGTTCTAGTGCATTAACATTGTCATGGTTGCGCTCCGCTGCCAAAAGGTTAGAATACAAATTGTACATGAGGATTTTTTGTATTCCCATTTGGGCCAGCCCTGCTGGCACTACACTGGGAAACACCAAGTTAACATCATTTGAGTCAAGTTTTATAGTGCATTGTTGTACTCCAAATATGGGAGGAATTATTGCTAAATCATCATGCTCATCCCACATCACATAGGGCTTGGAAGTATTCTTTATTTGATAATTTTCCCCTGGGTCAACACGAATAATAGAAATTGAATCTGGATTTATCTCATGCAGAATGCCAAATGTGCACCTCCTCAGATAGTGAAAAGCAGCAATCCAGTCAACTGGCCCCTCTGGTCTGATGATATGACCCAGACCAATTGATGTAACATCTTGCACCTGGTGATAGTGCTGCAGACAAATGACAGCGCCAACCATTTCCTGCAGAGCAGAAATTTCATCTGCATACAATCTAGATGTTAGAGTAATGACAATGTTCCTGTTGGATGCCATGATAATTAATAAACTTCAGGTTCCAAGCCCCATAAAGTTTATGCAGTCTTGTTGCCAATCTTTAATACTCTTTTCAGGGGAGCCACTTCTTCTACTAGATAGTGCATATTATGTACAGGAGCATGCCCCTTCTTGTTTGACATGAACTCGTCCAGGAGACCCTTGTGACTAGCAGACAATGTTGGGTAGGCTTCTTGTAACAGCATACATGGTTGCTCCAAGAAAACATCAGTGCCATTAATTACAACATACTGAACATCTGTGTTGCTGGTGGCGGGGGAACCTCCAAGGCGGGTAATATATTCATGTATCAGAGTGAACAGGGATTTATTGTTTTTCAGCAACATGTCCTTGTTAAAAAATTGTCTACAGGGACTGTAAAGACCGGGTGTCACAAGCTGTCTATTGTGATTATTGTACAGTGCATCGCCCAGTGATCCAATCTGGGAAGCCCAGGGGTTATTTGTGGTCCTGAATTCATAGGCTGGGTCAGGCTGACCGTGATCATACAAAAGCTTTGCTGCATTTTCTGGTGAATACGTGTCACATGAAACCACACATCCTGTTCGTCCTCTGGGGCTGTTAGGGGACTGAAAGTATGTAAGGTCTGATGTGACAGGTGTTAGAATCACCTCACAGGTGGCCAATTGACCATGTGCCAATCCACACATCTCTGATCCGTGTCTTGGGTCAGCCATATATGCGAGAGGGTCCACAACATTCGCGTTGGGTGCTCTCTCACTTCCTATTTTGTTTTTGATAAAGATGGTAAGTTCCCTGTTCTTGAAGTTATCTGTAGGATACATTTTAAACAAGTCCTGACAGTGGATTCCCATGTCTGTAGTAATTCCAGCAACTCTAGCAGGAATCAGAGTTGAGCTGTACCCCATGGCAGTATCTAAAGAGGCTATTTCATTGCTTACATCAAATCCCACAGCATCTGCACGGATTTCTCGCCGCTTAACAGTTGGCCTTCCAATAAACACAGAGGTTGATGCCCTGTTGCTGTACAGAATATTTTCAGTAAGCAACTCATCCGTCCTCACAACTGTTAGAGCAACTCCGGGGTGCACCTTTAGCTTGGTCATGTGAATAAATCCCATGGGTGACAGTTTCATGTGCATGGCCAACATGGTGCTTAGCGCCTGAGGTTGCACATCACAATCTCTCACATACTTGAGCATGGGAGACTTGTGCCACTCTTCATACTCTGCCATGAATTCACTTGGCACGTTGAAACAGATTCCATTTCTTTGAGATGGAATATTATTAAGATAGTTATTAACAAGTGGATGAAGGGTTGCAGCAACCACTGGATCAGCATAAAACTTATGAAAAGGCACAGGATAGAACATTGTCTCTATCACATGTTTGTTCCTATCTGCCACCACAAAGGCGGCTATACCATTTACCAGCACACTGTGTCTGACTTTAGTTCCACTCTCGTGGGTGGCTAGCTGTTGCGCAGAGTCCCTCTCCGCCTCCACCCTAACAATCTGAGTCACTGCTGGAGTGGTCAAAGAACAGGCCACTAGGAGTCTGATCATCCCCACTGTAGGTTTAAGGTCGCTGGCCAAAAGGAGATCTTTCAGAGGTCCATTAGCCAGATGTTGGTACAGATCATCCCCCCCATTTACATTGGGCAAACAGACAGGGCCATTAAAGCCCAGGGTCTGTATAACATGACCATAATCAACGCCCATGCCACACACGTGCCCATTAGTGCAAACAGGCAGAAACACATAGTAAAACAATTTTTCAAGGATCAGGTCCCCCGCTGGCTCTGGTCCCAACAATAGAACCTTCCTGTTTTCATGGTCTGCATCATGCATATCTGTGTAGATATCATCAAAGGCAGCATAAGAGTTCTCTAGGGTATCTATTTCCTTTATGTAGACATCCCTTCTTTCTTGGTTATCATATAATTCGTCTCCAATGTAAAATGATACTTTTCTTTGTTTGTTTTTAAGGGCCTTTGAGAGGATATCATCATTAATGAAGGGAGGTAGGAGGGCAGGATCCATAATGCTGTTAAAATACTGCCCCACAGACACATTTGCCACCTTCTCATGTCCGCAGATCTTGAGTAGAGTCTGTTCCATGGTAATAAGTTCTGCCATAATTTTCTTATAGATCAGATAGATTTCCCTGGGTATGAGGCCATTGGCAAAATGTTTACAGATGTACTTGATCATAAAGTAACTATTCACAAAGGCCAAGTGTCCGGTATTATTCCAGTATGTAGTTATGGTTAGTGCCACAATAGAAGAGGTCATTATAAATTTATCTTCCTGACCATGAATCATGGCTTCTATAACATAACACATTGGAGGGTAGTTGGCATCAAACGCTGTCTCTTGGATCAATTCCATAGTTTGTTGATCAATCACATGTGAGAGCCCAGCGGCTGACTCAAGCTGCTGGCCGCGCCCTTCTTGAAACTTGGGTGGGGCAAATGCTTCTGGGATATTGCCAACGTGTGTTCTGTGAACGGCCCGACATTCAATGGCACCATTGGCGCCCCTAATCTTGTAAAAATCAAACAGGGGATGAAGCTCCAATCTCAATAGATGGGCCATGGGTGGGCTCAGCAACTCGCTGGTGGAGAGCTCGGACTTGGCCACCACGTCTGGGATATGAGCAACAGCTTTACCATCATAGTACCCATACATCATTCTATATAGATTCATATGTCCAATCTGACGAGACTGTATGCCATAACCAAGAATGTGATCATGCTGGAACTCCTCTCCAGGCAAGTTCTGAATACACAATTGTGGGTTGTGAAATCTTGGATGGCATAGCATCTTTAGAGCATTATCAAATGTGAAACACTGTATGAGATTGTTCTTATTGACAACCCATGCTTCCAAAGGAGGCGATCCTCCCTCCAGGCCTCTCAGAGTTCCTGATGTAGTATATTTTGGATCTGGAAGGTAGAGACCCACTGGAAAGTAATAGGCGTATTGCATGGTCCTTATCAGGGGATAAGCCTGCTGAGTCTCTCTATACATCCTCTGAAGGCTCTCAATGGCAAAAACCTTTTCCCCTATTCTAATGGTAGCCGCAGGTATTGTGGTTTTGGAGACATCCATATCAGTGTCGCCATTTTCAGTATAAAAGTCATTTTCAGTCACTGACTTGTTTGTCCCATTCTCAATCATTCTGGACAAGAAGCTGTCAAAATTCTTCATGACTTTTCCATAACTCATAGCAGTCACAACATTCCCTCCCCTGATAACATAATTTGCATAGGCAGCAGGGGCCATAATGGACGAGGTTGCCTGACCAACCAGGTTCAAAAGTTTTTGCATGGTCCCATCAGTTGTTTCAAAGACGCCGCTGACAGGTTCCCCGCCCTCCGTGGTGTAAAAGTCTGCTCCTTTAAACACAGACTCGCTGTTGACCGCAGTCACTGCGTCTGACAGCACTGCCAGGACATAATCCCTACCCCTCTGGCTTCTAAGTCCATCATCCAAGAAGAAGGTGTGCTCTAGTAGATGCTTTTTAAAATTAGCCACAATATCTGACTTGGCAGCTTTACCAAACCCTCGCTGCGCAGCACTAGGGTCATTAATTGATTGGAGAATAAAGGTGGGCGGTGCCTGTCTTAATTTGGACGTGAGCACCACATTAATAAGGCCTCGCTCGAGGGCATCTATACCAAACTGGAGAGCTGACGTTATAGTCTTCACGGCGCCCACATATTCTGCGACGTCAAGTTGGGTTTCCTTTTCTGCAAAAAGAAGTTCTATATCTTCTGTGGACAACTCAATTTCTGCACTTATGTGATGTTTGTGGGCAGATTTCATAACAAGGTACTGTCTTTGTTTACTTGGTCTTCTTCCATCACCGTGCGCTATAGTGGGCACTGAGACCTTGAATTGGATTTTTCCCTCTACCATTCTCCTGAGATCCTTGAATTCAGTATTGAGACAGGCGATAGCCAAGGAGGTCTCTAGAAATTTGACAAATTCTATAGCGTTGGTATAGACTCCCAGGAGCGCCTCAAATCTGACACTGTTTTCCCTAACATTTTTACCCACCAGCAGGTGAAAACTTTTAAAAAGTCCCTCTGCTGCAGATTCTTTAATCTGAGAAGTCAAATTAGCACCAGTCCTGACATAGGCAAACGCCCTATTCTCCACGGGTGCGTCCATTGGGCCAAGATGACAATATTCTTACCAGTATTCTGTGATTTGCCAGAAGTATACCAAGATTGTGAATATGATGAGAATAGCCAACTGTCTATCTTATTCTGGATATCATCCAATACATATGAGGTAGTAGAGAATGTACAACAATTTAATATACTTGGTAAAGATTTAACATTCTGTTTATGTAGAGCTTTAAGAAGACTGCTCCTGGGCATAAGACTGTACCCAACCTGCAATACTGAGTCTAACAGATATGTGGTTACCGGGGACAGATATGTGGGCAATGGTTTGGTGGTTAGTCCCACAGGTAGGCATATTCAGCGCATAGATACCTGCACCTATGTTCCAGTGATATACAGCTTTGAACAAACTGACGCACATTATGATGGCATGGGACCTGGAAAACTGAGGGCCTTGTATCATGAGCAATTATTTTTTAAAGGAATTGATTATTCCTTTGTATTTTCCACCCTCATCAGATTTTTATCTATGAAACAGATAGATGAGTGTTACTACTCTTTTATCCATACTTTGGAACCCTGGGCCAGGTCTGCTTGTAAAAAAAATTACTTGAAGCTTACTGAGTGTTTTAAAAATGTGGCCCTCACAAAGTTGCCTGTGGTTGATGCCACCTTTCATTTGGAATATATCAAATTCAATATCAAATGTTTCCTTGACCAATGGAATGACTGCCCCGACCTTTGGGTACTTAGAAGAACCATCTCTGCGAATTTATCCAAAAAACACCTGCTGGCCACTATTGGAAGACTCATGTCTGTGTGTGAGATCCAGCTTAGGAACCCCTTAGCCTATCATGATCACCTAACTATGATGAAAACATTTCCACAAGTGACAATATCTGCTCAGAAGAAACCCACCACCTGTTTAAATCAGAAACTGGAAATAGTCATGTCAGGTACAGAGTCCATGTGGCTGGTATACACTCCTGCTTCTAGTATGTTTCGAATTATGCTCTGTGCCGCCTACATCAGCGACATCTACTACAACAATACTGTGCAGCAGGCAATTTATGATGTCACCCACGATAAGCCAAGCAACGGTGAGATGTTGATGAACTTGTATAGAAGAATTGATTACCTGCCTAAAGACTCAGTAGAAACTATTGCAAGAGTGTGTTCCACCCCCTGGGAGAACCCCCTAATTGAAAGGCCGCCTACCATGTATCATGAATACTGTCCAATCAAAAATCTTAGCATCAATAGTTTCAAGGTCACAATTTTTAATACAAATATGGTCATCAACACCAAAATCTCATGCAAAAAGATCACCCCCCGATTTAGATCATTCTTGGATATCCCTAGGCTCACCAATAACTTTGTTGTGAAAAAGTATTCTGTTAAAGAACCATCATTTACCATAAGTGTGTTCTATTCTGATGATTTATGTAAAAGTGGTGCCATCAACATCAACATCAGTGGTACACTAATACACTTCCTCTTTGCTATGGGCTGCCTAAAATGCTTCATGCCCATCAAAACTATAAATCCTGTCCTGATATCCAACTGGAACTCAACCTTTGATCTTCAGGGACTAGAAAATCAAGAGATTGTCAGAACTGGCAGGCATGATGTGTTTTGGACCACCAACTTCCCATCAGCGGTCTCTACCAAGCGCGGGTACAACATTTCCTGGTTTAAGGCCGCCACCGCCACCGTCTCCAAGATCCACGGCGGAGCGCTGCTAGATCAAGTGAGGGGGGAAATTTCACAGATATTACTCAGCAGTGATGCAATTATAAATACTAACAAAAATTGCATCTACACTACACTGGAAAAGCGAAACCGCTTTCAGATTCAAACCTTGCACAAAAGATTCCTAGAGTGCTTGTTTGAGTCATGTGTGGCTAGCAAACTTAATTATCATACAGTGAAAAGGCTATGTTCTACAGGCATTTTCGATTTCAGTAGACATATAATTAGTCATTCAAAAAACAAGCATGAATGTGCACTGTATGGCTACCGAAAGTGTAATCTTGTACCAAAAATATTAACAGGTACAAAAAAGACTCGCCTGGACGAGCTGGGGCGGAATTCCAATTATCTTTCATTCAATAAATCCCCACTTCACCATAAAAAGGATGCTTCGGATTTTAAAAAAAGACTGTGCCTTAACAGGAGGAGAAGTAACCCTTGCCAACCAGACTAAAATCTTTTATGTCATCAAGGCCCCATCCTTGTGTTCCCTGGTTGGGTCCCCCAGCTCAGATTCTGTGACCTCTCAGGAACTTTTCAAGACCTTCCCCTGCGAAACCCCACTGTCAATGCCCCTGGTCAGCACAAGCAATCCTCTATTATCTATAGTCAGGCTCATGGTATCTCCCAAACCCTATGACCTGACGGGTGTTTTGTGCTTTGGTGAAGATCATGAAACTCACTATATCCTTAGAAGAGTTGCAAAAATCCTGACCATGACTCAAGAAGAATTGGATACAATTTGTGATATAGAACTACACTTTTCTTCGAACGAGACCCTTTCCAGCAACAGGGTTCCCAGCAGACTGACAGAAAGCATTTTCCCTGGACTTGTTCCAACAGTACATTTCCCCCAAAACATGATCCTCAGCAGGGGATTCTTCACAGGGGGGAATGGTCCAATCATAAAACATGTTGCACAAACTCATCACCTGACCAGTGACTTTGTTGCCAGGGTTTTTTATGCTCTGAAAACCCCACAGGCTCATGCTCCTGGAGCTGCCCAATTATACCGTGGTCTACAGATTATGAACCATGCCCACAACGGACTAGACTTCTTTCCCAGCGATTCTGACATTAATGACATGCAGCAGATGTTTTTGAAACATGTGTTGCTTTCTAGAAAAGGAACTGATAGTTGTGCCCAGATGTTTTTTCAGGCCTACCTCCCAGTGGCTCCCGAGGTGCTAGGCCCAGAAGTCATTGAGAGGGTTGAATTGGCCCTGGCAAAAATTGAACTTTTTGCCAACAACACAGTTTTCTGTATGAGCACCATTTCAACCATCGTCAGACCTCGAATACAAGTAACAACATCTGCCAATATCAAGTACATCAGGATGGCAAACAAATACTTCACCATGTTTCCACCCATTAATAAGGACACCGCTGTTATTTTTGGTGCTGCTGTGCTCGATCAGATATGCAAGGAGACCCCAATACGTGAAATTGTACTTGTGCTGCGCAAATATGCGCATGTTGTACGCCGCCCACACACCCCCACAATTAAATTGTACACTGTACTGACACTTTAATGAAAAATGTACTTTATTATCTGCAATACCAGAAAACAGAGGAAGCAGAGCAGAGAAATGACAGCAAATAAAATAAAGACACTCTGAATTTGCCTCCTGTATTTTCCTCTAAGTTCCACAACAGATCCATTGCTCATGAGCCAAAGATAGTGCACGTGGGTATTGTGATTATCAAAAAAGGGTGATTCTGGGAGAAACAAATTTGTCTGGATGGTTTTGTCTGACACATACATAGCTGCCAGAAATCCCTGTGATTCATCATAACTCATGATGATCGAACCACAAAATTGACATCTGCTATCACTGATATTATAAATTACTGGAACAGTTCTGTGCACATCCGTGTCTTGCAGGGCTGGCTGACATTCGTCCGTGAACACAGATATCACCAACTTACTCTCTAGAAAGGTCTCAGCTACATCATACACTGTCACCCCCGGTACAGCTTCCTTGCTGATGATATATGTTATTTTTTCCAGTGGCAGTATCACATCAGTGTTGTTGATAACATGAGACAAACACTTTACAAAAGGCAGCGTTGCCACCAGGTCCAGATGATGGTTGTGAAGGTCTGTGAGAAAGCCAGACACACCCCCAGAAGTCCTCTTGGGCGTGAGCTGACTAGTCTGCTCCACCTCAAAATTTATCTTATTGGCACTAAAGTCAAATCTGAGACTCAGATAGCAGGGAGAGAAAGTTTCCACTGCATCGATGTCCCAAAGGGGGGCGTGTCTTTCAACCATGGTACTAATTTCATTATTTGTACACATGGACGTAGCTATGGTGAACAATTTTATCAAGTCCTTAGTTGTGAACTTCCAGAGCTTGGCAACGTGTTTTAAGGTTTCGCTCACGCCCATCATTGCCTTCCTGGTTTCTGATGTTAGAGAATAGACATATGAATATTCCCTATAGATGTTCTCAAACATTTCCTCCATGAATGTGAAGGCGTGGGCGGAGACGTTGTAGTTGGTGATTCCAAACCTTAGCATCGCCATGGCTCTTGACATATCCGCCTGAGGGATCTGGGTGGCTTTTGGCAGCCTTTCTATCTGCACCCCTGACAGAAACTTCAGGAAATTAGATGTAAACATGTGAGGAGAGTAGGCCATACTGCAAGCACTGAGGGATTCTCTCAAGTACCTGAGGTCCGCTAGCTGCTGAATCAGGCAACCAACGTCTACTGTATCTGTTTTGGTGGCCACAATGCCTGATATTGTCAGAAAATGAGAAATTGTCAGTTTTGTAAATGTCCTTATAAGCCTGGGAACAGGAATCTTCAAGGGATGGCAATTAACAGCAGAGAAATAGGCCACATCATTGGCAATATCCGCCATTATATTCTCTGGTAACTCTGTAACCATTTGAACAAACAGGTTCTGGAGTTCAATCCCAGTTATGATATCCGTTTGACAGACAGGCTTGGTGTTGAAGGCTATAAAATACATGCTATATAAATCAGTTTTACCAATGAGAATTTTTTCAGGCACAATTGATCCTTTGAAACTTGGTCCACCTTTATTATGGGAAAAAATTATGGACGCAGAACAAACTTGGGACTCCACAGTTATGTTGACAGAGACAAAGGCAAAACTATTAGTCACAACTCCATAGGTCCCGCCCCATTCAGGCATCATCCAGGTCAGGCTTCCATATTCCACATATTTATCTTTCCCCACCACCAGTGTCTTCTCCCGCTCATTCTCTGAAAACATGGTAAATCTTTCATTTTCATTAAATTCCTTCAGGGCCATATTCTTTTGCCACCCAAATTTGCCAAGATAGCCAGGGGGAAGGTCTTTCCACTGAACCTGGCTGGTAATGGTGGGATAGCCCCTACCAACCGGGCAGACAAACAGACTGTCTGAATCTATGTGTATTGTATCATTGGTTACAAATATGGAATCCCTTTCTGCCAAAGTCCTTGTCAGTGGCTTAAAGACATCAGAATGGCGCCAAATTTGTCTTATAGGATCCCTCCCAAGATCTTGCAAAGCCTTGGTCACGTTAAAAATGTATGCATAATCTTTTCCATCAATATAGACTGAAATGACGCCATTATCATTTCTTTTAACCTTTATTGTGGCCCCCTCGCCCTTACTATCACGATCGCCTACCCCATGCACCAACCACACCATCATGGACACAAAGATACAGTAAAGAAACAAATTTTTCAAACATGTCACCATTGTGCTTGGCTATTTATTACTACTGAGGGTCTCCACCAGATATGCCCTTTTCTAGGATATTCCATTTCAGGTCGCATGTTTTAATAGCCGGGTCTGTGAGTATTTGGGTATATATGTGAGTCCACAAACCGGGAACATCGTTAGGAAACTGTCCAGCATCTAGTTTAACCATATGTGGTTTGGATAGTTCATAACAAAATTTATGTAGCAAGGTTGGGATGGATGATCCATGTAGTGGCAACTGACGCACATTTTCTCTCAAGTCATTAAAAATACTATCTCTAAACATCTGTTCCATAAGCCTTGCCCTGGGTGCAACAAAGCCAGCCTTCTGAAACACAGTCTTAACTGAAGTCTGGGAAAGCATAGCATCCACAATAACTTCAGGAGGCACGATCGCCAACAGTTCCCAGGCACAAAAAATGGCATCCAATACTTCATTGAGGAGTTGCAGGTACGTGTGGTTGATCACACCTTCTGGGTTTCTCCCCCTCTCCTTGACTCGGGTCGCAGCTACTTTGGGATGGAGTTTAAACAAGACAACATTATCAAATTTTTGTGCTGAAAACACAGACAATAGTGATAACAAATCACAGAACCTCAACACCCCCAATCTGAAAAACAGGCAAGGAAAGATGACTGTGGGAGACACCATATGCCTGTCAATCAACACATAATTGTTACATGTTCCATCGGAGACCTTGGTACCTAGACACGTCCGGCGGAGTAGGTGCTGGGTGGCATGAAAAGGCTGGGCAAAGGCCATTTGGCATTGCAACACTTTTTTGGAGTGCTTCTTCCCCTTTTCTTTGGTCTTGACCACATCGTAGATCTGCTGACAGACATTTTTGTCAAAAGTGGAAGTCCAGTAAGGAATAGGTTCTGAGATCACAAGTATGTTGTGCAGAAACTCAGCAGCAGCCTCCAGGGCGGTGGTCTTACCCACCGCAATCCCACCATCAAAGTATAACACAGTGGCACATCTGGTGGGGCCTGCCGGGAAATCTGTGCTCATTTTGGACATATATGAATATCTGAACCCAGTCCCGTCTCCTCTCCTCCTAACAACTGACCGATGCTCTTCCGTGCCCTCATTTTTTGTATTTCCGCTCATGAACTTCTCAAAACTTCCCTTTAGTTTGTCAAAAGCGGTTTTACTCTTTGTTCCAGTCTCCTTAGTCATCATCAGGCGTTTCCAGGATGTAGGAACATCAACCTTACTTCCCCTCTGACGCTCCCCAACAGCTTCCGCGTCACTTTCCGTCTCAGAATCAGAGAAGATTATCACTGGGGGGTTTGGCCGTCTTTGTGGCCTGGGAGACCTGACATCCCGTTCTGGGGGTGGAGAACCTGCCATTTCCTCATACCCTTGAGGTACATGTTGAGGTACAGATGGAAGTGGTTTGTCCACTGGCAGGAAGTCAGGTTTGTTGCCTCCGGCCTCTGGGTGTCTAACCAAAACCCTGGGTGCCCGGGACCGAGGACGCGCGCCCCCATGAGTTGTTTGCACAGTGACAGTATTGGCCTGAGTATCCCTAGGGATATCATAGTTCTCACCCACAGAAGAGACTTTACACCTGATGGTGGACCTCCTGGGTGTTTGATAGATCGATTGCCTGGCAGGTTGCCCATATGCCCCTATATCCTCATAATCAGACTCACTATCTGACTGTTCGGGGGGACGCCGACTGGGCGTGCCAGGCATCCTCTCGACTTCGCCAGTGCTGGGTCTGCGAGTAATTATTCTGTCAAAAGAGGGGGTGGCATAGGTGGCATCATCATCGCTATCTACAGCCTCTTGTCTATTATAGGGGGGTCTCAGGAGAGAATATACTCCCTGGCGCCGCATTGCATCAAAAGGATTGTCATAAACCTCCTCTGGCTCTGCATAGACGTGCTCATCACTGTCAGAATCAGGTTGGAATCCAGGGTTGTTTTTACCTCCAGAAGCCATGAATGAATTAGGAGCCAAGCAACTGCTCAACAAATTACCAAAGAGGAGAGCTAGGGCTGGAAAGCTGGCACACGTCAGGTGTTACAGAGCAATGCAAGGAGCTTCAAATATTCTCCAACTGCTAGAATCTTTAAAAATCGCACATCAGATAACACACCCAGTAGGTTCCAGGCTCTTTTTTGAGGTCACACTAGGGCGCAGGGTGGTTGATGCAATTATAGTGGTTTTCTCAGAAAGTAGTCCTCACATCCACTGTTTTTTGATAGAGCTAAAGACATGTAAAATCAATTTCTTCAACCAGCACAGTACCACCAGAGAAGCACAAAAGGTAGAGGGTAGCAACCAGCTGAGGGACTCTGCCAAGGCGCTAGCAGTTCTAGCTCCAGTTGGAACTGACCCCTGCAGAGTCACCGCACACCTGATATTTAAGAGCCAGCGGGGTCTGAACACTTTAAAAAGTTATACACTGAACTGGATGACTCACACTGTAAACACTCAAAAAGTTGCACTTTTGAACTTTCTGGGGTTGCGTGCGGACAATGAATTAAGAGCTTGTTTAACTAGGGGACTCCCCCCTGCCAATTCCCCTGGAAGCAGGAGGCACCATGTTTGTTTACCTGAACCCAAACCCCAAAAACACCTTAAGAATAGACGCGGAGGCGCTCACAGAAACCAGAAGGCTCGCCGCCAGGGCGTGGGACCTAAAGTATCAAATGACAAAACAAGGAATGCACCAACGCATGCTGAGGGCCGAGCTGGATAACCTGGAAATCCTAGAAAGGGGGCATTCTGCGGCTTTGACCACAAATCTGAGCTTACTGGCAAATGTCCTGCTCGACCAACCGGCCCCGCCCGATCCAACACAGGGTGAAGAAAAGGGCCTTCCCCCTTCCAGTCGGGTGGAGTCCAGAACAGAGGGTGTCTACACTGTAACTGTATACCCGGGAGATCCCGCCTTTGAAATACAGGATAGTCTACCCCAGAAAATATGGCCAATGCTCTACCTCCATCAGCAGAGGTGGCTGCCCTCTTACGGCCCGTGGCACATCAGGTTTACCTCTTCCGCCATGCAGCTCAGAAATTTTCCACGTTCCCTCCGTGGCCAGGCAAATTTTCAAAACTCCATGTCCCTCAAACTCATCACTGCACTTACTGACGTCATCTCCAGGATCTCCCTAGACTTTTACTCAGACCTGAGACATTTGAGTGATACCATGTCCGCCCTGTGTCTCATAGCAGCTTACTACAGTGAAAAAAATCAAACACCTCTACCCACTAACCTCCCAGAACTGCTAGGGAATATCACAGCAAAGGTGACCCTCCTGGTTAGGGACCTGAAGAGGGCAGCGGCAAATAAAGGGTTTAATTTCAATAGAAACTCTTCTTCTCTGTTACCTGCCCAGGGCGGCCTTTACAGTAATGATTTTTTTCAGGAGCACGCGCTGTATTCTCTGTTTAGAACAGCGGGGATGTTGGCAAGTTCAAGCTCGCCCGAGTATCCCAGGGCAGATTCTGTGCTCGCCATCACGGCGGCCGTGTTTGGTGACAACATCCCTCCCTTTGCTGCCTATCAGTGGAACCTTCGCAGTGGTCTCAAGGCGCTCGAGTCACTCATCCTACTGTTTCTACTCTTGGACGTGAACGTCCCAGCCACCTCCAACAAGAGGCTACACCTGGAGGCTTTGTTGGGGGAGTCTTACAGTAAGGGGTCCCGTCCCCCAGCCCGCCGCACCGGTCCACTAGACGCTGGAGGCTCAGTCTTCAGCTTTCTCATGGAAAACTATCTAGTGCCCACTCTACTACACCGCCCCACCACCAACATGTCCGCCCTCTTTCCAGGCCTCTACCTCCTCCAGCTGGAGTTTAGCTCAGGAGCCTCCACCCCCCACGCCATTCACTTAACAGACGTGAAGTTTAGGGACATTTTCAATATCCTGGTGCAATCTAATGTTTTTCAAGATTCCCAGGAACTGATCAGGGCCAAACAGTCCCTGAGAGTCAGCTGTGAAACAGGCAGTGGGAATCTCCTGGAAAGCCTCTCCCCGGGGACCACCATGCGAGACATCATCAGAAAAGAATTCATGGCACAAGATGTTTATGATTATGTTTATTTTTGTGTGTTGGGGGCACTTCCTGTTACAGTGGCCGTGGTGTAAGAAATAAAGCTGTTGTTAAAAGTAAACAACTGATCAAGTTCCTGCAGATAATTATCTGGTGGGAGGGAAAGGGCCTGGGACCCCTGGAAAGTCAAGATGTCAGCACAGATGGTTTCCATTAGCCCAGCGTATGACTGGGTGGCGGCAAATTCCACACACTCTTTCCTGGGGAGAAGATAACCAGCCAGAATCAAGTACAAGAGGAAGAACTTTCCCACGTAGTGCCTGACCCAAGGCTCCAGGCCTTGCGCTCCCCAATTTTTCAGACAAAAGAGCAGGCACATCAGGAGCCTGCAAGGGATGGTGCTTCCCAGGTTGAACAGCAGGTTACCATCTCTCAGATTCACTAGGTCGAGCGCCACATGATGGGTCAGACCCAGCTTTTTAAAAATCTTTTCACAGAACCCACACAGCGTTCCATCATCGGCCGTGTTCAGGCGATACCAGAGGCTGGCCGCCACGGTCTCGTCAGTGAGGTCCTTCGTTGTCAGGCCACTCTCTAGGCACACCTCATAGAGCAGAGTCCAAAACTGTATGGGCACTTTTCTGCCCAGGACACCATTGTCATATGTACCAGTGTTATAGAGAGCATACTTGAACAGGTAACAATTGGTGGTAAAATTATACAGGTGACAGAGGATAGCATGTAACAACCTCAATTCTGTCGAGGATAGCGTATTTAATTTATCCTTAAATAAAATTTTAGACAGTAGCGCCTGCAGGCCAGGAGACATTGGCTTTCCAACTATCACATATCGCCCCAACATGGCTGATGCACCTATATACGTGGGAGGATATGTGGACATAAAGAAATATCCAACCCTTGAAAAGGAACTGGTGCTAGATCATGACAGGCTCCTGCAGGCCGTGCCCTCCTTCAAACCTGTACCCATCAACGTGGAGCACCTGGCAGATGCTGAGGTGGGCTGGGTTCAGACTATTTATCCCGCCAGCCACGGCCTCTTTTGTATGGGGGAGGTAACAAACAAACAGTTTCTGCACCTCGTGACTCAGATGGCGGAAGAGTCTGCTGCCTCTCACATCACACTTACCAAGCAGCTCCCTCGCGAGCCAACGCTGCAGATGTTGCACACATGGCTTCCAGAGCTCTCACTGTCCTCCATCTCACCACACTTGATGAACTCTACCCCAGACACTGAAATATTTCACCACGTGGCCTTGTGCGCCCTCGGCAAACGCCGGGGGGTGGTGGCAGTCTATGGTCACTCTTTAGATTGGGTAATCTCCAAGTTTGAATCCCTCAAACCAGGGGAAATTTCTGCAATCAAAGAATGTGTTGAAAGTGTGTCCAAAAGGCATGGTCCCAATGGTCAGAGACCCCTGAATTTCTCAATCAGCATGGACAGTCTTTTGGCCAAGGCCATAGACGCCAGCTTCATCAAAAACAGACTTGATCTGCTCAAATCAGACAGGCAAGTTGCTGCAGTGAAACAATCAGCATATTTAAAGGCTAGTCACGTACCACAGGCAGACCCCGACCCCATTTCCCAACCTACTCAGTCCGCCATCATGACAACTGTGACAGCTGGAATGGAGGAAAATAACTTGATCAGTGTGCCCAAGGCTACTTTGATCTCTCTCCTAACCAAGGCAGAGTCCTCCCAACGGCCCCAGGGCGGCCAGGCGTCAGTCCCTCAGATCCTGCAGCCTTTCCAGACTCCCAGCTCCGCTATCACCAATCACGCAGCATTCTCGACCCCAGGGGCTGGCCTGAGCTACCCACACGCGGGTCAGTGGCCTATCATGCCCCCTTGGAGCCCCTATTGTCCACCAGCTTACCCTCTTCAGGCTTCAGAGGGTGCTCCTCAAAGTGGGCCATATTGGCCACCAATGTACTCCTACGGCCATCGAGATGAAGCGAGGGCAGGAAAAAGGAAAAGGGAATGTGAGGAGGAGGACCAAGTCTCATTTCCAGGGGAAACCAGCAAGAGAGGCCTCTACAGTGAGCTCTTGTCCATGGCTGGCAGCATTGCCTCTCTGAAGAGCGAACTACAGAGTTTGAAACAGTCTCTGCCAGCTTGCGCCCCGCCATCCACTCCAGCCTCAGCATATTATCCCGAAGCCGGAAGCCTGCTACAATATCCGGGTCGTCATATCAACCCTCAACAGTGCTACATGTCGCACCCTTCCCCTGCACCCCTTCCAGCTGCGAGTCCCGCCGGGGCGGCCGCCGCGCCTCCACCCACGGTGGTAGAAAGTGTCCCTCGACCACCAGAAACAGTTCCAACGGTCCCTGTAGCCCAAAGTGTGGAGCGGGAACCAGATGCTCTGGTGACTACCAAAAAGACAGTTCCTGCCAAAAGAGTAGATGCCAGCAAACTGGCCAACCACGAGAAGAGCAAAGTACAGCAGCTCTTTTGCGAAGAGCTCTCCAAATAACACGAGGGGTATTATTGTAAAAGGGTTGCGTGTGTCAATAAAATGTTTGTGCTTGGTGCAACTATAGTGTATCTGTTTTTTTGAGATGACTTTGTGACAGGTCCCAGCTCGGGCGAGGGCCGGGAAGGTGGGGGAACCGGGCCCCAGCTCGGGAGGGGGCCGGGGAGGTCGGGGGAACCGGGCCCCAGCTCGGGAGGGGGCCGGGGAGGTCGGGGGATCCGGGCCCCAGCTCGGGAGGGGGCCGGGAAGGTCGGGGGAACCGGGGGGATCCGGGCCCCAGCTCGGGAGGGGGCCGGGAAGGTCGGGGGATCCGGGCCCCAGCTCGGGAGGGGGCCGGGGAGGTCGGGGGATCCGGGCCCCAGCTCGGGAGGGGGCCGGGAAGGTCGGGGGAACCGGGGGGATCCGGGCCCCAGCTCGGGAGGGGGCCGGGAAGGTCGGGGGATCCGGGCCCCAGCTCGGGAGGGGGCCGGGGAGGTCGGGGATCCGGGCCCCAGCTCGGGAGGGGGCCGGGGAGGTCGGGGATCCGGGCCCCAGCTCGGGAGGGGGCCGGGGAGGTCGGGGATCCGGGCCCCAGCTCGGGAGGGGGCCGGGGAGGTCGGGGATCCGGGCCCCAGCTCGGGAGGGGGCCGGGGAGGTCGGGGATCCGGGCCCCAGCTCGGGAGGGGGCCGGGGAGGTCGGGGATCCGGGCCCCAGCTCGGGAGGGGGCCGGGGAGGTCGGGGATCCGGGCCCCAGCTCGGGAGGGGGCCGGGGAGGTCGGGGATCCGGGCCCCAGCTCGGGAGGGGGCCGGGGAGGTCGGGGATCCGGGCCCCAGCTCGGGAGGGGGCCGGGGAGGTCGGGGATCCGGGCCCCAGCTCGGGAGGGGGCCGGGGAGGTCGGGGATCCGGGCCCCAGCTCGGGAGGGGGCCGGGGAGGTCGGGGATCCGGGCCCCAGCTCGGGAGGGGGCCGGGGAGGTCGGGGATCCGGGCCCCAGCTCGGGAGGGGGCCGGGGAGGTCGGGGATCCGGGCCCCAGCTCGGGAGGGGGCCGGGGAGGTCGGGGATCCGGGCCCCAGCTCGGGAGGGGGCCGGGGAGGTCGGGGATCCGGGCCCCAGCTCGGGAGGGGGCCGGGGAGGTCGGGGATCCGGGCCCCAGCTCGGGAGGGGGCCGGGGAGGTCGGGGATCCGGGCCCCAGCTCGGGAGGGGGCCGGGGAGGTCGGGGATCCGGGCCCCAGCTCGGGAGGGGGCCGGGGAGGTCGGGGATCCGGGCCCCAGCTCGGGAGGGGGCCGGGGAGGTCGGGGATCCGGGCCCCAGCTCGGGAGGGGGCCGGGGAGGTCGGGGATCCGGGCCCCAGCTCGGGAGGGGGCCGGGGAGGTCGGGGATCCGGGCCCCAGCTCGGGAGGGGGCCGGGGAGGTCGGGGATCCGGGCCCCAGCTCGGGAGGGGGCCGGGGAGGTCGGGGATCCGGGCCCCAGCTCGGGAGGGGGCCGGGGAGGTCGGGGATCCGGGCCCCAGCTCGGGAGGGGGCCGGGGAGGTCGGGGATCCGGGCCCCAGCTCGGGAGGGGAACCCAAAACGATCCGCACAGGTCGAGGAACAAAACCAAAATGACCCAGACAAGCTCGTGAAAGCTTTTATATCAGAATAAAACACATCAAAAAGTAATACTTTAAGGTGTCCACCAGGTATAGCCACACAGGTAGGACCAACCAGTATGCTTCTCCAAAACAGGGGGAATATGTGGAGGGGGCGTGGGTTTATAGAATGGAGGGTCCCGTTGGTGTGTGCCATCCTGTATACCCATTTTGGTGTCCCCCCCTTTTAGCCCCACCCTTTCTGATAAGGGGATTTCCAGGTAGAGGGTCTTCCTATAGTATATCCAATATGGTGTGCCCCTCCCTACTGCCCCATATTTTTCCTGATATTGGGGAAGCATCCGACAGGGGGTGGTCGGGAGGGTCAGCTCCATATAGTATATACTATATACTATATTATTATAGGGATCCGCCTCCCATCTGATTGGTTGTTTGCTCTGGGCCAATGAGCAGGCTAGAATTTTGGCACTATCCAATGTCTTGGTCGGATTTCTTGATTGATTTTTTGACAGGCCAATAGGATGTGAGCACAGCTGTATCTCCGCCCCCATTCCCACGCTGTATGCTGTCATCTATGCACCTCAAAAGTATACTTTTTAAAGTGTGTCTAGAGCGCCGGCCGGCAGGAGACATGGCCTATCGACCGCTTGCGGTTTTGTCCTAACCGCAAGTGTCCATTTGGGCTATGTTTGACTTTTCGCTGTTTCGATCCTAGGCAGCCGCTCGCCAGCGGCACGCTTCAAAAAGTCTCTTTTTGATGTGTTTACTTAGCAAAAATCAATAGTGCCACCTGTGTTTAGACTCCGTGGGAAGTTTCAATGTGCTGGTTTCGGTGCGGCAACTCTGCCTTGCCGCCTCGAGTTTATATTTTTAATTTAGTAAATTGGTCCCCCGAGAGTTATGCTTCAGGGGAGATATCGATTTTTGGTGCTGCAAGATTCACCGAAACCCTTCCTTTTCTGAGGCATGTGAAAAAACGGAGAACATATAAGCCTGACAATTCTCTAGGGTGCTATTTGATTTCCCTAAATTGGGACCATGCGGAACCTGCTCACCATGTGCTCTAGCCCCGGCTGGCGAGACAGGTTGTGGAAAGCCTTTTTAAGAATTCTATTACTGGGCGTGAGGGAGTGTTCTAAAGGTGATGAGGAGGCGGTAGACGGGTCAGGTCAGGGCAGTAAGTCATCAAAGGGTAAAAGGAACAAGTCGGCACACAAACCCAGACGTAGGAAACGCGGCGGTAAGCCACAGGATCCCAACCTAAACAAATTTAAGACAGAATAATCCCATGATAAAGGGAAATCACATTCAGAAAAAGTACCAGTGACAAATATGCAAATGTGGACATGCTTATATTCTCCTGGCCAAAACCAGGAGCTACTACACTACCTCCTGTTATCTGGTGGCAGTCAGTATGGACTCTACAGGAGAGTTCTGTTGGATCTGCCACCAGCCAGAGGGTCCCCTTAAAAGATTCTGTGGCTGCAAGGGGTCCTGTGCCGTGTCTCATCAAGACTGTCTACGTGGTTGGCTGGAGACGTCGCGTCGCCAGACGTGTGCGCTGTGTGGGACTCCATATTCCATGAAATGGAAAACTAAACCTTTGCGTGAGTGGACATGGGGGGAAGAGGAGGTCCTGGCAGCGATGGAGGCCTGTCTACCCCTTGTCCTGATACCCTTGGCTGTGCTGATGATAGTGATGGGGACGTGGTTGCTGGTAAATCACAATGGCTTCCTCAGTCCAAGAATGCAAGTTGTCCTCGTGGTCATCGTCCTCCTGGCCATGATTGTGTTCTCAGCCAGCGCCTCTTACGTGATGGTGGAAGGGCCCGGGTGCCTAGATACCTGTACTGCCAAAAACTCTACCGTGACTGTGAACTCCATTGATGAGGCGATCGCGACCCAGCAGCCCACAAAGACTGACCTTGGATTAGCCCGTGAGACCCTCTCCACCCGCTTCAGACGTGGCAAATGCAGATCCTGTTGTAGACTGGGGTGTGTGAGACTATGTTGTGTGTAGGAGGTGTGGAAATAAAAACCCTTTAAAATTTCATTTAATCATTTTCTTTATTAAGCCTGTCAGCACTCACAAGAATCATTTGAAACAGTTGGGGAGGGTAGAGGTATCTAGACTCAGCTCACCACCTGGAAGAAGGATGGTTGAGGGGCAGAGTTTAAGTGTGCAGGCCTTCTTGTTCTCTTTAGTGGAGAAAAAGGCTGCCCTGGCAAACACGGTCCCACTGTGGATAAGTTTAACTGCGGCGGTTAAATTGTGGGCCAAGATGGGTGTCTGTTCTCCTGTCCACATGGTTGCAGAGATCCTGATGTCTTTTAAGTTGTTGTCATAGATGATGGCTTTCAGGTCAGGGTTCTGGGCCACAAAAGAGGTATTGAAGGGAATACTGATGGTTTCCAGCGGGAGGAGACGGAGGGTGGGTCCGGTATACACCAGGGGAATCAAAGTATCATCATGACTGGGAACATGTCCTTGGCACGGGTTCTTACTGAAGGCCACGGCAGAGGAGGTTTTGAATTTGACAAGTATGCTGTCTGGGGCAGCTTCACTGACACCAGAATAGTACACCCTGAGGATAGTTCCAGTTATATTCACACTGTTGACAAATCCCATAAAATTTAGGGGACCGTGGAGGCTGCAGCGCCTGTGGAGCCCGGGAAAGACGGCTGTGAAGACGCAGGTCTTCTGGTCGTCATTACACTCTATGACATCTCCATAGATTTCCAGAGAGGGGGTGGCTGTATTGAAGTTTTTGAAGGTCTGCCCACAGGTGGGTGGTAGGGGGATGTTGCTGGTTGACATTTCATGGATGATGAGGTCCAGGGATTTTATTTTTTCAAAATTTACACACACGATGATCATGACAAATTCTCCTGGTGGCACCACTATGGTCTTGTGGGCTGTGAGGACAACCTGGAGGGGCTCATCGGGCTTAAAGTCCACCAGGGGGGTGACTGGCACATCGTTATTGTAGTGTCCAAACAGGAGCAGGCCTGGTCTAGTGCAGATAGACTCGCTGGGTAGATTAAGGGCGGACCCCACGGTGCCCGCGTCTTCCAGTATGATCTGATCCACTGGCTTGATGATAGGAAGCCTATCAGTGGCAAAATTGATGACCAGTGGCCGGGCATTGCGTATCAAAATCCTGTTTGGCTTGATTGTATGCTTCCAGGCATAGTTGGCAAATGTAGATGACCTTCGTGGGGAACTAGAGGGTCTGCCACTCCATGGGTGACTCTCCGCCATCTGTGATCGCTCTGGAAGTTATTGGAGGATGTTTGAAGTGGGCTTCCAGCACGTGTGCTGCACCGCAGGTCAACACTCTGCTGTTTCCAGAATAGCAGATGGTAGTATCTGTCGCCTCGTGGGCAGAGGCGGGGGCGCGAGTATAAGATATAGGGATGGCAAGTGCCAGTATGGAATGTCTAGACAAGAGCAATGGTTTGTGAGACAGGTTTATTATGTTTATATATAGTGGTTGGCCCGGTAGCCACAGACTTGGTGAAATCCACACTGTTTCTGGTGAGTGGGCCCCAACAATCAAAAAGGCATTTTGTGGTGTGTCCCCCCTCTGTCCCAACTCATAAAGTAATCTGTGCTTCAGTTTCATAACATCACCTGGTTTCAAACACCTTTCTGTGTCACAAGTTAGTTCTATGCAGTTTCTGTGGGGAAGACTCACGGGGGGTGGAAAGGCTGCTGGAAATATGAAATTTGTGGGGCCCTGAACCAGTTCTAATAATATCTCACATTGGAGAGTCTCATAAGACACTCCACACATGTTTAAACACAGTTGAAGGAAGCCTTCCTGCAGGGAATCTTTGTCAATTGTGAGATGCTTTACTTTTTGAGAAACCATCCCCTCCTCCCCCGATAGCTTGATGTAGAGAACCCTGAACAGGTTAAAGGTAGTTGGACTCTGGACATTGCTTGTATATTTCCCGCTGGCTGGGTCTCTATGTAGTGGGGTAGTGATCAGGAGCCCAGGTTTATTATCCAAGACAGAGACTGATTGGCACAGGCCATTGGTGGAGGGTGTAGAAGCTAAAGACAGGGGCCTGGCATAACAGGACATGGATGTTAGGGGTGAGGGTCGGAGGAAAATGATGTAAAATAGCAGCTGATGCGCGGGGATAGACGGGAGATTAGTTTTTATAGCCAATGATAGCGGGGTGCCAAAGTCATTAATCACCTTAGGAAGAAGCTCAATTCCAGGTGTTTCACTCGATGACACCAGAAAGGGTATGGTCCAAGAGTAAGGACTGAGCGCCATTAGATTTTCACTAAGTCCATGAGCCAGTCTATATTGTGTCAGGTCTCCAAGGGTCAGTGGTAGGTCCAGAGTGGTGTATCCATTCCTTCTGTTTAGAATTTTTATATTTGAAAGGTTTCTGCAGAGAAAATGGTGACCCTGCCAGGTCACGCACCAGTGATTAAGAATAATCGAGGGGGCAGACTTCTCCATGACCAGTTTGGATGTTTAAAAGTTCAGCAATCTCAGATATGTTGTCTGGTTGGATGTTCAGGAAGTTGTAGATGATTTTCACTGTATAGTCAGTGTCGTTGTCAAAGAGGCACTGAATTATATTAGCCACCGAATGGACCAGTTTGTCAAAATATACCTTGTGTGCAATTCTTAAGTTCTGCTGACGCACGTAGGCGGGGTGCTCTGCCAAGTCAGACTTTAGTCCCTTTTCACTACCGTCTATGAATACATAAGGTATTCTGTCATGAATCTGAGGTAACTCTTCCTGTCTGCTGACAAGCTTCTTAAAGACTGCCAAGTGTGGCAGGTTTGTGGTTTTATATTCAGTCAGAGGCTTACTCAGTTCGGTAGTGAAGGTCAAATGGTCAATATCAACAGAGTTGGTTATTAATTGTAAATGGTTGTGGTTAAGCGCATCAATGACTTTACTGAAGCCACTGGGCAGGCCCCTCCTGTATACATCCAGCTTCCCCCAGTTACTCATTGTTTGGGCGGCCGCCCTGACATCGTTGTCATTCAAAATCAGGGAGACCACGTTTGAGGTGGCAGACTGGACAAACTTGCATGCAGTTTTCCTGACAAGATCCACACCCTTCAATAACAGTTTGTTGTTACTCAGAGTCCCCACATATCTCTTCTTGGTAATCATTAGCAAACTTTTAAAGGTCTTCTCGGCCTCTAGTTTTATAGGTTGTACAAACAGGGCCTTGGTTGTATTGTCTGCCAACATCTCTCCAAACTCTACCACTTCCTCTAACGTATACCCCTGAGTTTCCACAAAAAGAGAATCAGTGTCTCCATAAATCACTCTGAAGTAGGCATCTGGGTTGTAGGTCTTGTGCATCAGTGCCCCAAGAGTGGCAGAGCTCATGTTTTCTATATAGGCTCTGGATTTTTCCAGCATTTTCCTGCCCTGGAAAGTGATGGTCTCTGCAATTTGGAGGCAAGGCAACATTCCAGAGGCCACTCCTGTGAAGCCATAAACAGAATTACAGGTGACCTTTATGGCCAGCTGCTGTTTATCCAATATGGTCTTTGTGATGGGATCCTCACAAGCTGCCAGCTGTGTCCGGATCTCTTTTCTTTTGGCCAGCCATTTTGTCAACAGTCTAGACAATAGTGAACATTTCTTGTGTTTTTTCACAAAGTGAACAGTGCCGCTAGGGAGGGTAAAAGTCTCATAGTCCGCAGGTGTCAGGTTGGGGAACATCTGAAGTTTGTTGTCAGGAATAATAGTAGAATAACACAGATTGTGTGCCTGAATAATGCTTGGGTACAGGCTGGCAAAGTCCACTACAAGCACAGGAGTGTTGTAAAATCCTGTTATGGGATCTATGACCGTGGCTCCCTGGTACCCACTGTTGCTGCATTTTGCCTGATTTGATGGCAGGATGTAGTTCTCCCTCCTGGCAGCGTCGAGCAAAGAAGAGAAAACTCTGATTTGTTGTCCATCAGTCAGCACCCGTCTGACGGGAATCTTGGCCAACTTCCCAATTTCTGCAATTTCGATGTGTGCCATAAAGTATTTCAGTAGGTCCAGGACCAACTGACTATCCATAACACAGTATGTTCCAATTTTAGCCCGCCCTGTGGGCCCCTCCTTGAAAAGTATTGGAATATCCTTATAAGACACATCTTCCTTTTCCATGTTCAGGCAGTGTTTGGCAACAGTGTTCAGTTTGTAGTCAGAGAGGCTGAGTTTGTCTTTGCACACGGTGTACATGTCCACTGGAATGACTCCCGATATCCTGATCTTGGTTTGGGCCCTCATGAATCCCGCTCCACTGTCTATGGGCTTCCTGACCTCGAAGGTCCTCATGGTGACCAGCTTGGTGAACTGTGTACAGTCAATGTTATAGATTTGGGTGGCCCTGTCTATGATGTATGGCAAATCAAAGTTGGCGATATTATATCCCGAAATAAATTCAACACCGCTGTCCCTCATGAAAATTAGGAAAGCCATCAACAGATCATATTCTGAGGGGCACTCATACACTTCAGTGCCCTCGATGGGGTCGCAGGTACCCAGGGAAAACAACAGCTTGGAGATGGAGTTGGTGGCACAGTTCCAGGTGACACAGGAAATTTGAATAATACAATCCTGTTCTTTCAGGGCACAGGGAAACCCACATTCACCCAAACACTCTATATCAAATGACAGGATATTGTAGGGGGGCCAGGAGGAGAGCTCTGGATGATGACAGATGTTCTCCAGACCACAGTCTATCTCTAACTGACATAAAGAGTCTTTCTTCGACTGGCGAAGGTCTGCCACGTCACAAGTGTACCAGCCAAATGTGGAAAAATTATTGTCTATCATAAATCTTTGGCAGGCATCCACGTTGGTCTCAAAAAGTTCAATACCCAACGCCTTAAGCTTATCGCAGATGGGATACAGCAATTGGGAAGATGAGAGGGTAACTTTGTAGACCTTTGTCAATTCTTCGGTGTAGGTTACCAGTGGAATTTTTTCCTCCTGGGTTATGTGAAAAGACGGACCCCGCTTGCCCTTGAATTGACTCATGACTTCCTGGATGGCCGAGCTGAGCACAAGGCTGTTTGGAGCCTTGGCATAGAAGTATATTTTTTGGCCAAAAACATTGACACATACACTTTGCCCATTTTCCAGCTTACCCAAGAGATGAATAACAGTCCCACTGGGAATAATGTCCGCCTGGAATCTGAACGGAATGTCCTCGCAGCGGTCCTGGCTGTAACAAGATGAGATGATGTCATAGACATGAAATTTCAAGTTTTCCACAAGTCCGCCTTTCTGTTTGATTGAAGCAGTATTGTTGGGTGGAGTCCAGGGGGGCTGCCCGGGCTGCAGCGGAAGATTTATTTGCTGGTCATTCAAAAATGTCACAGGGGGAAGCATTGAGTTAAAAGTCTTGTATCCAGACGTTCCAGGGGTCTGGAAACATAGGGGAATTAGCCTCTGTATGTTTTCAGTGGCCCCGGCTCTTTCTTGGCAAGGCTGGTCCGCCTTTTTCTTAGAGCCCTTGCGTAGGTAGGGGTTGTAAAAATTCATCTTAACTCGAGAGGGGGCGAGGAAACTAGGGCGACGAGAGGGTAGAGTAGCCTATATGGACAGAAAACTCAACAAAAGAGAGCACAACAAGATAAGGTGGACAGAAACCAGTTTATTATTCAAAGTATTAGTTTTTAAAGTGTCTGAGTCATGGGGTGGCCACTAGAGGGAAGTTGATTCATCTTCCAGAGGAAGTTGGCTGTATCCCTTCCGGCGATTTCTAAGGAATCCTGTGGCTTTCTGCCACAAAGTAGGGCCAGAGTTGGTTAGTTGTTTCTGTGCTTCCTTTTCTTCCTGGTGTACCTGATGCATGCCCAAAAGTATGCGCTTAATTTCCTCTTTGTCTATAGCTGGAGGTGATGCGCTATAGGGAGGTGGCGCCTGTCTGGCAGCGTAGTTTTCAACAGAAGGGTACAGCATTTTGATGGGTGCATCGTGAAACTGTGAGTTTCTTCTATTTAGGACTACCACCAAGAAGATTATTCCACCAATAATTAGGAGAATGAATATTCCCCCTAGAGGGTTGGTAAAGAATTTAATGAACCCTGTCACAATACTACTGAAAAATGTGACTACCGAGCTGACCACATTCACCACAGATCTTCCAATGTCTCCCAGATCAGCCATCATGTCTGACAGGTCCTGAACCAGTCTGTCTCTATTGTAGTCGATGGTGTTGTCTAGGTCCTTCTTAATGCCCGCGAGGCTGTAGGTGTAATAGTTATATTCCCTAAACATGGATTCTATATCAAAGACGCTCGATGCGAGTTTCCTTTCAGTAGAGGAGTACAGTTCTACTGTTTTGAAGTCGATATTTTCAATAAATGAGATATTGAGGGCTATAAATGTGTCTAGGGTAGCGATGCTTGAGAGGTTTAGCTTTTCTTCAAAAATGTAATTTTTATAATAGTAAATGTATTCCCCCACAATGAAGTAGTGTTCACTCTCATCCTTGCATGTTTCTATGTTTGTGTTGGAGAGGATAATTTCTTTTCTAGGACCCAACTGGCCAGTTAGCGGGTCTGTACTGTTTATAAATTTGAAGGTGACTCTAGGTCTCGAGTAGCAGGTGGTTTTATCATGCTGCAGCCGCAAGCTCTGGTGGATGTTGACTGAACTTTGGTCCACATAGATACAGTCTGTCACAGATATGGCGTCGCCCACGTACCTGGCAGCGACAGGCTTTCCATAAATGGCAGACATCACACTCGTAGGGTTGACCTTGCTAAGCTCATACCACATGAGGGTGTCTCTGACCTGTTCTCTACACCACGCCCTGGACAACTCCTCAAGCACGTTGTTGACGCTGGTGGTCAGCTTGTCATAGGCAAATTGAATTTGGGCCGTAATGAGCGGATTTTCTGAGCCCTTTGAGACCTCAGATGTTGAGTTTCCATTGTCAGCTGCCTCTCTTTTTCTCCTTGTGGACTTTGGTGGGGCGGGGGTTGGTTCTGGGTCGCTGTCCTCGTCTATGTCTTCAATCTCTGGATGTTCGAGTGGTTGCCAGATGAGGTACAGGTTACCATCAGTCTTGAAATACTGTGTTTTCCCACTGGCCACGTAGGAGTTGTTCAACTTTTGGATATATTCAGAGATGGTCTTATTGATCTGGTCACTGACGCAGCTATACGTGCTGGTGAAATTTTCTACCTCAGTCAGGGGTGTATTGAAGGTGGCGGTGACTTCATTGGCCACAAAATGGTAGCTATGTTCATGAGCAGTTTGGATGGCGCGAGGGAATGTTTTCCAGTGCACCAGGTCGCACGTGGCAGTTTGTCTGGTGGCTGTTTTCCAGGAGTAAGTGGCAGAGGGAGTCTCTAGAAAGGTCCTGCTTTGTCCAGCGGGGGCAGTTCCCCTGTTATTATAATCTACAAACTTGTAATTCTTGACCTCCCTGACCCTCATATCAGCTCTCTTAGGCGCAGTAGACTGGCTGGTGTTGTCAAAGGTTTGAAACGGGGAGAGCTCCAGGCTGTCTCCCAGGGCGGTAGCGATGTAGTTATAGGGATCCATGGAGCGTGCCACCATGTCTACAATTTCACAGTTAACGGTGGTTCGAACACGATAAAAGCCAGGCATCCAACCAGGTTCTGAATAAAGGGTGGGCTGACTAAAGTATCTTTGGATATTCCCTGTTAGACCATCAACAGGGCGTATGTTCACAGTTTTATTGACCCCATCTCTGTCCACATACACCTGTCTGACGTTGTTTACCACCATGGTGGCGCTATTGTAGCACTGATAGATGCTGTCAAAGTCGCCCACTTCCCACTCGTGGGCCTGAGTGGCCATTTCAAATTTACCAGTGACTGAACTAGTGGTTAGGCCTCGCCAGATGGTCAGTTGAGTAATTATTTTTCTATATCTCCTGATTTTGAAGATGTAGGGCACGATGTTGATCTTATACACGAGCAAGATGCCCTCCACATGCTTCTTATCTTGTGTACTGGGGCATGTTTTGTCTAAATCAAACCTGAAGGTCTCCCCCGTGGCAGCCACCCCACACACGCGAAAGTACTCAAATCCTCTGTTAGTGTTAGTTGAGAGGGGTGGGGGAGTCTCTGTTGGAGCGTCCTGGGCTGGGGTCATGTCTGATGGCTGCCTCAGAGTGGTTGGCTGACATACGTAGAGATGCGTGTGGCACAGCAGACACAGAAGGGTTAGGAGATTGGTTAGGTGGGCGACTCTCATACTTTTCACTGTAGGGTACATCCAACACTGGCTGAATCGGTTCAAATGTACAAGTGATAATTTAACATTGTATAGATGTCTTTAAATACCCTCAATTGATTTTTTGATATCAGTATGAGTGGGCAAGAGGCCTCGAACGTCAGGCATACAGTGTCCAGGTCTACTGAGCGTGCCTCAAAGTCTTTGATGTCTTGAAAGTCAGAAGGGGAGCAGATGGACAGGGATTTTTCCCAGATGACATTGTAGACGGTGACACTTAGGACCAACTCTCTGATATACCTCCAAGCTTGCTCTTGTACACCCGCCAGATGGGTGTTTGGGAGAAAATTATAAAATTGATTGAACTGAACATCGATCCAGTCCTTGGGACTTTTTAGGTTGGTAACATCAAAACACATGGCAATTTTCTGGTGAGGTAGGACCTCTGCCGCATCCAAAGACTGTGCCAAAAGGATGTTTATAGGGAGTTTGAACAGTCCTCTTTCTTTTATGAGGGGACCATTAAGTAATTTGTAGTACACAGATCCCAGGCTTTGGATGTGCTCCCTATTAATTGAGTGCCCATATAGTATACTCTTAATAAATTGGGACTTTTCCCTTGCTTCCTCCACTGTCCAATCTGTGGAGGTGGCGTTTTGGACTAGAAATTTTCTAATAAGGAAATGATTCAGGAGTTTGGCCAGCTCAGCATAAACCGATTGACCCCAGATCCTGATTCCTAAGAGTTTTTCCAGATTTCCAATGTTGGTATCCAAAGAATTTGTTAGTCTTTTGAGCCCTTCATCAGCTAGCTTTTTAAAGTAGGCCTCCTTTCTTTTATGAGCATCGTAGGCAAAGCCCTTTTCAGGGTTTTTCTGTTGGGGGGCATTTTCTTGAGTGAGTTTTTGGCTGGGCTGGGAGCCTGTTAGGAGACTCTGTAGGGAGGCGAACATTTCATTTTTATGCTTGAGCGAGTCAGCATAATTTGTTTTCTTGAGAAAACTGGATGTACAGTCATCCTTTAGGGCCGCAACAATTTTGGAATGTTCTGTTACCAGGCCTCCAGTAAATAACAACTCAAAAGGCGAGGGCGTATACTTTCTCAAGGACCGGTGACAGAGGCTCCCCACCTGCTTTGAGGCGTTCAGGAGCTTATTTTCACGTGTATAGATGTTTGACAGGTTAGAGCAGTGGATGTTGCTGGAGGTAGTGAGCTGCTCACAGGATGTCCAATACAGCAAGTTAGATAATTGTAGTACGTCGCTGGTGGGCTCAGAGAACACATTATACTCCACCATTGCTTGGGGGCGTGCTAGGACCGCCTTATCATGTTCTAAGGGCTTTGACACAGCACATGGTGATTCCTCTACTTGTGCAAAGTCTATGGGCTCGGGGGGCACCATGGGAAACACATGATTGCAGATGGTCTTCCTGAGCAAGGTGTCTTTAGAAAGGCCCTGATTTGGCAAATATTCCACCTGTTGTAGGCATTGAATACAGGGCTGGCATATATCATAGATACCTGGGGATGGGATGGGTGATACCCCTCTGAATTTTCCCAACTGAGCAAAAACGTTCCTCAGTAGAGGCAGGGTTTGGTGAAACGAAGTGCAATAAAATGTCACATTCAGCTTTTTGAATAACATGTCAATTTTATTGATGGTGTCCAATGGTATATCCACAGTATCTCCACCATAGAAGCAGGCAAGGCAACTAACATCCAAAACACACTGTTTGCTACAGAGTACATGATCATAGGTATTTTCATGTGAGAGTACACTTTTACACAATTCTACAGCATTACAGAGCAAGTGTTCAAGTTCCAGCGTGAGAGCGCAAGGTGTTTGGGTATTATTTTCTAGAAGTTGGCCACCAATTATTTTTTGAATCTGACAGAGCTTGTGATAATTATTGGAGATGGATCTAAGATTTAGGCTGCTAGGGTCCATGTATGGTACCAGGCTGAGGTCCATGCATAATCCATAAATTTGAGCATAGAGTACAGCCACTTCCTTAGACATTATAAATCTATATCCTCAAAAGTAGCAATGCGTCTGCGTTTTGGGGGAGCAGCAGTGAACTGAGTAACAGAAATTTCTGGAAGACTAGTTATAATATTGTCTGTCACTTCTACAAATGACTCTGATGTACCTGGACTTGAAGTTGGAAGCAAAGCCTGTACGCTCTCCTCACTGAAGGCACACCCCGAAGCCTTCAAGGTTTCGAGAACCTCCATGACATCATTCACCATAAATGAAAACTCTCCCAGATAGAATTCCACATCATCTGAAGTTAGTGTTGCACATTCGTGCCCTAAACATTTTACCAACTCTAAAACCAGGTTCTCAGGCTCAGCATTCCCAGATGCTATGATATCGTGAATAATCTTTCTAGTTTTTTCCAGCTGATAGGTGCGGACAGTACCCTTACCTGGCTGGGTCAAGAGACTCTCTGTCATGGGGGAAGCAAAGGCATATCTTCTCCTCATAGAGGTGTTGACATGCTTTCTCATCCTAGGGATATCTGGCAACAACTTTCTATCAACCCCCCTGCCCATGAAATAACCCATGTTACCACTTTGAAAAATAGAATTATTCCCATTAGAGCCTGAATATTTGTTAACCATCATGGGTATTGTCACGATGGGGCGCATCTTACACACCGCGGCTGGATCTTCTCTGCATGAGCTCTGGATCACTGTGGCAGACTGGTCCCGAGTCATGTCCATGTATGTTGTCAAATCTTGCACAGGAACGGGACCAGCCACATGCGGATAGTCCAGGCTGGGCATGGAAAGGATTGTGGGTTGTAGAAAGTTTATGGTGGTGGCATAGAACTGCGTTTGCCCACATAGCCGCAAGATGGCATTGTTGAGTCGCTGCTTCGCGTAGGCCATGAGGGTGGTTGGTACGTAGTCTAGCACATTGACCTCATCGTGTGCTAGACTGCTGGTCATGAGATAGGAAATAAACTCTGAGAGTTTTTTAGCATTGGTGGAACCTGCCTGTGGAAGTTTTTTGCTGGACATGAAGGTTTGCCAGATGTAATAGGCCCCAGTTTTGGTTGTGGGGAACAGCTGTTTATGGAGCTGTGTTAGGAAGTGCATGTAGGGACCGGCAGTGATGGGGTTCTCTGCCTTCCCAGCTTTCACGAAGCTGGCAGACAGGGATTCTGTGCTGGAAGAGTTGGAAAAGATGATCCTGTTTTTTATCTTCAGGGCCTTGGGCGCAAAGATCTGGGCTCTGGACAATCTAATGGCGCATCTTTGCTTGGGGAGGTCTGCAGCCAGGTTTTCCATATCAGAGCTGGTTTCAGTGTGGACTACTCGCATGTCACTGCAAGTGAGCAGCCCCTTGTCAAACCAGATAGACTTGAAGTTGCTCCATAGGTTCTGGAAATGGTTGGACATCCAGGTACTGACTGTCCCATAGTTGAGAGGATTTTCTGTGTGGTGGGTGACACAGAGAGGGAATGACATGTCCTGGAGTATGGTGAAGAAGGACCTGGTAAATAGGTTATGGATGATTGGGCACGGTGGCAGCCAGTTGGTGTTACACTGCAGTTGTAGCACGTGGGCAATAGACTTGACAGATTCTTTGTAGTTGATGTTATTTCTCACAAGTCCATCATTAAACCTGATGGTCTCCTCGTCCACGATGGCATCAATCTTTTTGAAGACCGTCAAAAAAGAGTCTACGTCTGTGATCAGCTGACACGCTGGCGTGGAAGCTGTTACCCCAATCTCTTCCAGCCTTTCAGTTAAGTTGGCATTTAGTTGCCAATATGAGTATCTCTGTCCATTCTCCTGGTCATCATCTTTTTCTTTGAAACTTCCAAAGTTTCCAAGAATCTCCATGTCATTGTGGGGCCCAGCTATCCCGGTTACCACATAAGGGTCACGCTTCTGCGTGGCCAGCACCTGAGGAAATCTGTCCCTCAGACGAAAAAAGAGGGTGTGGAGGCACACGGCTGGGAGGTCCCCTCCACAAAGATCACACATGGAAGTGTTGGCTGTGGTGGTCACGTAGGCAGGCACGGTAGTGCCCTGAGGCGTGGAGGCTAGCCGCTGGTTTTGACACATCTGAAGATAGTAGCAGAGCCGGGCAAGAATATGGGGAGACATGGAGGCAGCATAGGCAAGATGATGTACAGTGTACTGGGACCCATTCATGCAGGAATCTGGCACGCCTGGGAACACCACGGTGTTGTTCTCATCCCTAGTTTGCACATTGAGGTGGCCCAGTCCATGCTGCATATAGTAGCGGCCCAGGAACATGTCATCTTGTTTCCCCCCAACAGCCTTTCCTGCAGACTGCCCAACTTTGGTCACGTACAGGACAGAGTTGGCACTGAGGACTTGAGCGTGGACGTGGATGGCCATCTTGGCATTCCATTCCTGGAGGGCTTTAATTCTTCCTTCTGGGGTAGCATCTTCTGAAAACATGGGCCACTGGACATAGTTCTGGATGGGAGACTCCTCCTGAGGTGCTTCCAGGAAAGCAAGACCGTGGCTGACGGCCAGTTCAGACACTGCAGCGTCAATGACAGCATATTCTAGGTTGCCGGCACCGCAGTTTTCTGCAGGATATGTTTTCAGACTTGCCAATTTTGCTGTTTTGTACTGTTCTGTAACAGCTCTTTCCTGCAGGGCTTCTATCAGTCCAGTGACATCTCGAATGCGCACAGCTTGGGCCACGTTGGTGTAGTAGCTCTCATACATGATCCTGCTGACATTTTCATCATAGAAGGGCAGTAGCTGGTCAGAGCTTAGAAATCTGGTATCATGTAGGGGTACTTTGAAGCAGAGTTTGTTGTTTATGGTCACAGTTTTCATGGGTGCTGACAACATGGCCAACTCCCCACAGATCAGGCGCTCTTTAAAACTCTCCGCCACCACTACCCAGCCAATATATTTTTCTGGATTTTGTGGTAGGTGGGTGCTGCTTTTCCATTGTCCTTTAGAAGCATCAGGCTTAAAGCTGGAAAAGCCAAACATGAGCCTAGTGGCCTCACAGAGCTGTTCCAGGCCACGTCCATGAAAAATTGGGGGAATCTTGTTACTGTTGTGAAAGACGATGGCATGGTTGAAGTATTTTGTAGGCTTAACGGTCAGAGACTCAAACATGATTTTCTGACACGGTGCCTTGACATTGAAATTAAATCCAGGTTCCACGGTCAAGCCTGTTACCAGAGGTAAAAGACAGGCTTTGGCTGAAGTGAAGTTGGTGGATAGAAGGGATGCCTCCTCTAGAGGAAAGTCATCCACAAGCTGGTAATAGATGTAACCAGCGGGTCCAAGAGGAGCCTGGGAGCAGACATTGGTTGTCTCCATGATGAGTGTCCAAAAGCAGAGAGGACGCGACTAGCATGAGGAGAATTGGGATTTTATAATCTAGGATGAAACCCAGGCAACAAAAAAGTATGCTTTTCCAACTGTCTGACAAGCTTGCTGCCAAACATGTGAGTCATGGGAAACAGAAAGTAACCACCCACGCCGAGTCAGCACTTCAGAGTCTGCAACATCTGGTTATCAGGAAGCCCAAAACTGCTACACTGACAATTAAAAGAGGAATTATTAGGAGAAGGCCCAGCAATTTAAAGACCATCATTAAGGATGACTTTTTGGGCGGTGGTACCGTCTGAGTGACTGGGGACGCCGTAGAGGCAGTTTGGGGGCTGGTGGGATAGACGGGTTCATCGGGTTCATATTCATAGCTACCCAGGGTTTGCACTTCAGGGTCGGGTGGAGTGTTACTGGTTAACTTTCGGGTGCTCCAGGTGGTGGTGCTCATGTCTGACGATGTGGGAACCTCGGGTGCCTCAGATATACCTGGTGTCACATAGGAGTGCCCATCATTTCCTGGTTTTGAGGCAACACATTCAGGAAGGGGCAGTTTCCAAACACCTCTGCCTTCGCATGTCAAGGTGGTCCCATCTAGGGGCATGTAACCTGGATCGCAATTGACAACAAGTTCTCTAGAGCCTGGGGGAGCCCCTGGCTTAGATTGAATTGTGGCATGCGGAATTGTAGGTTGGCCACAGGGAATTTCCAGGCAAAAGGGACTGGTGGATGGTGTCCACCCGGGTCCCTCACAGACTGCGTGGGTTGGCCCATATAGCTTCAGATTTATAGGACAACTAAATCTGGTCACCTCTCGGGTGTTATACACATCTTTGGCCCTCAGTATATAGGCTGGGGACTTGACTTCGGGAGGTGCACACTTTTTTATGTCACATATGGGAGATTCCCCACTCCAGCCCACTTTATTATTATCCTGCAGCTCACAAAATAATTTACTTTCTCCCAGAAGATTGTAGCCGGGATCACAGTAAAACACTGCCTCGGTACCATAGCTAGGACTGGTATCATTGTCTTTAAAATGGTAATTAGCGCCCCCATTGGTTGGAAAGGTAACGTGTGGGCACCTCTTTCTGTTACAGGGAGTCACGGTTGTCCACATATTATCCCCTAAGCAGGTTACTGTCTTCCGCCCCCCTGCGCCTGGTGTGAACCCTGGCCTACAGCGGAGCTGCAGGGTGGTGCCACTTTTGACTGGTGGTGTAAATTTAGGAGATGTTAGTGTGGGCATTTGAGGAAGATGGTGGCACATGTTGTCACCATTTACACCCACAATCCCCACCAATACTGCGCAGAAAAAGTGGAAGTTGGCCATGATTTTGTTGAGAGTAATTTTTATTAACCCTTTAATAGAGATTCGGGGTAGGGCCACAAGGAATTGAAACTTAACAGGGTACAGTTATTCTAGAAAGTCATAAATCTCAATACCATATTCCCAGATGAATGTAACCATGGAAATAGCATGATACATCGACACAACGGATTTGATAAAAAATTTCTTACCCTTTTTCTCTACAGAAACTTCACAAGGGTAATCAAGCTGCATGAGGAGTGTTTCCTCTTTAGACATCCAAAAAGTGGCCACACACAACCGTGGCTGATCGAAAAGTCCAATTTGGTGATAAATTATATAAATTGCCCGTCCCTCTAGGAGAATATTTTCATGAATGACAATCTCTGGTACTGGCGAACTTCTGTAGTTGGTATAACATGGCCAGTTATCCCACAAGGTAGGGAGAGTGCAGGGGTTGGCTGTAATGTTGACCAGCTGTGTGGCATTTGAACCTCTTGAAGAACTGTTCCTTGAAATATTATGAGCCTCAGAAGTATAGTTATCCCATGCCGAGGAACAAGTGTCCACAAAATGGGTCTCATTCCTTCTCCTGATTTGACAGTTCTTCACATGGGGAGAAGGAATTAGCACAGAGGAAGTTGGTCTCTTCCCAGTTCTAGGGTCAGTCAAATTTTTTTGTTGAAGGGTGTATGTTTGACAATAAATAAATTTATCAGTCAGTCGCATAACCATGTCCACGTGCAAATCTGCATAAAGTGCCAGGAGGGGCTGGTTGATGAGATTTATGGTAGCAGACTCGTGTATCAAAAATCCAGGTATTTCTGCCCAGTATGTTATGGCATAATCAGTTTTTGAAACTACACTAAAGGCGACTTCCCACTGACTGGATCTAAATTTCATGGACACTTTGAGGTTGGCGAATGACTTCCAGATGGGCAACTTGGCAGGATGCAGGGAGATGAAAGTTGGAAAGGATACATATTGACTTCTAATCGACCCACCAACGATAGACTTGATCTCAGGTGGAAGCGGCAAAGATATGATTCTTAGCATTTCTACTGGCACAACACTGTAAATGGTCCGGGCGCTGCATACCTGGTTCAAGGTTTCAGAGTTCAGGAATCTGGATAAATCTTTCCAGCGGGTGGGCGTGCAGAATAATTTCCTGGATGGATATACGCAGACATAATAGCTGCTCCCGCCAGTAACATCTGGTACTAGTCCCTTCACGAAGGTCAGCCGATGGATTTTTACAGGAATATCATCATCTTCTCCAGGGGTGGGTGTGGCTAGGCTGACGACCGCCAGGAAAAAGAAACCAAAGGACGCAGCCCAGGGTCTTCCTAACGGTCCCATCGCAACAAGAGCAAATGATGATGTGAGGCCGGACCTTTTATAGCCTCCATGGATAATTAGATCATCCCTGATTGCCCAATAGAATTTTTGGTGAATTTTAACTAAAAATCTAGGCTGGGTGCCCACCATACACTCATCTGACTTGCTGCATACGTAGAACACACGCCACCCAAAGGAACATTCTAGGTGTGAAAAAAAGAACCCTAAAAAAGCACACTTGAGGAAGAGGGGTGCAAAAATGTGTTATGAGGGAAGACATAGAAGTTTCCTATGTGGTGATGCCGTAGTCCCAAAGGCCTTATGTGTACCATACATATTGGCACCAAATTTAAAAAACCATGGTAACACGGGCCAAAATCTTCAAGTTAGCAGAGAGCCATGGTTATTGGTGGTCTGCAATCGTAGGAACCCCCACTCTTGAGGCTCACAAGTCACTTTTCATACCATAACACACTTGTTTTAAAGTTTGCCTTAAATTTTTCTAGAACAGCCAGCTACAGTCCTTGCAGAAAGTGGACCCCTGTCAGCAGAAGAAATTCTCATAGGAGTTGTTTGAATGGGATTGGGGGACCCCTGCATGCGTGACGCGTAGGTGGCTGCTGAGTGATTTGGTGAAAGATATCTTGCTCTGAACAGCTCTCCCGGGAAGAGGTGTGCAGCCTGATGAGGTGCAGGGCATATAGCAGGTGGCAGACTGTAACCACAAGACTATCTTTAAAGTAGATTTTGTGAGAGGCTGGTGCCATATAGTACTTTGTGGCCCGCCTCAGTAACATAGGGCTTTGGTAAAATAAAAAACCATAAAATAAAATTTAAGAGATCGGAAACATAACAAACAGCTGATAGGGTTAAAGGGTCACATATTTATAGAGCAAGGTTCCATACGGAAGCATGGGGCGGTGAAGCGCGTTTCCCCAAAAGATACATCAAGCAGTCAAGTATGATAGATTTTACATCATTACAGACCACCTCCCAGCTGCTATGTCCTCAGCAATTCATGTATAGCAGGTCGCTGTGACCCTTCAGACTAAGTTCTTGGTCACCAGACCACCACTTATGGGATGAGTCATTAACAGAGAACCCGGAAACAGCTTGCTAGCTGGATACCACAGAGGTAGCACATGAATCAGAAAAGTGTAGCTAGGTCTGATTCATAAGGCACCACAGAAAGTGTTGTGTTGAGGTGGCCTGGGCAGGCTTTGCCAAACCATGGAGCATATTTAAGGAGGGTCTCCCTGCGACTCTGGGAGAGCGTCAGCCATGGCCTTCCTATCCACATCTGTGCTCATTAAATGCTGCATCCTCCTGTTGGCAGGAGGATTGGCTGAGAGCCTTACTCTAGGTTTGGCACCTGCTCTGTCTACCCACTCTTCTGGAGTGTCAACACAGTCTGTTGATTTGTCACAAATTAAAAGAGGCGATGAGATCCAAGCCCACTGTCTGACACCAGCAGAAACTGAAGTGACTGAGTGTGCTGGCATTCTGAAAGATGTTCTGTCAAAAAACCTTCATGAGCTTCAAGGGCTCTGTAATGTTAAGAACAAAATGGGTGTACCATGGGTTTCTGTGGAAGAGCTGGGTCAAGAGATTATAACAGGCAGATTGCCATTCCCCTCTGTGGGTGGCACACCAGTGAATGACCTGGTACGAGTTTTGGTGGTGGCAGAATCAAACACCCCAGAAGAGACTCCAGAGGAGGAGTTTTATGCCTATGTGGAACTTCAGACTGAGTTGTACACCTTTGGTCTGTCTGATGACAATGTGGTTTTCACTAGCGATTATATGACTGTGTGGATGATTGACATTCCCAAATCTTATGTGGATGTGGGCATGCTCACACGAGCAACTTTCCTGGAGCAGTGGCCGGGTGCCAAAGTGACTGTCATGATTCCCTACTCCTCCACCTTTACCTGGTGTGGAGAGCTTGGCGCCATCTCTGAAGAATCTGCCCCACAACCAAGTTTGAGTGCCAGATCCCCGGTCTGTAAGAACAGTGCCAGATATTCTACCTCAAAATTTTGCGAGGTAGATGGATGCACAGCTGAAACTGGCATGGAAAAGATGTCTCTGCTCACTCCATTTGGAGGCCCACCTCAACAGGCTAAGATGAACACTTGCCCATGCTACTACAAGTACAGCGTGAGCCCACTGCCTGCCATGGACCACTTGATCCTAGCTGACCTAGCTGGCCTGGATTCTCTCACTTCACCTGTTTATGTGATGGCAGCATATTTTGATTCTACACATGAAAATCCTGTGAGACCATCCAGCAAGCTTTATCATTGTGCTCTACAGATGACAAGTCATGATGGGGTGTGGACTTCAACTTCCAGTGAGCAGTGTCCCATTAGACTGGTTGAGGGCCAGTCTCAAAATGTGCTGCAGGTCCGGGTGGCTCCGACATCGATGCCTAACCTGGTTGGGGTCAGCTTGATGTTGGAGGGGCAACAGTACAGGCTGGAGTATTTTGGGGATCATTGATACTCAGTAACTTAAGAGGAAATTTTTTTGTTAAAAATAAAGTTATTTTTAAAAAAGATACGAGTCAGGTGGTTTTGACCCATCTCCCCCTCCCCTCGGGTACCATGAGGTCTGCACCACGCTTGACTAGCAGAAGAGACTTTCAGCTTTCGGGAAGGGTTTAGGCACTTCCCCTCTCAAGCTGCTTCCTTAGCCAGTCTCTTCTGGGTGAAGCGGTGTTACAGACTCTCACGCACAGGGTGGTATGTATTCTGGGCCTAAGAGGGAATGGTGGGTGAAAATTTTGCCAAAACTGATTCAGGGCGGACAAATCTTGGGTGGGAATGTTTTCCTGAGTGGGATATGTCTTCTCGACCGGGGGTGGCGTATCGGCTGCTTGCAAAGATTTCTCTGCAGAAAGACATGTGGTGATCACTAGGAAAGTGTCCTAAATTCTGAGGCCAATGGAAAGGTGAGCATGTCTTGGGTGGCAAAAAAGGTCCAGGCAAATGTGAGAAGTTACCTATCTATCCAACATTTGCCGGGAACCTCAATTATAAAGGAGAGACCCGGAAGGTGGGTTAGAGGGTCTAAACACTCCGGCCACGCGGGTAGCTAGTCACCAGAGCTCGGATTTGAACCGAGAACCAACAGGATGGGCAGCCTGGTGCTCTACCAGGTGAGCCACTCTGGTGCGCGTGGGGAAGAAGACTCGAGCTCCTCAAGAGTCCAGCTTAGTTTTGCATACAGGCGCGCCAGCCTTGCTAGCAGAGCCGGCGCTAGCACACGCCGGAAGTCACGGTCTTTTTTTATAAAGAAGAGACCGCCGCGAGACAGACTTCCCGGCCACGCAGGGCCGGCAAGGACTAGGTGAAATCCTGGGGACTTCTAGAGAGTCTCACCACGTGATGGCCCCAAAACGTTCTGCACGCTGTAGCACAGCAATTTCAGTGTCCCACAGCATCCAGAACGGGGCGCTGACTGCTGCAGAACTGCCAAGTCTGCAGAGTCCCACCACACAGTTTGTGTGGAATCGCGCGTTATAGCTGGCCAGGACTCGGACTTGAACCGAGATCCACAGACTAGACCACGTAGGTGGTGTCTGCCGCTCTACCAATTGAGCTACCCTGGCCAAAGGCCCCAGAGAAAGCCTTTTATAGAAGGGACTGTGAGCAGGGAAAGTCCTGTGCTGGTCAGAGTGCAGCAGGTTAAAGATGGGTAGGTGGAGCTGCAGGTGCAGTAAAAACTGGACCTAGCAATATATCAAGAGTGTTTAGGGAAAACAGGAAGTATGGATCGACTAAAGAGGTGTCCTTTTGAAAACATGAGTTATGGACATTATGTGTGTGGTCGAGACTGGAGGTTCCAACTGCCTTCTTCAAATGTTGACACTTTGACTGGGTGGGAGACTGATCCTTTTACTGGAGGGGGTTTCAACAGGCACTAGTCTGATGAGGTTTCGTTTTCAGGTAATGGCCCCAACACCCCCACAAGGAAAGATTCCCAATCCGTGGCCTGGTGGATGCTCTCAAAATCCAGTGCTATGGGGTGATGGGACAGACGGGAACTACCGTCCCAGCGAGCCCTGGATCTTAGGCCAAGTGCCATGTGATCAGCGCTTTCCCCATCCCTCAGGAAATAAAAACAGTTCCTCTACATCTGGGGGCAGACCTCAGCGCCCGCCTTTGCCAAGGACTCGCTTTCCTAAAACCATAAGAAGGGGATTCAATAAACTTAGGTCGACGTTAAAGTCCCCATGGAAGCCGCGGCCGAGTCCTGTACCAAGTCCTGAAGAAGTTAACCCTGCAGGAAGTCCTGAAGAAAACATCTATGAAACTGCTAACAGTGAACCAGTCTATATCCAGCCAATCTCTACGAGGTCCTTAATGATGTTGGACTCTGGCTCGACTGACAGTCCAGAAAATCTAGGCCCACCTACAAGACCTTTGCCTAAACTCCCGAACCAACACCCCATGAACCCTGAGATACGTCTTCCTATTATTCCACCATCCAAATGTCATAAAGGTTTTGTGGAGTGGGGCGAGGAGTAACAGTGAAGGTGCTAACGCAGAACATAACTTTTTCTTTAAACACGCCTGGAAGGAGAAGCGTGACAGACCAGACAATCCCATCACCCAACCAGGTCTCGGACACTCTTTTACAACCCTAGGAGAGCCAGATAAAAATTTTGTGTTAAGCAAGAAGAAAAACTCACTTAGGGTTGGTCAGATCTACTTGATCTCCTGACCAAACCCCCAGTGAGTGCTGGTAAAGAAGAGCTCACATGAGATAGCTTACAACCTACGCGGCCACTCAACAGACTCTTCCCATGCCAGCGCCCGGACTTGAACCGAGAACCTGCAGGCTTGGTGGCCGCTGCTCTAACAATTGAGCTACGCTGGCAATTATCTAAAAAGGGGAAAACTTTCACTGAACATTCTGAGTGGCACGAGAATTATTTGCATGTGTGTGAGCAGCCACTGTTCCATGGGTGCATATTTGGGCGGTAGGGGCTGATAGAGGGTAGTCTTTGGTATGCTTGATGTGGCTGCCACGCCCACTGTGGAAGGTGGCACTCAGTAGGTGACAGCATCCACTTAATGGACTGAAGCCCGTCATGACACAACCGTTCATCTAGAGGCGCAGCTGTAGATGGTAAGAACTCCCTCACGCTTTCTGCAGTAAAAGAACTTTGTTCACCACCTGGTTTGTCGCACTGAGTTTATTTGCATAATAATGTACAGTGGGAAGTGGTGGCTTTACATCTGGTCCCCAGTAAACATGTATTCAGGCTTAGGACTGCTGCCCAGGAAAAATAATTTTGTTGGTTGTATCATCCCCCACGACAGCAGCTCTGGAGAGTTTTCCCAGGTAAGAGATCCTGTGTTCTTGCCCATCAAAAAATATAGTGATACCTACAATTCTCTTCACGTCCACATAATGGCCAACTAGCACAATCTCGTCCCTCCCCAAAGAAAAGTGACAAGGGCAGTCGGGGTCTCCCCGTTGTCGGGTTCTAAAGAAGCCATAATTTCCTCTATGTATAAAGACCACGCAGTATTGTAGCGGTGGGGCCTGCCCTTCAACATTAACATCAGATGAACCAAAATATGTTACTAGGACATACAGTGGTTTGTAGAAGCCAAAAAAATTGGATATTGTTAGAATCTTGATCCTGTGGGCGGTGTCTAGTTCTTGCAGGTCGTTATACTTCACGTGACATACACAAGTGTTCAGTGTTATATTATGGGATTCTGTACCCGGGTTCAGTCTTGGGATGATATGGGTAGGATTCCACCACTTGGATTCTTGGTGGCACCCATCTTGATGATGAAAGTCTTGCCCATTAAGATACCTCCACATGGGGAAACACATGACTGGTAAGGTTCTGATGGCTTGAAACGATGGCACTGGCAGATCAGGGTCGTTGAGAGATATTTGACCACACCAGGTAAATGTGGGAACATAATCCATAAGCAGGGTCAGCTGCACGCTCTCTGGCGCTGCAAATAAGAATCCAGCAAAGGTGAGATCCAGATCGACTTCGTGGCGATCTAGAGTGACTGACCAGATCCTGGAGAACCTGGTTCTAAATTTAGCATTAAAGTCTGTGAGTCGAACCACATTAGAGTATGTAACCATGGCCAGGTTGGCCCAGTGGCGTTTCCAGGGCCGGCCAGCCTCAGCCAGAACCAACACCTTGATGACCCTTCCTGAGGTGGCAGAAGCCATGGTGGGTAGTGGGAGTCTACTTTCAAATTTAAAGATGCCATATTTATGCCTGTTGTAGTTTACCAGGAAGGTGGTCTTGACATTGCAGGTGTCTGGTAGGGTAAAATGACTTCTTTTATCCAGCTTCTCGAAGGAATCAGAACAATATGTGGCATTAAAGTTGTCCTGCAGGAGACAGTTCTGCACCAGAAACAAGTAGTCCCTCATATCCTCCTTGGTATCATCCTCAGGAAATGGGTAGGTTTCAATGTTGACCACAGATGGCCAGTGAGCTATGCTTTGGCCCAGTATGCAGGAAAGAAGGCATAAGGTGGCCAGCTGCATGGTCGCCGCTGCTCAATGATGCCAATTCCCTCCCTTTTAATGGCCCATGTTTAGAAGTGAAACCACCAAGAAAGATAGCCTTCTGACCAGTGTTTGAAACCAGCCTGGGGGCATAGAAACTGAGAGCAAGGCCTGACTGAACACCACAAAGATAAATATTAAGGAAAACAGCAAAAGCTGCAACTGTTCTTGTTTTGGTGGGAGGCTAGATGGTCGTGGGCGGCCTGTGGAGCAAAAGGGGTAGGACTCCCACACCAAAGTTTGCTACATATTAATTTACATTGGTGATGAGAGTACCCTTACAATAAAGGTGGGCGCGATATCCCAACAGTAATCTTAGGAGGTTACCGCACCTCCACCTTTAACCAGGGCCCGGACTTGAACCGGAACCGACAGGATACTAGCCTGATGCTCTACCAATTGAGCTACCCTGGCAAGTGTTTTAGGGAATTCTAAAAAAGTTAAGCCTGTACAGGGACTTAGACTTTGGCGTCATTGGGGAATTCCCAGACATGGTCTTCTGGGTACATAAGCGGCTGTGCGCTGCTTGAAAGGCACTGGGTGGGTCGAAGAGTTTAGACCATCGCAAGCGTTTCCACCAAAAGAAAAAGACTTGGGACATCTGGGGGTCTGGGAAAAGAAAAAACCACCTCACACAGTTTCAGATAATCTGGCTAAGACTCTGAAATTGTGGGAGGTGGTTGAAAAGAAGGAGGAGCTCGGGTTTGCCTCCTTCCGCCAGGGGGAGACGACCCGATCTCAACTCTGCGTCGGGACCCGGGATTGAACCGAGAACCTGCAGGGGATGAGCCTGCCGCTCTACCAATTGAGCTACCCCGACGGAGGGGCAATCAGCAGACCAGAGCTTTAGAGCTTGCTTTCACTGACTGTGATTTGCATACTCTTATGACGGGGTGATGGGGAGGAAACACTCCACGGTAGCTGAGCCACCAGGCAGCGATGGTCTGCGCTTGAATACTGACTTGGGAAACAAAGAGGACGGCACATGCTATCTTAGCTGGAAGAGAGGTCTAGAATAACACGTGCTCCTCGATGGTCAGGGCTCGGGTTTGAACCGAGATCTGCTGGCTATGTTGGCCTGCCACTCTACCATTTGAGCTACCCCGACGCTGTAAAAAGACACAGTTCCTTCAGAGTTGTTACCCATTTTCGATATGAGTCTGAAAAGTTCTCACGGTCAGGATTAGGTTGACAGCTGTCAGGGGTTACATGAAGTTCTCTCATGTAACCCCTGACAGCTGTCAGGGTGAGATTGGCAGCGTGCCAATAGACTTGGGTATGGCAAAAACAAAACAGAGAAAGAAAAGCGCAACTCCTGCTCACCTCCCGGAGGGCCCGGGCAGTGAGCAGAGGTTCGCTACTTCGTAAAGAGGGAAAGAGGGGGAGAGGGGGTCTGCCGATCAACTCATGTCTCTCTACAGACCACACACTCCCCCTCTCAACCAGGGCTCGGGCTTGAACCGAGAACCAGCGGACTCCAGGAACCGCTGCTCTACCGATTGAGCTACCCTGGCCTTATGTAAATAGTATCTGTTGGGCTTGATGAACCTACGGGTCTTTAAAAGGACAATTTGCATGAGGTTGCTAGACTCTCAATAATCAAGGGTCTTTTGCATAGTAGAAAAATAGAAAGTTGCACATAAAAGCCTGGGCTATATCAAAGCAGCAAGTCCCAAAACAAAAGAACCTTCCGTGTAATCACTCCAAATGCAGACAAGTGATTGCACTGAGGGTTCTTAATTATAAAGGAAGTACGGCCATTTCTATCACACTATAGGGATAAAGTTGGACCCACTTCCTCGACCAGAGCTCGGACTTGAACCGAGAACCACCAGGATCGGTGACCTGTTGCTCTACCAATTGAGCTACTCTGGCACCAGCACAAAAAGCAAGCTTTGCAGAACCAGAGATAGTGGGGTGCACACACCCAACATTTGCATCGAATGGTCGGCCGCCCTGAACTCCTGAACCCAGCATCAGCCCCGGATCTCCAGGGCGCGC